TCCAGTAGGTCCTGTTTCTTCAATTGGTTCATTGGTTCCAGTAGGTCCGTCCATTTGTTCTTTCACTTGGTTTTTAACGTAAAACTTATACGAACAAACTGTGTGGTTTCTAATAATAAGGTATGCTAACGTGTTATATTCCAGGACAGGGCGTGAAAGTAGTCGCTCCAAGAACATGTCCAGGTCCTCAAGGTCCAGAGGGTCCTACAGGTCCGGCAGGTGTAACAGGTGTAACAGGTGTAACAGGTGCTACTGGGTTGCCAGGATCTGCAACCAATACAGGTCCTACAGGAAACACTGGTAGTATAGGTCCTACAGGTATAGTAGGATCAACAGGAAACACCGGACCTACAGGGAACACTGGACGAACTGGAGCCACAGGAGTGACAGGACCTCCAGGCTCTGCAACCAATACAGGAACGACTGGATCTACAGGGAGTACCGGATCTACCGGTGCAACAGGAAGTATCGGAATTCCAGGAAGTGCAACCAATACAGGAGCCACAGGAGCGACCGGTGCAGTTGGATCTGCAGGTGGAGTTGGGGCTGCAGGAATGACTGGATCGACGGGATTTACCGGTCCCACAGGTCCACAAGGTCCAGTCGGTGCAATTGGAAATAACGGACAAACCGGTCCATCTGGGCCTGTGGGTCAAGACGGAGCGAGTGCAACGGGACCTACAGGACGTACAGGACCTACTGGACCCACTGGATCTACAGGACCTAGTGGACCTCAGAGTATAGTTACTGGACCTACAGGAACCACTGGAACGACAGGACCAACGGGTAACACAGGACCCACAGGTCCAATCGGTAACACAGGACCCACTGGACAAACAGGACAAACAGGAACCACAGGTAACACAGGTCCAACAGGACCTGAAGGAAGATTTGCCGGGCCAGCAGGTCCTCGGGGTCCTGTAGGTGATCAAGGTCCAACAGGTCCAACAGGTGCGACTGGACCTACAGGAAGTCAAACAACGGGTCCACAAGGTACGAGTGTAGAACTCACAGGACCTACAGGACCTACAGGGCCTCCAGCAAAAGATGATGAAACGGTACGAGGACGTACAGGTCCAACAGGCCCTGCTGGATTTGGACCTACAGGAGTGACTGGACAACAGCTCACAGGTAACACTGGACCTTCAGGGGTTACAGGAACAACAGGATTCACAGGTCCTACAGGCAACACGGGTCCAATAGGAATGGGTCCTACTGGGTTGACGGGTCCTACGGGACCAACTGGACCATTAGGAGTGGGTCCTACTGGATTGACAGGTCCTACTGGATCAACGGGTCCCACTGGATTCGGTCCAACTGGAAACACAGGAACGATAGGGTTAACAGGGCCTAGTGGTGCTACTGGTCCACAAGGGTTTCTAGGGTTTGATGGTCCTCAAGGTCCTATCGGTGGTACAGGACCCACTGGACCTACAGCAGGGTTTGGCACAGGTCCTACAGGTGTTCCAGGCCCTCCTAATGGCAATACAGGGCCAACAGGTCTATCCGTTACAGGAACGACAGGAACGACAGGACCGACAGGACCCAGTCTAAGTGGACCGACAGGAAACACTGGACCGACAGGAAACACTGGACCGCAAAGTGTTTTTACAGGTCCAACAGGTGCGACTGGACCTACAGGAGTGACAGGACCTACTGGATACACAGGACCGACTGGATCGCAAAGTCAATTTACAGGTCCTACTGGATTAACAGGAACGACAGGGTCGACTGGACCTGCTGGAGCTGCAGGTGTTAACTCTGGGAGTGTGGCCGTTAACTTTGCTGCAACGTCTGGTCTTCAAAGTATAGTTGCTAACACAAGTATTTCTTTTACGACCTACCCAATTATATGGTTGGGAGGGTTTGAGAACACAGGTACAAGTGCGAACGTTCAATTAGCAAGTGTATCGTTTGGTCAATCTGTAGGTACTTGGCGTGTAACTATGAAAGCTGTCAACCCAGATGGTGATGATTTTACCGTTTACTACTATTATATGTAATAGAACAAATGAGTTATGTTCCGAGACAACCGGATTTGTGTACAACAAATCCTCCTATATCTCAACAAACTCCTGGACCCATTGGAGACAGTGGACCTGCTGGTTCTGGACAACTAGGAGCCACTGGACCGTCTGGACCGTCTGGAGAACTTACAAGTGAAGGTGCAGTAGGAGGAGCTGGACCTAGAGGATCCACTGGACGGACAGGATCGACAGGATCGACAGGATCGACAGGAACTACTGGACCCACTGGAGGAACAGGGCCCACAGGAAACACTGGAGCAGTTGCTGATACAGGTGCAAGTGGAACCACTGGAACCACTGGAGCGACAGGATCTACAGGTCCAACTGGACCCATAGGCACTTCAAGTAGTGTAGGAGCAGCCGGACCAAGAGGAAACACAGGTCCAACAGGAACGAGCGGAACGACAGGACCTCAAGGCCCACGTGGTCCAACAGGTCTATCTGGGCCTGCAAGCACAACGCCTGGAATTCAAGGACCTACAGGATTGCCTGGAGTTCCAGGAGTGACAGGTCCAACAGGTCTTTCAAAATTTACAGGCCCTTCAGGACCTTTTGGACCTACAAGTAGTTATACAGGACGCACTGGAGGCACTGGACCGACTGGACCTTTTGGACCGACGGGTGCTACAGGACATACAGGGAACACTGGACCCACTGGAACGACTGGACCAGATCTAGGACTGACTGGTAATACTGGATCTAGAATGGAAGGTCCCACTGGATCGACAGGACCTACAGGACTAGAGGGACCCGATGGACCGACTGGAGCCACAGGTCCAACAGGACTTGTACAAGAATCAATACAGATAATGACAGGTCCAAGAGGACCTATGACTCCGCTCACTGGAGATACAGGACCACCTGGAAGCACAGGTCAACCGTTTATAGAGTATGGTCCTAAGGGTCCTACCGGTGGACGCACCGGTCCAGATGGAAGAACAGGACCCTCAGGTATAGCTGGTGTTGAAGGTCCTAGAGGTCCCAATGCTACTACAAGTTTCACTGGACATACAGGACCAACTGGTATACGAGGTCCAACAGGCGGAACAAGTAGTACTGGACCTACAGGTGAGACTGGAACAACTGGATTCACCGGATATACAGGACGTACTGGACCCACTGGACCTACTGGATTTGCAGGTGATCCAGGCTATCCAGGGTCTACTGCATCCACTGGACTTTCAGGACCTACTGGACGTACTGGACCTACAGGATCTACAGGGGTTTCAGGATTTACTGGAAATACAGGACCTAGAGGAGATACAGGAGCCACAGGACCGACTGGAAGAGGGTATACAGGTCCAACAGGAACAATTACTCCAGGACCTCAAGGTCCACCTGGGCCCCCAGATATTAAAGGTCCAGCTTCAACTGGAAACACAGGACCGACGGGTGTAAACGACACTAGATTTTCCGTAACAGGACCCACTGGAACTACAGGAAATACAGGACCGACTGGAAATACAGGACGTACTGGACCGACTGGGACTACAGGACCGACTGGACCAACTGGACCGACTGGATACAGTGGACTTCCCGGTTCTAGAGAACTAGGAGGCACAGGACCTACAGGAGTTACAGGACAAACCGGTCCGACAGGATGGACTGGAACAACAGGACCTGAAGGACCTGTAGGAGTAGCAGGTACTCTTTCAGGGTTGGTTGCGATGTCTGGTTCAGCAACCTACGACAACGTAAAAGGTTCCCCAGAATTTGCAACAGTTACAGTTAGTCTAGCAACCTTCGTAGCAAGCGAACCAACTAGCTATTATCTACGTTCGTTCTCGGTGTTATCAGCAGGTTCAGTGCCTAGATCCATCCATTCAGTTACTTTTGTCGCCACTTATGGCGGTGAAGAAGCACTTTGGACTATCAATGCTACAGTTAAATATTATGATCCTGATGATAGTAATACAACAAATATAGAAGTTTCAGGATATTATAAATTGTAAGTCAGATAAGACAATGGACTATTATTTGCTGCAAAATCACTGGTCGTCGCTGGTGCGCAACTTCAAGGACTCCGAAAAATTGTACGATCAAGAACCGTATGCGAGCGAACAGTTGTGTATGGACATCATCGATTACATTCGATACACACGCATTCGACAATACAAACTCTTTCAACAAAAACGTGGAGAAGACTTTGAGCGAATGGTGCAAACCCTCGAATCGAGAGAACATTCACCTGAAAGTCTTCGCAGGTTCTTGGACAACGATGAATTATGGACCACAACCTTGGAACTTGCGGAGGAGTAGAAAATGGATGAATATAAACACAGAGTTAGACAATAAGTAATGGGTGATACAATCGTGAGTGTTCAGTTTGGGATTGCCAACCCAGACGATATTCGTAAACGATCCGTCGTACAAGTGACCACCGATAAAACCTATCAAAGCAATCAACCGGTTCCCAATGGCGTCTTTGATGGACGTTTCGGTGTCATTGAGAACGGTAAAGTCTGTCCCACGTGTAAACAAACTAACCAACTCTGTCCAGGCCATTTCGGTCACATTGAACTCGCACGTCCAGTCTACCTGTATCAGTTCTTTGATACCATCGAGAAACTTTGCAACTTGATCTGTCTCAACTGTTCCAAACTCCTCATTGAAGAAGCGAAGGTCGATGCAATGTCTTCACAAGGTATGGCTCGATTCAAGGAAGTGCGTGATACACTCAAGCAGAGACCCGATCCCTGTCCTCACTGCGAGACAAAGCCTTTCTCGAAAGTCTCCAAAGTCGTTGGAAAGGCTGCAACCTTGGAGGGACACTTTGCCACACCCAAAGGTGAAGCCGCTCCAGCACCCATCCCTCTTCAACCTGAATTGATCTTACGAGCCTTTCAACGTATGACCAACGAAGATATTCGAAGACTGGGCTTCAATGATCAATATGCACGCCCAGACTGGATGTTGTGTACAGCCCTCGCAGTTCCACCGTTGACTGTGCGTCCCTCAGTCGTCATGGACGATCATCAACGAATGGAAGACGATCTCACGCATCAATTGATCTCCATCATCCGTTCAAACGATCGTGTGCGAGACAAGATTGATAAGAACGATTCAGCCGATATGATTGACAAGTTGACTGCTTTGCTGCAATACAACGTGGCAACCTATGTGGACAACGACATCAAGGGAATGGCACCGACACAGCAACGCTCTGGTCGTCCCTTGCGCACACTCAAGTCTCGGTTTGGAGCCAAGACAGGACGAGTGCGTGGTAATTTGATGGGAAAGCGTGTAGACTTCTCTGCACGATCGGTCATTACACCGGATGCAAACATTGAGTTGGATGAACTCGGTGTGCCTGAAGAGATTGCCATCAACTTAACCTTTCCTGAAATTGTCAGTCCGTACAATCGCGAACGACTGATTGGATATGTTCGCAACGGACCTGACACACATCCAGGAGCAAAGTCTGTCTACATCAAGAAGGACCGCAATACCTTCAGTCTGCGATACATGAACCCAGAGACACTCGATCTCAAAGAAGGAGATATTGTTCACCGCCATCTGATTGATGGAGACATTGTATTGTTCAACCGACAGCCTTCACTCCACAAGGCATCCATGGAAGCACATCGTGTGAAGGTCTTACCCTACTCGACCTTCCGATTGAACGTTTCTGCGACTCGACCGTATAATGCAGACTTTGATGGAGATGAGATGAATATGCACGTGCCTCAAAGCATTGCAGCCGCTACAGAGCTACGATACCTAGCCAGTGTGTTGCGAAACATCATCAGTCCTCGTACCTCCAGTCCAATCATTCAGCTGTTTCAAGACACCATGACTGGAATTTACCGTATCTCACAACCTGGAGTGAAGATCCCTGAACACATTGCGATGAATATGCTTTCCAAAATCCGACGTCCCTTCAAGCGCAAGGACAAGGAATGGACTGGAGCCGAAGTCATTAGTGCAGCCTTTCCAATGATCTCCTTCAATGAACGAGGCATTGTGTTGGACAAGGGTGAACTCATTCAAGGTGTCTTGAAGAAGGGTGCAACCGGTGGTTTGGTTCACGTAGTCTACAATGACTTGGGACCTACTGCAGCCGGTGCGTTGATCAATGACATTCAATCCATTGTCACACAGTTCAACTTGTATACTGGTTTCTCAGTCGGCACATCCGACTTGATTGCTGATGTCAAGACGAATGACTTTGTCAAGGAACGTATTGCCATTGGACGACAGAAGGTTGCAGAGATCCTCTCCAATGTTCACGCAGGACGCTTCACGAACAATTCAGGTATGACCGATGGAGAGAAGTTGGAAGACGATGTGTCTTCTGCGATGAAAGACGTTGTAAACAAAATCAATACAGAGGTGATTGAGAGCTTGAAGAAGAGCATTGGTCCAGATGGAGTGAACCGTATCGTTCAGATGGTTGATTCAGGATCGAAAGGTTCCGAAGCGAACATTACACAGATGGTTGCAGCTCTAGGTCAGCAATTGATTGAAGGTAAGCGAGTTCAATATACACTCCAAGACCGCACATTGCCTCACTTTGCTCGTTACGACGATGGAGTGGAATCGCGTGGGTTTGTCGAGCATAGTTTCGTAGACGGTCTGATGCCAGCCGAGTTCTTCTACCACGCTCAAGCTGGACGTGAAGGATTGATTGATACGGCTGTTAAGACCTCCGATACAGGCTACATTCAGCGTCGTCTAATGAAGACCATGGAGGATCAGCACGTTGAATACGATGGAACGGTACGCAATGTGTCTGGTTCCATCGTTCAGTTCAACTATGGAGATGATGGAATTGATACAGTGTGTGTTGAAACTCAGAACTGTTCGTTGATGTTCATGAACGACGAAGCAGTCTATCGAGAGTATGCATTGAACGTTGCAGACATTCAACCGTTTGTGACAGAGACACTCGATGAAGCACCGGATCTAGTGGAAGAACTCCTTGCAGATCGTGAGATGCTCTACAAGAGTGTGTTTCGCAATCGTAAATTGGATACACTTCAAGCACCCGTGAACCTTCAGCGTCTTGTGAGTAAGTATTCGAACTCCTACAGCACAAAGACGGACTTGACACCGAAGTATGTCGTCAACGCATTGAGTGCTCTGATGAAGGAGTTCTCAAACAATCGAGTGTTCCACTGCTTGTTGCGGTTCTACTTGGCTCCCAAGAAAGCGATTATGATCCATCGATTGAGCCAAGAGTTGTTTGATGAATTGATTCGAGATATCCATTTCCGATACGTACAAAGCCAAGTTCACGCAGGTGAAATGGTAGGTGCACTTGCAGCTCAATCGATTGGTGAGCCTACGACACAGTTGACATTGAATACCTTCCACAGCGCAGGCACTGCCAAGGCGAATGCGACTTCAGGTGTTCCACGTATTGAAGAATTGTTATCTGCTTCCTCCAATCCAAAAAGACCTTCCAACACGTTGTATCTCACTTCAGAGGGTATGACAACCCAAGATATGGCGGTCTCTAAGATGAAGGCAATTCAAAAGACAACCTTGAGAGACATTACACGCAGCGTCAAGATCTTCTACGATCCCTATCCTCTGGCTGCAACCACAGTCATGGAGGAAGACCGTGAGATGCTTCAGCGATACGAAGAGTTTCACTGTGGAGACGGTGGATCGGAAACCAGTCCATGGATCTTACGATTGGAGATGAACGAGTATGAGATGGCTGCACGTAATATTATGGACGCAGTCGAAATTCAATCGAAACTGATGTCCAATCCTGCATTGAAGCTGGTCGAATGCAGATACAGTGATCCTCCTTCCGAGAAGACTATCAAGAACTTGGTCATGCGATTGACCTTTGATCCAGCGGTTGTGAAGAACCCAGTTCAGTTGCGATTCCTTGAAGACAAGTTGTTGGATACACCGTTGACAGGAGTGTCTGGAATTGGACGTGTGTTCTTGCGCACAGTCAAGAACGAAGTCGTTCACGATGGAACCATTGGTGGATACAAGCCACAAGAGCAATATGTGTTGGATGTAGAAGGAACTAACTTATATGACCTGATGGTGTTTCCAGGTGTGGACGGAACTCGCACATTCTCGAACGATATTCATGAAGTCAATGATGTGTTTGGAATTGAGACTGCACGATTGGCATTGTATGAGGAAATCAATGAAGTCTTCTCATCGGAGAAGGTCAACTACCGACATCTTGCCGTGTTGGTGGATACAATGACCTTTAGTGGACGCATTGTACCGGTCAATCGATTTGGTATGAGCAAGAACGAGACTGGTGTCTTAGCCAAGTCCTCCTTTGAAGAGACATCCAAGATCATGTTCAATGCAGCCATGTGGGCAGAGAAGGATGGAATGAGAGGTGTCTCTGCAAACATCATGTTCGGACAGAAACCTCCTTGTGGCACTGGGTTCGTAGACATCTTGGTGGATGAAGCACGTCTACCAGAAGGTGAAGAAGAGACACCACAAGACGATACCTTGGAGAAGGTGAATCAGCGATTGGAGACTGCACCGATTGGAGAGTGTCGATTGGAAGACATTCTTATGGAGTGGTAGGCGAAATGAAATGTGGAAAGTAGATAATGCGAAGACCACTGTATGGAGGTGAACGTGGAGTCCGAAAACGCAGTGAGGGTATAAACACACAACTCCGTGTATTCGCAAAATCAGATTTTATGCACGATTTTGGTGAAGGTATAGATACACGCGACAAATATACAAGCAATGATCTCCAACGATTTATAGAGATTGCCCAACGTTTCAATTTGAGTAAAACAAATGCACTTATTACAGGTTTTAATACGGTTCTTAATCAAAACCCCTATACCCTTCTGAAACAGACTATATCATCTATTTATCCAGAAGATATCGTCAATGATGCGGAGTTTATAAACGAAGAAAACGTTTTAAAGCTTGAAGGAATTGACTATCCTGGACTAAAACGCGGAATACAAGCCGACAAGAAAGCGCGAACAGAAGAAGTTAGGTTTACAAATCCCATACAAAGCGATGTTTCAGTTAGCGGAGACGACGAACCTAGGAACTATACAGTGAGTGCAGTTCCAATGAAAATAAAAGGAGAAACTGCAAATATTGCATCTTCTTTTTACTATTTATCCCAAAAGAAGACTAAGTTTGCGATTATCATAGATGCTGCAGGTGGGTTGTCGTTGACATCTATAAAAAAGAAACTAGTACAGTCGATTCCATCGGAGAATTTTCAGTTCTACATCATCGAGAATATTGAGAATGATTCCGATTCTGCTACAAAACTTAAACATATAGATAAGGAAAACGGTTCAAACGTTGAAATTTTCTATCTACGAGACCAGAACCAAAGCGTCATATATCCACCGTTCAATACGTTACAAGGGATTGATCAGGCTGAGAACCTCTACGGAAACGCAAGGCTCGTATTGTCGAGATCTGGTGGAGGTGAAACTGAAGCAGATTTCATATATCCAAACAACGAACAATACCATATTCCGAACGTATCCCAAAACGCAAACGTCAAGAATGCGTCGTTGAATCTTCTTGCCGCGAAAGCTGCAAACCAAGAACGAGAAGCTCATCTATATCCGTATTTGAAACGAGTGGGTGACTGGTGTCAAGCACTGTCACTCTTAGATACGTCTCGTGTTTACGATATTTTAGATGAAAATCATAACCCTATAGGTAAAAGTGTAACATTAAAACAGTTTGAAGACAATGACTTCGAAGTTGCATTGGTAACGCTGGATAGAATATTATTAGCGTACGCACTCAAGATTGGAATCAATGTATTTTTTACATCTGGGTCGGACATTACATCACTGTTGTACTTCAAGAATACCGAAATTGAGTTATCACCTGAAAAGTTAGTAGAACGAATAAATGAACTGAATCAACAATATAACGATCTCAGATCGAGGTTAGAAAAGAGCACAATTATTGACCAATTAAATGAGCTTGTTCCAGCGTTTGTAGCAACTGTTGATGATATTGACTATTTGAGAAGGTTGCGAAGTTTACTCTCGAACGTGAGTATGATGCGATTTGAGTTCGATACTCTTACGACGTTGATCAATGAAAAAGACACGTTGATAAAACAAGAGACAACTTATAGTTCAAACCTAAAACAGCTCCTTACAGATGGGCTCTCTTTCATAAAGAAATATTCGGCAGACAACGACCATAATCAAACTCTTTTGAACTCTATCAGTCAAAGAACTTATCCAGATTTTCCAGAGGAAAGTGAATACTATACTCTACTAGCAGGAAACCGTCCGTCACGGCATGCAATAGCGAGTATGAAGACCATTATTTCGACTAAGATGTATTCTGATGCAGAGCAAGTAAAAAAGATATTCGATAGAATCGGTATTACACGCTTTAAAGAACTATTCAGACCATCAACGACGCTCGAAGATGTTTTCAAAGGGTTTAGCGCATATCCTATCATTTATAATAGCCAGCGCGGAGGAGGAAGGGTGGAGATAGATACAATATATGAATCACTTCGGACATTCGAAGTTACCCCAGTATTAAGAAAGAACATTGATAATTTTGTCAGATCATCTGATATTCCACAACCCGTAATTAGTTCATTTTCTGAAGAACCAGGATTGGCTAGGCGATTTATGTACCGTGGGGAATCGATGGAACCTTATACAGTGTGTGATAACTTCATCGTAACGAATGAAAAAATCGCATTAATACCCATCGTTGCCTCTCAAATAACTCAAGACGTTGACCAAAATAAACTTGCATATAGTATTACTCGTCTTTTGATACTCTATAATGATATATTACAGTCTAGATACGAGTCGCTGAGTACCAACGAAGAGATCATCCCTCTTTTAGATGAAGCGAGTAGAGTAGTAAAATATGAGGAATCGGATGTCAACTTCATAGAGCATAAGCGTCTACACGTCGAGACCGAATTTCTTTTCGATATAGTGTCAGGCCTTAGAAGCAACAACGACTTTGTAAACGCTATAGGTCTTGCAAGTCAACTAATGATAAACAAAGAGAAATGGACAAATAATACACTTACTTTATATACCGAAGACAGGTATGCTGTTCGTAATAATGACTTTACACGTACATTTGCCAAAATACGAGAAATACAGGATATGCTTTTAAAGTATTTCAGTCCACCTCAACAAATGGAAATTGCTACGACAGCACCACCTCAACAACCAGATACTACTATGTCAGGAGGTCGTCGGCCACTCTATGGATAGAAAACTCGTAAGCAGTAAACAATGGTGAACCTAACGTATCCTGAGATTGCAGAAATCTCCACTGAAGCTCTTCCACCTGCATCGATTGATGCGCTGAAGACGCTCCGCAATCAAGCCTGTGAAACGACCCAACAGTCTGGGTTCAAACTCCAAAGTCAACAACGTTTCTTACGCCGCGTGTTATCTCCAGACAGTCCGAATCGCAGTCTTCTCATGGTTCACGGCACAGGCACAGGCAAAACGTGCACTGCGATTCAAGTAGCCGAAGAGTACATCCTCCGTCCTGAATTTCAGGATAAGAAGGTCATGGTTGTTGCGTCTGCAGCAGTCCAAGAGAACTTTCGAACTCAACTCTTCGAGATGAACCGTGTTAAGATCGACACTGTTGCCGGAACCTTGGAATCCAAGCAATGTACAGGTCGTCGTTATTTAGATATGTTGCTTCGTATTGAATCCGAACCCAAGAACTGGAACAATCCAGACATTCGTGGAAAGCTCGAACGTACTGCGGATCGCATTATCTCAGAGTTCTACGACTTTACTGCGTATGGTTCCTTTGGCAACCTCATTATGTCCAAACTCGGAGGCACTGAAAAGGACATTGATCGTGACTGGGTTCACGAAAACTTTGACAATCGTCTCTTGATCGTCGATGAAGCCCACAACATTCGTGAATCCAAAGATGAGGAAGGCATCAAGGGAATTACACGAGGATTGGAGAACCTCGTCAAGACTGCCAATGGATTGGTCTTGGTTTGTTTGACTGCAACTCCTATGTTCGACACCTACGATGAAATCCTCTTTTACATGAACCTCTTTCGTTGGAACGATCGTAAGCAAGATCCTAAGCGATCGATGAAACTTGCAGACTTTTTCAATCCAGACGCAACGTTGAAGAACGGACCAGGAGGCGATGCATTCAGAGCGTGGTGTCAAGACTATGTTTCCTATGTCAAAGGTGAAAATCCGTTCACATTTCCTTTTCGTCTTCCACCGCCCAAAGTTGTCTCACGTGATTCACTCAAGACATCCTATACTGGAAAGGCATTGAGCACCGCAGAGCGAATTCAGTATTTAGATTTAGTTGAATCTCCTGCATCCGGTATTCAAAAGACTGTATTGACACGATCTGAAAAGACTGATGAAGAGGAGAAGAAGCGAGCCTTAATGCAATTGACATTAGCCGTTCTTCCTGAAAACAAGGACTTTGATAGTTTGTTCCGTCTGTCAGGAAAGCAATATGAGTATACAGTGGATCCCTTCTTAACACCAGAAACCTTACCTCAACATTCGGCTAAGTTTTCAACTGTCATTCAATCGATTGATTCAGGAACTGGAGTGTGTATGGTGTATTCGAACTTTGTCAAGATGGGTGCACTACTCTTTGCAATGGCGTTAGAAGAACATGGCTTTACGGATGTGTCTGGAGAATCGTTGTTGAAATCACCTCAGTACAAGGGACAGTCAAAGGGAACCTATATTTTACTGACATCTAGGATCTCTGAAGCAGAGATTTCGAAATTACTACGTCTTGCCAAATCTGAACGTAATCGAGATGGGTCTCAAGTTCGTGTCATTGTCGCAGGTCCAATTGTATCTGAAGGTGTAGACTTCCGATACATGCGACAAATTCACGTCTTGGATCCGTGGTGGAACATGAGCCGTATCGAGCAAGTCGTTGGACGAGGTCTACGCACGTGCAGCCATCAATCGCTTCCATTCAACCAACAGAACTGCACAGTGTATCTCCATGTCATTCGCACTGAAGACGGAAAGGAGTGTTTTGATGAATACACGTATCGAACGAAAGTCGAACAAAAAGCCATGAAGATTGCACGTGTGCGTAAAGTCATTGCAGAATCCGCTATGGATTGTCCTCTTCAGAATGTCATCAATACACTTCCGACCGATTGGAAAACACTCCCAGTGCCTCAAACACGGTCTGAAGGTGGAGTGGAAGAAACGTTCCAATTGTTTGGAATGTTAGCTCCCTCGTTCATTGATACTCCAGATGTCTCTGCGTGTGTCGTATTTCCTTCGCAAGAAGATCCAACTCATGTTCGACCTCTCTCTACGTATTTGGATGTGAGAGATGAAGTCCTCGTCAAATTAGCTGAACGATTGGAACATAAACCCATTTGGGAGCGTACTGAATTGTTTGAAGCCATGCGTCCCTTTACTCGTGAAGTTGTGATCTTCAACATTCAACAAGCCGTTCGATCTGGCTATCGTTTCAAGGATTCGTTTGGACGTCCGTCTGTATTGGAATCCAGAGGGGAACTCTATGCACTCGCACCGATTGGAGCATTGAGCGATACACTTCAAGATCGTATTTCAACACCACTCGTGCGTCCATCCATCGACTTACCAGATCCACCGAAAGAGAAGCCTACTGAAGTGAACACGGAGTTAATCGACTTGAAACGTGAAGCCTTCCCCTTTTCTGAACTGGTTCGTGCTCGATTTTCAAAAGACGTATTGAATGGATATATCTTTGACCATCAACTCACTGACAATGAGAAGCGATCCTTAGTGCGAACTGCGAACCTTCCATTTACAAAGAGATTGATTGTTGGAGACACCCACTATGTGGTGTTAGGCAAAGATACATTTGATCCTCCAGAACAGCCGATTGGAGACGATTTGTCTGCAGTTCGTGCATGGAACGCCGACTTGGTTCAACGGTTCATCGACAATAAAGAGAAAGTGTTTGCATCCTTGAAGAACGACAAATTGACATTGAGCAAAATGAATGTAGATGGAGAAACGATCACACGAAAACTGGATAAATCCGGTAAGAAGTTTGAACCAATCGTGTGTGATACAGGCGAAAACACAACGTCAGTCATGAATGCCTTTGCAAAGTTTGCAGACTCAAAAGGAGTTGGATTGCCTAAACTCCCTGCAAAGCAAGGTAAAGAGCCTAAGGAAATGACCGGTCCTCAACGGTGTATGTACATTGAACTCCTCTCTCGCGAGGAACATAACTGTATGTGGATCACACCGGAAGAATTGAGCTGCTTGTACGATGGAAAAGGTTCCAAAGGACAAACGAGCAATCAAGATACGTTCACAGAGGCGTTTAGAAAATGAATGAAGTAAAGTTAATAAGAACGACAGTATGGGTGATCCTCTGTTTGAACGTCGTACATTAGTGCGAAATGTCCACATTGATGCCAAGTTTCTTCAACGCAACATTCAGTCGAGTTTGGTTGCACAATTACGTATGAAGTATGAAGGTGTATGCGTAGCGGAAGGCTATATTCAACGACGATCGATTACCGTGATTGAACATTCATTGGGACGCACAAACCTGATCAAAGGAGGATTGGATTATACAGTCAAGTTTCAAGCCGATGTGTGTATGCCACATCCAAAGCAAGTGTTCCGTATGCCAGTCACTCTCAAGAGTAAGATTGGTATTCATGCAGAGTTGACACCGATCAAAGCACTTCTTCCTCGCGACCTTCATATTGGACTTGATGATTTTGATGGTCTCTCTGAAGGTCAAGAGATTGAATTTGAAGTCGAAGGTGCTCGATTTCAGCAAGGTGATGAAACGATTGTGGTCTTAGGAAAGCTTCGTTCCATTATAAAAACTCAAGGAACTGAAACTCAAACGACAGAAGTCAGTGATGGACTTCCACTACTTGCAGCTCCAGTTCCAGGAGAGAGTGAATCCGCAGTGAAAAAGGTGACAGTGGATCTCGCATCTACAAAGGGTCCAGAAACTGCGCGTAAACGAAGAGTGAGATTGAATCCTGACGCAAAGTTAAATGAACCGAAGCCGCAAGGAACAGTTGAAGGAAAAGCTTGAGAAACTCGATGCAGATGAGCATGCACAAGTGTTTGACATTGTGAAGCGCTATACAGAGAGTTATACAAAAACGCAAAACACAGTGCTAGTCTCAAGCGACACCTTATCCGATGAATGTTTGATTGAGATTGAAGCACTCGTTGCGTTTTACTTGGATCAACGTAAGAGTATGACACTTAGCCGAAGGCGATAAAGCCTTTTTTACTGACAAGGAAACCAGTTGCATGACCATCCGGTTTGCGTGATCCTGGATGTACAAAGTAGTTATGTTGATGATACAACGAGTCAATGAGTTCGTAGTGAGGTTCACCGACTTCATTGATGAGATATCCGGATGCATACGATGCGATCTGATTCACAAGTTCGTGATCAGAGGGTTGAAGTATCAAGTCTTCCTGCCCCATAGCAGGTAAGTCTGAAGCCTCGAGTGTTTGTAAGAGTGAGAGTAGTTGTTCCATTTGAATACAATGGATTAGTTCAAAAAGGACTTTCCGTTTTGAAAAACGGACGAAAATGCGTCCGACCAGAAAGATAATATGGAGACTCTCATTCCTTCGTCTGTCCAAAAGGACATTGAAGAATTAGCGTCAATTGCAACTCGAGATAAACACGCTGAACTTGAAATCAAAGTTATGACAGGACAACTACAAACCAAAGACGTAGCCGATCGAATTGTCAAGGCGATCGAAGCGATGACCGAAACCACTGCAATCGATCATCATTCAGCCAAGTTCTCGTACGCCGACGGTCTACGTGTAACGGTCGAAGGACCTGAGAACATTCTCAAAGTATGTAGTACGAATAGCTTTCGCGGTGTTCCTCTTTCCGTAGAGCGAAAACGTAGATACTTTGAAGTTCAAAAGACCGGATCCAACGACACTCTAGACGTCCCAGAACTAAAACTACGATTTACCCTACGTCATGAAGAGGCCTTGCGCAAGGATTTCTCAGGTTCACCTATGGATCCTGCGTCACATGTACGCATACTTCACCGCAAATCATGGATGACCCATGATAAGATCCTGCGAGTTGATTTGTCTCTCGTAAAGACCAAGTTGAAAACCCACAAGACCTTTGGTGAAGTCCTCAAACAAATTCCCACCTATGAACTTGAGCTTGAACTCATCGATAAAACACGCCCCCCAAAAGACATTGTAAAAGCCTTCCTTCGAACGGCTGAACCTCTGATTGCAGCCTATCAACAGTCTGCCTTCATTCTCACAGAGTCTGACCTCCAACGCTACCGTATGGAAGTCGAAGGCTTGAAGATGCGTTTCGTCAATCCAGTGACGATGGAACGTAGACACTTGGTCGCCAATCGACCCAACAACATCCTTTCAGGCTATACGGTCACGAACAAGGCTGATGGTGAACGATGCTTTCTCGTCGTATCTCGCGACAAGCGTGTGCTCCGTTGGTATCGAGACGGACGTATTGCATGGACTGGTTTGACAGCACTCAAGGATACTCACAGTGGAGATGTGATGGACGGTGAATACTTGTCCGACCGCAATCTCTTCTGTATCTTTGATGCCTACACCTTCCGAAGCAAGAATATCACACGTCTGCCACTCATGACTACAGATGATGACGTCACTCGTGCTCCACTCAAAAGCCGATTGGGATGTGCACACCTCTTCGTAGAAGACTTGAAGAAAGACTTTGTAGCCTTGTCCGCATTGAAGCCTATGCGCATTGAAACCAAACTCTTCGTCGCAGGCAATGGTGCTGCAATGGAAAAGGCTATTCGAACACTTCTCGACACTCAGTTCGAGTATCCAACCGATGGACTTGTGTTTACTCCACGTGCCTCTGCAGTCGCACCCATTCAAGAGAGACGAGGGGATACGTGGTTGACCGTCTACAAATGGAAACCTGCCTCTCAAAATTCCATTGACTTCCTTGTCAATTTCAAGATGGGTGAAAGCTACGATCCAGTCTTGAAACAACGTGTAGTTCGAGGTACTCTGTTTGTCGGTCGTTCTCCAGGATCAGACATTCTCTATCCGTGTGAGACGTTAACCGGAGAATACAAACAACCAGAGATACCGAGTGATCTTCGTGTCATTTCAGAGACACGTGATCGTGTTCCATCGCCCTTTCAACCAACCGCTCCTAAATCTCCAGAAGCCTACGAAATTCTCATTCCAGTCAATGGGAAGGGTATTCCAGTGGACATGGAAGGGAATCGCATAGAAGACAACACCATTCTAGAGTGTGCACGTGATGTAGAGACTGGACGTTGGAAAATCATGCGAACGCGCTACGATAAGACCTATCAATACCGTGTGTTGAAAGAGCCACAGTTCGGCAATGACATTCACGTAGCCGATGCAATTTGGACCAACATTCACAATCCAGTCACAGAAGAGATGATACGCACTGTACAGAGTTCTCCTCCAGACGATACCTTCGAAGACGAACTGTATTACCGAGACAGTCTCGAAGCACGTGATCGTGTTATGAAAGATGCCATGGCGTTTCACAACAAGGTCAAGGAATCACTCTATCAATCCACTGTCAAGCCTGGCGATACATTGCTTGAACTTGCAGTGGGACGTGCGAACGACCTTCACAAATGGCGCAAGACGAAACCATCCTTGATTGTGGGTCTTGACCTTTCACGAGGCAACTTGGAAGGCGCACGACAAGGTGCCTGTGTTCGATACATTCGCGAGAACGCTAAACAGAGATTGCCTCCAGCTCTCTTCATTGAAGCCGATATGACACAGCCGCTGTTAGATCAAGAGTCCAAATATCTCAAAATTCTAGATCGTCGTGAACCAGCAACCACTGAGTATCTTACCAAGTTTGCAGGCTTAACTGAGTTTGATATCATTTCGTGTCAGTTTGCGATGCATTATGCGTGCGAGACAGAAGAGACCTTCCGAGCCTTTGTAGGCAACCTTACACGACATGGAAAGGGAGTGTTCTTTGGAACCTGTATGGACGGACAAGCTGTCTACTCACATCTTCTAGGAAAGTCTGGACACATCTTCCATGCAAGTGGAGGTCAAGTGTTTGGCGAAATGACCAAACAGTATGCGGATGCAGACGGATGGACCGAAGAGTTTGGAAAAGCCATCCTTGTGAAACTTGAGAGCTTTGAAAGACCGACCAAAGAGTTCTTGGTTCCCTTTGGACGTGTCACTGAAATCCTCAAGGAGAATGGGTTTGAGTTGGTAAACACTGCGATGTTCAACGATCACTATGCAGCTCAAACTCAATACACGTTAACCGGAGACCTACAAGCATTCTCATTCCTCCACCGAAGCTTCGTGTTCAAGCGTGTAGAGAAGAAGGAGGAAGTCAAGGAAGAAGTTCAAGAAGTGGAAATTCCAGTGTTGCCTACAGAGGCTCCCAAGGAGGAACCGAAGGAGAAGAAGGGTAAACGTGTATTGAAAGCCAAGGTTCCAGTCGAGAATCCACCGGTGTTCTTCTTCTCAGGCAATCCAGCCTTGAATGACACACAGTACTTGAGTGCCTTGTATGAAGCACCCATTCAAGTAGAAGGTATCACGTTCCCTACCGTGGAACACTACTTTCAATGGTCGAAAGCCAAACAGTTTGGAGACGCAGACGCTCAAGCGAAGATCCTGAAGACACCCAGTGCGAAATCCGTAAAGGCATACGGTAAAAAGGTAAAAGGGTTTGATGCAGAGATATGGACAGAAGCATCGGAACGAGTGATGCGAACAGGTCTCAAAGCCAAATTCATGCAGCATCCAGAGTTACTGAAGAAACTGCGCGAAACTGGAACACGTCCACTCGCAGAAGCCGATCCACGAAGCAAGTTCTGGGGGATTGGAACCTCTGCCGACACCTCGAAGGCAAACGACCCTGCAAAGTGGCCTGGAAAGAATGTCATGGGAAAACTCTTAAGTGAGATCCGTACTGAACTCAAGTAGAGTTGCGATAGAATTCCTCATAGGACATACGAGGTGCAGGAGGTTCAGTGTTTGAAATGGTATGAGGGACAAATTGATTGAACAATTGTTTACCTACAATTGCAGACGCTTGTTCAGGCGTTAACTCACCTTTTTCAATTTTTCGCTTGAGGTTCAACATTTCAAAGAACGTTTGATCCAATCGATCCTCTATATGTAATTGAAAAAGACTTGGGTAATTGTAGTAGAGAACCGTATTTTCCTTCTTCAATTCCTCTTCATATTGACTTTTGAGTCCATTCTCTTTGAGACGTCTGAACTTTCGTTTACTTTCATCCATTGCACGAACCAACGCTTGAACTTGTGTAGCGGTCAAGTCCTTATCGTTGATATGTTGACTTCCTTCTATGACTTCCTCTTGAGTGAGTTCACGAGCTTGCATATTTATAGTAAGACCCTACGATTTAAGCGATAACCTCACGCAATTGATCAACCAATCGTTGACATTCTGAAGCATCGGTCATTCCAGTTAAGATGACATTTCCAGTTCGAAAGACTTTAGCAATCCATTTGGTCTCTGGAAAGTAGATCTTCACTGCAGGATAGACTGCAGGTTCATAGTTGGTCTTGAATCCCTTCTGTCGTACGCGTGCATGGAGTGTTTCACGTGAAAGATTAGTCACTCCAGTCAATTTGGTCTTGTAATTCATCAGTACAACACGTCGAGCACAATTCCACTCACCGGTGATAGCTTCTGGGCACGTTGCTACGATTTGCTCGTGTAGGTGAGAGACAACATGTCGATCGTATTTCTCGTCCAAGACGCCTGTGATATGAAACACACCGTTTTGGAAGATTTTTACAGTAATCTCTTTACTGAGAAGAGATCCATCTCCAGAGGATAGTAATACAATGGTAATGCTATTATGTCCAAAGCCAGTCGTTCTGCGAGAGACTGGAGGTGTTTTTCGATGACGAATACGATCCTTTCGCGATTCGCCTCTACGTAAGACACCTTGCTTTTCAATCTTAATCACTGTATCGGTAATTGGGAGATCATGTACTAGTTTGTCCGTGTCCAATCGTATGCCTGTCGTATACAGCACGACCATTGTAGTGAGTGTTGGCGTGTCCATATGAACTGTCTGTGTAAATGGTATTGATTTCGTTTTTCCAGGCTTGACTAAGCGCAAGAGGAAACGCTGTCACTAACGAACATTCAAATTTACGAAGGACTTTCCGTAGTCTCACTTCTTCTTTCGGATCGAGCATCCATCCATCGAGATATCCAAACCATAGATGGACGTTCGTTTGATGTTCATACACAGAGATACATTCTTCCGTCAATGTCTCCAACGAGGTAAATGAAAAATCAATGCAATGTTTTGGCTTTTCAACTCGATAGGTATACACCGTCAACATGCTAAAAAGAGGAGGTAATCGCGTAAGTAAGATTACGCGTTGGGTTGTGAAGTATGGATTCGTGTTCCTACTTTATCTTTGAGAGCATTCTGTTGTGCAACGGTTAATCTGCCAGTACAACTACCTGCAAAGACTGGTGGTTCACCACGCACTTCACATGCAGCGAATGACAAGTACGCATTCTTTGCAGCTTGAATGGCAGCCAAGGAAGAATCTGTTCGAAGCTTATCGTTGTATTCAGGAATTGCGGTGGAGGAATAGCAGGTTTGATTGATCTGTGGTGTCTTTACATTGACATGCATCTCCGATTGTGCAACGGCTTGTCCAGATACATAGTCTCCATAGATCGCTGCATCTTGAACTGAATGAGCCTTACCGTAATACGATTTAACCTGAGTGGAAGGACCGTTCAAGACCAATACACCTGCAGACTTGGGTGTTTTAGAGTCCAAGACACCTGAAGCCGCAATTCGCTTGACAATTTCAGTTTGATGGCCTGCGTCGCGGTGAGGACGTGTATCTTTCACAGTTTGCATACGTTGTTTCATTCGTCCAAGGTATTCACTGTAGGAAGACATTTAATCTTTACAAGCAAACAAAAATCATGGAGACCCTTCGTATTCGTATACCGCTTATTTATATTTGTTCGACCGAAGACTGTTTCCGCCTCACACGGTTCCCTAAATGTTCATTTTGTTCAAATCCATACTTAGCGACCAGGATGCGTCAAGAAATGACGCCGGCAACATTCCCTCGTAAGACCCAAATCATCCATAGCCCTCCCCTCAGCGGTTTTCTTAGTGGTCGTGGATAGATACACTAAAGAATCATTCTCGGGGCGTCCATCTTCTACTCGATTTCCTTTGACAAGCTCAACATATCGGTTCCATTTTCCTGCGATCGGCAAATTACATGTATAACAACGAATCGGTAGTGGGAAATCCATACCTTATTCTTGTTATCCTCCGGCACTTCCGTTTTTCTATGCTAAACACAATGAAAGTCAAGAACATTGTACTTCTTGGATTGGGTGCAATCCTCCTCATTCTCTTGGTTACAATGAACCGTTCACAGTCAATGAGCTTGGAGTCTCGCGTGCATCGAGACTTGTTAGTTGAAAAAGCAAGGTTCCTTCCTCAAAACAGCATTGACGTCTCACAAGCTATGAAACTCGTTACCTTTGAACCACCAGCTCCTCTTGTCCCACCCACACCTCAACCACCCTTATTGCTATATCCTCCTTCCGCCGACGCACTAGAACGTCTCTCGGGTAGGTAATAATGAGCACAACTAAACTATGGATCATCGTGGTATTAGTACTAATTGCGCTAATTCAAGCAGGTCTCGGAGGTCTTCGAGATATGATTGAGTTTAAAACCATTACGTCTCAACATGGATGGCATGACGCCATCATTCTATTACTGTTAGCGATTTTAGTTGCGATTATGATGAAGTAATTACCACATCATTTCCATTTCTTGAGCGCTCCAATATTCCGAGATTCCGTTCGGCAACGTCCTGCGAATCAGAAACGGAAGTTTGTGCTGTTCAATCTCACGCTTTGCCACATTCCAAATGAACATTGGATCGCTGGATTTCAATCCTTCAATCGAGACCAATGGCTTTGCGCCTTCTGCCAACTGTTGAGACCGTGTCGCCATCAGTGTAGTAAATTCATATTTCGTAAAGTATTTGCGAGTGGTGCGCGGTTGGCTCATGGCTTCAACGACTTCGGCTCGAAAGATCGGTTTGACTTGCTCCATTGTTATTCATCAGGTTGTTTTGTGTGAAAATCTTACGTTTTACATAAATGCCATACATCCCTGATGCATCTAGTGTCACTCGTCTTCAACGAGCCCATGCAACCATCCCTGCGGATCCAGAGAAAAAGTCACGAACCTTTCTGGCTGTCACCAAGGGTGGATACCAGAACGCTCAACTCCGTGCGTCCGATGTAGGACAAGAAGCCTATTTTAGACAATCGGTTCTTGCCATTCCTCCTTGGAAGTCGCCGCAGTTCAACGGAAGGTTTTTCGTGAAGTAAAGTAATGCCAACTCTCTCTGCGTCGGACTACACCAACTACTTAAAATTCAAGGCTGCAGCACAAACTGGAATTCGTCCAGGAATTCAAACACGAGACAATGTGACACTCCAACAAAGTGTTCTAAGTGCAAATATCCTGACGTCCCAAGCGTCATTGGTCGCCAATCCAAGTATCTCCAAACTCGTCGGCAACGCTCGAGTCAGCCCCGTTCAACCTAGTTATCCAAACAACCCAAAAAACCTGTCTACCGTCGCTTGGTCTTCAGGTAGCAGTATCACTTCAACTACCTCATCCAAGACCCAACAACTAGGAGGCTTACCCACTGGCTTCAAGTCTTCACAGAGTACCTACACTCGTCTACCTCAAAACGCAGGATGGGCTTAAGGACCTCGAGCAAGCTGTTTCCACGTTGTTTCACAGGCTGCACATTGATACATCCATGAAACGTTGACCGAATCCAGCTTAATTCCTACAATGTTCGACTCACGTCCTCGAGTGGAGCACTTGTCATTTGGGCAGACCATGTTCGTAAACCGAGGCAATGTAGGATCATATTTCAGATAAGGATTGATTGAATATTGAATTGACGTATCCTGTTGTAAGTCGTGCTCGTAGACAACCGGATTCGCCTTTGTTATGGCTTCTTCAAAGGGACAGCTGCGGCATTTTAGGTAAGCCACTCCAGCACGTTCTTCAATGTGGTACAGAAAGTTATTACACTCGCTACAGAACTTCATACCGGTCTCTTGTTTGTCGTGGATAGATTCCTTTTTGAAATCTGGAAACGTGCGGTAAAAACGGACGGCTCTGTAATAACTTATCGGCACTACTAATACAGCATGTCTACTAAACTTGACTACTTTCTAAAGGGAAATCCGAATGGAAAGTCTGATCAGGAAAGGGTAGGACGGAAGACAGCAAATGGACAACCCTATACATTCTCTACAATGGAAGATAGCCATGATCATTGGCTAGTCAACTCAGATGACCTAAACGATTTCTACAAATTCTACTATGCGAACCTCTTGAACGGCGTGCCGATGTATTACACCGAACGTTCCACTGCAATTGGACAACTTCGTGTGGACTTGGACTTCAAGTATGAAGGGATCGTCGACGAGCACAAGCATACACAAGAACAAACTATGGCCTTCGTGAAGGCGTATATGGAGGAAGTGCGAAAGTTGGTAGACTTGAAAGACGATGTAGAGATCTATGTACTCGAGAAGGACAATCCTACCTTCCAACGTAGCAAGAACCTCTCTGCATCTGGCATCCATATCCAGATTCCTTCGATCAAGTCTCGTCCTTCTGTGGAAGAGACTGTGCGTCGTGTCTTGGTGCGCCGAATGGAAGAGTTCTACCCAAACCTTGGTCTCATGCACGAGTGGAACAAGGTCTACGACACCAGCCCTCTCAATCACAATGGAAACTGGCCTGTTCTAGGGTCGAAGAAGAAGGACGACGGAGCACTACCTTACAAGGTTCGATATGTGTTGGACTATGATCATGAAACCGGTGAACTCAGCGTCGATAACGATGTCCCTGCAGTCCCTACGTTGGACTTGATTCGCAAACTCTCTACACGTTCACTTGCGTCGGAAGAGACACCCTTGACACCTCATGGCGAGCAGAACTGCAGGGCACCCTCCACTGAAGTCGCTCGATCTGTGTCACGTGGACGAACAACTACACGTGAAACCAACGATTCTCGTGCGTCTTCCCCTGGACGACAATACATTGAGCCCTTGACTACAGTTCGTAAACAATACATTCGCGACCATGTCTTCAACCTCAACTCCGAGCGACACATCGATTATGACAAGTGGATTGAAGTAGGTGTCTGCTTGAAGAACATCCATCCTGACCTAGAGGATGTGTTCCAAGACTTTAGCGAGCAAATCAATGCGACCAAGCCAGGCAGTTACAATCAGTCTCAATGCATGAACAAATGGAATGGCTTTGGTTTCCGCGTAGAAGGTGAACGACTCGGTGAAAAGAGCTTGCGATACTGGTCACGAGAGGACAACCGAGCAGGCTACGATGAGATTGAGAGCCGAAATGTGGACAAGCTGGTCGACGATGCGGCTGCAACTGCATCTGATTACGATGTGGCCTTGGTCGTCCACGCAAAGTATCGAGACGAGTTCCGATGTGGCTCATTCGTCAACAACGACTGGTACTACTATGTCGGACACATCTGGAAGAACTCTGAGAAGGGTGTTGAACTCTTGAAGCGTTTCTCTTCGGATGTAGCCAAGGTCTTCTTGGAGAAGTCTCTGATTGAAGGAGAACGTCTCAAGCATGTAGCCTGTCAACACAAAGAGCCTGACCCTGAGTGTGAAGGATGCAAGTGTGAAAAGAAGATGAAGCAGTATTCAGCCGTTCGATTGAAGCTCAAGAGCAACGCCTTCAAGAACAACATCATGCGTGAGTGCCAAGTCCTCTTCCACGACGCAGAGTTCGCCAAGAAGCTTGATGACAACAAGCACATCATCGCCTTCAACAATGGAATGTTCGATACACTCACACAGACCTTCCGAGAGGGTCGACCAGACGACTATGTCAGCATGTGCACGAACATCGACTACAAGCCTGACATGAAATACCATGAGTTCTCGTGCTGGAAAGAACTCAACACCTTCCTTGAACGAATCTTACCCATTCCCAGTGTTCGTATGTTCTTCCTGAAGCACCTTGCGACTTGTATCTCAGGTGTCTTCCAGCCTCGGTTCATGATTATGACCGGCAATGGTTCGAACGGCAAGTCGATGTTGTTGAACTTGATGGCAACTGCGATGGGTGACTACTGCTACAAGGTGAACGTGGCGATGTTCACACAGAAGCGTAACAAGGCAGGTGCTGCAGCTCCTGAATTGATTCGCATGAAGGGTCGTCGCTTCGTCATGATGTCTGAGCCGGATGAAGGAGAACCCTTGTCTACAGGCGTTCTCAAGGAGTTGACCAGTTGCGAGAAGGTCTCTGGACGTGACTTGTTTGCAGGATCCAAGCAGATTGTAGAGTTTGATGTTCAAGCCAAGATGCACTTGGCCTGTAATGAGAAGCCGCCTGTGAATACGAGCGATGGAGGCACATGGAGACGATTGAAGGTGGTTCACTTTCCGTCCAAGTTCGTAATGAACCCACAAGGACCCAACCAGTACATGGTGGATGAAACAATTCAGCAAAAAGTGTTGTCACCTGAGTGGGCGACCTGTTTCATGAGTTATCTAATTCACCTCTACACCGAAGGCAAAGGACTTGGAAAGTTGTCCCCCCCTGCAGAAGTGGATGCGTACACCAACGAGTACCAGGACGACTCAGATATCATTGCTCGATTCGTTCGCGAGTATGTTTATACTGACGAAGTGATGCCGGAAACCAGCGTATCATGGAATGATGTATCGTCTACCTTCCAGGAGTGGAAGCGACAGAACGAGTTGATGTATCGTGGAAGTGTCACGGATTTGAGGAAGCGATTAGAAGAACGATTTGGTAAGTACCCTAGGAACGGATGGACCGCCTTCCGTTTCGGCGCCGTTTAGCCGGACGCTTCTCCTTGCGATAGGTGCGACCACGCTTAGACTTACGACCTCCAACAGGTGGTGTTGGCGCAGGTTTTGATGCGAAAGGATTGAGCGAACCTGCCCATTCACCCCAGGTTCGTTGTTTAGGCGGTTCTTGTGGTGTGACTGATGGATCCATTTATACTTCATCGATAGGTTTTTCTATTTACATCGGCTTGCTGGCACCAATCTTAGAGAGATAGTAGGTGCGGAGGACGCCGATCATGTAGACCACGATGGCAAATGAAATCATGAGCTGGATGGTTGCAGCCAAGAGCTCACCAGTCTTGAGTGTGACGCCTCCAATGACCACGACGGATTCTTGGATACCCTTGCCTCCTAGGGGTGCGAGAAGAGGTGAGATGACACCATCAGTGAGGGCTGCGAAAAAGCGAGACACCACAGAGCCAAGGTAGAACGCAGCTGTTAAGATGATAATATCCTTTGTATCAAGCATTTTGTTTGTTAAGAAGGATAATCTTTTAACATAAGAGGAGTAATGGATACACGGTTCTGGGGGCCGTCAGGGTGGCAACTTTTTCATTTGATTGCGTTTACTTCACCCAATGCGCGCGATGTCTTAGACGATATGCATCTCGTTCTTCCTTGTAAATATTGCCGTGCGTCCACCACAGAGTATGTGACAAAGCATCCACTCACTCAGCCGTATGATCGATGGCTCTACGACATTCACAATAAAGTCAATCATAAACTTCGGTCTCAATGTGCAGAGGATCCTGCAGTCATTGATCCAGGTCCAGATCCAACCTTTGAAGAAGTCAAGGCTCGGTATACCGCAATGAAACCCAATGCAGTTCCAGGTCGAGATTTCTTAATGTCGATTGCATATAACTTCCCAGAGAAGCCTGAACCACGTGATATGTCGATTCAACGTGAATTCTTACATCATCTTGCCGCTGCGTATCCGTTTGAAAGCTTTCGGTCTGTCTTTCAATCCTATCTTACAGCGAATGAACCAGACTTACAAAGTCAAAAGCAGTATACGAAATGGATGTACAAACTCATGCAAAAACTGTCTGCAGTCGCAAAAGTCTCACTCAAAGGGTATCGTGGCTACATGGCTCAATTAGCGTATTACAAGAGCGGTTGCTCACGTAAGACGTATAAGGGAAAAACCTGTAGGCGTTTGGGAGGGGGAAAGTATACGAAGCAACGAGATCACAGAATCACACGTCGTGTCACCCATAAATCCTTATTATAGTTACTTCTTCTTGTCTTTCAAGGCTTCGAGTTGGCGCACATGTTTCGCAGAGTAACATGTGTCCTTACCTTTGGCCTTGTCTTTAGCGGACTTCTTGCTTTCTTTACGAGTTTTAGGGTCTTGATCCATTCTGGCAGGGGGGAAGTCTAGTCTTTAATACTTCTTAGATCCGTTTTTCTTGGTTCGACGACGACCGCCCATTGCTCCATAATTGCCCATTCCTTCAATTTGACCACCGACGTCTCCTGCAGTGCTTGCAACACCTCCACCGCCATACATGCCAAATATACCGCGATTCTTCTTCTTTTTAGAGACCTTGGCAGTCTTCTTGTAGGTCTTTGCAGCCATCTTCAAGACTGCGGACAGAGGCTTGCCCTTGTTGGCCTTCATGGTCTTCTTGACGTGGCTCATCCATGCCGATCTCTTTCCGCCAACTGTTGGTCCTGGTGTCATAGTTTCTGTGCTCATTTTTATTTAACGCACAAGAAACGATTTCTCTACGAAGCCGCTTCCGGTTGTGTCTAACAAATTCCACTGGCACCCCAGCGCCTTGGGACGGTTTGGATTGGCACCGACCGTCTTCACTTCCGTTTCTGGAGCCACCAAGGTTATGTGGTCCTTATTGAAACGCACCAAATCTTCAGGATCACGAGGGTGAAGTGCCTGTTGGTAACTGAGACGTCTAAGTCCAGACTCGTTCCAGGAGAGGTCCACGAGAGGTTCAAGTTTGGATCCGTGGATTGTACCTCCAGAAACAATTATGATCTTACCCTTCAAGGCGTCTAAGGGGAGTGTAGGAATGGGGTTAGTAGTAGTGATGAGACGACGGCGTAAGATAGTCAAGAGATGTTCTGCAATCAAATCCAACGTCACTGTCTTGAGTGTGTGAGGGACAATAGACAAGATGAATGGATCTTCTGAGGGAAAGGCATCATTGATAATGTCAATACAGACGGACTCAAAGGATACATTGTCTTCTGCATAATCGTATCCATCGTTCTGTGGCTTGAGTGCGACCACCGGTTGATCACGTTCATCGGAATACACATGAACTTCAAGTAGACGCACTCCACGAGCCAATGCAGCTGGAATGTCTTGATAGACCGAACCAGCGACATAGTAGTCACATAGTCTCTTTCGACGTAGGATGACTGGCGGCTCTCCTAAGGTTTCATCATAGAAGAGATATGCGATGAACGCTAACAATACGATGGTAATCAGCCACTCCATTATTCTACTTCCTATGTTTCTTTCTTAGGCATTGTGAACAACAAATTACGAAATGCGTTAATGACATCGTCTGGCATTGATTCGTCCATAGGGAGGTTCATGAGGCATGCGTAGTGGAAATACAAGCAATACATTCCACATTCAGAATCCTTGTACTGATGTCGTGTCTTGTTGTAGGTCAGTTTCATCCCTTTCGAGTGAATTCCAGTTGCATCCCATTGCTCTTTCCAACGTTTCATCAAGGTCTTGATTTCAGGCTCAGGCGAGGTTCCGTAGGAATCGAAATAAGTGACACGAGGATACTCCAATTCAGGACGAATGTCACAAAACACTGCAACCCAATGTTGACCTGGACCATCGTGTGGATCTGTATTGACAACAATTCCAATACGTTGCTTTCCCTTGTCGTAAAGAGACTTCAACTTCATCGAACACAATGTACTCACGACACACTTGCGAGTTTCATCTTGGAGATCAAAATCCATCGGAACTGTCCCTACATACGCATAGTCTGCAAACACGTCTACATAATTCTTTTCGACCGCATCAATGTCATCGGACGATAACCATTCTTCACGATTGACTTGCCACTCTTTAGGAGCTTTGGGTCGGCGTAAGAGACTAGAGACAATACATTCGGATCGACCAGTCTTGCATTTGGACGCCAATCGTTTTTGTAAGTCTTTCCAGGTTGCCTCCATGGAACGTTTACAGGCGATTGGTCGTTCCTTTGGATGTTCACGATTGTAGACTTCACACAATCGTTTTATTTCAGTTTCGTCAAACATCCTATTGTCAAAACGGACGCTTTTAAATCATCCCCAAGGTTCGTATGGACACTCTAAAGCCAATACTCACTCGCTACTTAGAAAACAACAAGCAACTTGCAGACGTAAACACTCGCGCAAAAGACCTTCGCGAACACCGACAAACTCTTGAGTTGGATTTAGCCGCTGCGTACACTGAATCTACGGCTCTACCCGCAAAGATTGAACTGAATGCGTCCAAGATGGTCTTTCAAGTTAAGAAACCAGGGGAATGGAAGAAGGGATGGTCGCTTTCGAAGAAGCAACTTCAGAACTACTTGATGGAAATTCTTCCTGAACATGGGGAAGATGTCATGAAAGAGATTGTGCGTCGTCACGAACACACTTTAGTTGCAGATGAATATTCGTTTGAATTGAAAACATTACTTGAGTGATACATAGGTCCTAGATGGGGGTGCTTTCTGTGCTTCGCGAATTTGTCGCAGCATCTCTTGCAGTTGTTGAAGGTCTTTTTCCACAGTTTGAAGATTCGTTTCTACCATGAACCCTGTATGGATTCTCGCGATACACGGTGCCATCTCTCGATGGGCGCGAACAACACGGGCAGTCAGGGTGATCAAAGCTTTTTCCATCAATATATGATGTTGATGCAAGATATTTTTAAACGGAAAACGAAATCCTCCCCTTTAAGACTAGAGAATACAATGGATACGTATAGTCCTTACAATCCTGCAAATCGTGTCTTTACTGAAAAGGATATTCATACAATTCTTCACAAGCATGGGCTGCCTCACTATAGGGTGGTCAACCCACGCATGTTTCAAACAGCCATGGTCCATACAACCTATGTTCGAAGAACCGACTATACTACACCGGACGGACGGCTCGCACATCTTGCTCCTTGTCCTCCAGGTGTGATGCCTCTTCAGGACGAATCGTATGAATGTTTAGAGTTTGAAGGTGATTCAGTGTTAGGTGTGTGTATTGCCACGTATCTTCGCAAGAAGTATCCTGAGAAGAAGCAGGGATTTCTAACCGATGCACGCAAAGAGCTTGTAAACAATGAGCGGATTGGCCAATTGTCCAAACAAATTGGATTGGATCGGTACTACATTATTAGTCGACATAATGAAGAGTCGCCTGCAATCGCAGGACGCACGAATACAAAGAAACTAGGAGATATCTTTGAAGCCTTTATTGGCGCGTTGTGGACCGACTGTGGTAATCGATTTGGAGTAGTGTATGCCTTTGTAACGACAGTGATGGAGACGTATGTTGAAATTGAAGAAGTTGTGACCGGCGCAACTAATTACAAAGACTTGTTTCAGAAATACTGTCAACGTGATCTGAAGTGCACGCCGACCTATGAGATGTTATCCAATGATCCTAAGAAGAATGAAATCCGAGTTGCAGTCTGTGATGCGACTGGTAAGCACTTAGCCTATGGACACGGAAGCACACGCAAAAAGGCTGAACAGTTAGCCGCTAAACAGGCACTCGAAGCTTCTGCGTAATCAAGCGTCCTTTGCGATAGCGTTTCAATGTACGTCCTCGTGTCTGTAAGACCGACTTGGTGCAAATCCCAATCGCTGCAGATTCCTTGTTACGAGCCTTGACCGTTTTTCGCACGCTCTTGACACACCGATCAAACTTGGAGGAAATACCACTTCCACCTCTTCGAGGAGAGAGTTTTGTCAGCTCTGCAATTTTTTGGACTTTGCTACGTAATTTATCCACTTCGTCATCGCAGATCGCAATCTCTTCGCGAAGCTGAATAACCTCTTGGTTTGAAGGGGACTCACTAACGTACATGGACTTCGGGATTGATTTAGCTGGAACCACAGGAGGAGCCGCAGGGGCAGGTGGAACCACAGGAACCACAGGGGCAACCACCTTCTTCGACTTGACCTTTCGTGTCTTTTTCACCTTGACCGGCGCAGGAGCCACCGCAGGAGCCACCGCAGGAGCCCCAGGAGCCACATACGAAGGGGTAAATGCAATGGGTATGATTTTACGAAGATTGTTCGAGAAGTCTGCGTCATTCTGTGCTACAATACCCACGAACGCACCTAAGAAACGTTGGACCATTTCATTGTTAATGAGACCATCGTATTCCGAGGTTCCTATCAATGCCAAGGTATCCCATGACCGAGTTAGAACCAAATGTAGTTTCTGTTTTCCTTCTTTCGTGGTTCGTTTCACGAGACCTGCGAAATAGCCTGTATTGTTGAGAATGGGTAGAATGAACTTATACTCGGGTCGTCCCTGCACCCCCTTCGTGCGTTTGGCCCAATCGAAATAGTCTTTCACCTTTTTCTCGTCACGAGAGTTGAATGCTCGTCCCCAATCGTGGGCGACCAGACGACCGTTCATAAACGCAATGTTTGCGGCATGTAAATCCGTGTGCATGAGTCCATATTCGTTGAGATAACTCATTGCAACTGCAAGGTTCATCATGTATGATGGAAACTTGGTATTGAAGTCTGGAGTGCCAATATAACGATAAAAGTCCTTCCCTTGTTTAGGGGTGATGAGATTGACCAGCGGTCCAGTCGAAAGACCTTTAACTTTACACGATTGTTGTTCGTCTTCAGGCTTGAATTTAGGGGTACACGAGTCAGACGCAATGTTGACAAAGTCTCGAATCCGTGGGAATACAGGTTCGATGTCTTTTAACACTTTCTGAACCAGGGCTTGTGTTTCACGTTCACCTGAAGTAAGCGAGACAATACGTGAGACCTTGTTTTGGACATCCATTCCTGGAGTGGGAGGGTCGCAGCTCACCGGAGGATCATAGACACAGGTATCCGCACCATTCGCAAGAAACTTGCCACCATACATTGTCTATTGGGAGATATAAATGTCCGACGCAAGTAAAACTGAAACGCAATTGACTCAAGGAATTTCAAACGAGACAATCTGTGGGTATTTCTACATCATGTTTATGGTCGTCGTTGTATTGTCTGTCTTCGTCGTGGGTGTTGATGTATATGTCATGATGAAGCGTCCAGCAGCAGGTTTCTACATGCTCCTTCGTTCAGCGCCTACGTTAGTGATCGCCCTGGTAAACACGTTGTTTATGTATACCCTCTGTGCGCGGACGCTGTTGAAGTAGAATTTATCCTCTGAGAGTATAAACACAAATGGGAGGCGGTCTTCTACAACTTGTCGCTTATGGTGCTCAGGACGCATACATTACTGGAAATCCTCACATTACCTTCTGGAAGGTGCTCTACAAGCGTCATACCAACTTTGCCATTGAAGCATTCCGCGTAAACTTTACCGGTATGCCTACCTACGGTCAACGTGTCGTAGCAATCGTTAATCGTAATGCAGACCTTATCTGGAAAACATATGTTGAGATCACACTGCCCAACACTGATGCAACTTCCGCGGCAGATGACGTGTTCTGGACCGCAGGCGCTCAACGTCGTCTCGGATACCTCATGCTCAAGCAAATTGAGGTAGAAATTGGTGGACAAATTATTGATCGCCACTATGGTGAGTGGCTCTACCTATGGGAGACTCTCACATCAGACTTTGATACTTCGATGAAGCTTGACGGTCTTGTGGGTGGACAGTACAGTGGAGCCGTTTCTACCATAACCACTTCAGATGCATGTGGCGGTCGCCCAAAGGTTCTATATGTACCCCTACAGTTCTGGTTCAATCGCAATCCTGGTCTTGCTTTACCTCTCATCGCTCTTCAGTATCACGAGGTTCGCTTCAACATCACTTTGGAGGATTCCGTCAACCTCGTCAAGGCGAACTCATCGTCATCTCCAGCAACCGTCAGTAAGGCAGCGTCTAGCCTTCCTCAATTGAAGGATATGGCCTTATACATCGACTACGTCTATCTCGATGTTGAGGAACGCCGCAGATTTGCACAGGAGTCACATGAGTACTTGATTGACCAGCTTCAGTACACTGGCCAGCAGACTATCACAACTTCCTCTGCTCGCATTGACCTCACGCTCAACCATCCCATCAAGGAACTCATCTGGATATTCCAAGATGCTCGCAAGACGGACTGTGGTGACACTACACTCACTGTGGACGGAAATGCAGGTGGTTCGGCTGCAAATTATACACAGCCGTTCGGATATGATGATATCGTCAATCGTGCTCGCCTTCAGATCAACGGACAGGATCGATTTGATGAGCGATATGGCGACTATTTCTGGAAGGTTCAACCCTACCAACACCACACTGGTGGTGCATTCAGTCGCGCGGTTGTAAACGCTAGCGCTTCAGGACTTACTCCTGCAATTTCTACTTCAACACCCAACCCTATCAATGTGTATTCCTTTGCCATCAGCCCTGAGGAGCACCAACCATCAGGCACTTGCAACTTCTCTCGCATTGACTCTGCGAACTTGGTGTTTGACAGTGTGACAAGTGGATCGGCTGGAACCTTTCCTACCAAGACATACCCGTACAACTTCCGTATGTATGCCGTCAACTACAACATCTTCCGCATTATGAGCGGTATGGGCGGTCTGGCTTACAGCAATTAAATATCATAATAGTATATGCCACATTGGGGATACCATCTGATTTTGAACGGACGCAACTGCATTCCTGCCTCGATTCGCTCTGCGCAACATATTGGAGTGTTCACATCCACACTCGTCAACCAAATTGATATGGTCGCTTACGGAAAGCCTGAAATCGTCATGTTTGGAACCGGTAACAAAAAAGGATATACCTTGGTTCAATTGATTGAGACGTCTAACATTTGCGCTCATTTCGTAGAGGAGAGCGACGATATGTATTTAGATGTCTTTTCATGCAAGCCTTTCGATGAAAAGGTTGTGAAAAAGGTAGTGGATGACTTCTTCTCACCTGCAACCATGGATACCAAACTCATTCTTCGTGATGCTTCGACTCGTATGCAATAAATCACACCCTTACATAAATGGGCATCCCACGCGTGTATTGGTATGTGCTTTTGATTGTACTGCTTGAAACCTTGGCCATGAGCTGTTTCAAGCGAAGTATAGACAACTCAGCCTTCTTTGCGGTCGGTGTGTTGTTTTATGCAGCTGTTGGATACTTACTCCGATTGACGATGAATACGTCTGGAATGGCAATGACCAACGCACTTTGGTCTGGAATGTCAGTGATGGCTACAACCACTGTGGGTATCATGCTCTTCAAGGAAAGTATTCATTTCCACGACCTCATTGCGATTGCACTCATTGTGAGCGGTGTGATGATTTTGAAGGTAACTGACTAAGATCGACTGCAGTATTTGGAGAACACTTTCCGATTCCCAAGGTCTGTTGCATCATCACTGGAGCAGGACCTGAAGTACACTGTACGTGATCGTAGCCTAACGAATGACCCATTTCATGGCTGACCATATATTGACGATAGCGTTCCAACGGCAATTTGGAAGGTGCTGCACCATGCATCCATCGGTTTGCATTCAGCCAAATCTCATTTCCACCTAAGGTTGCACACGAAAGACTATCTGCACACCCTTCGGTCTTCAAGGTCTTAGGAGACGATAACCGAATGGTCTTCCCCTTTCCAACCACAAACGTATGTAACTGGGCCCACCCTTCTGGATCTGCTAAATAGATTGCAACTTCGTCCGCGAATTGACGTGGATCGTAGTTGACGTCCGAATCGACTGAAGTCGTGTAGCGAATCAGTCCCATTATGTAAAAAACAGGAAACTCTTTACATGAAGTAGTCGGGATCCAATTGAATGGCAAGGTTCTCAAGAATTAACTGCGCGAACAAGGGAGAGATCCGACTTTGGTGGACAATTCGAACACGAACTTTATCGTTCTCGAGAGCGACACGAAAGGCAACTTGTTTCTGTGGGTTGACACACGCAGTCACTGCAACGATGTAAGCGTTTCCATCCTCGATGATTTCTCCTTTATAATGACCTCCAAGGTCCATGTCCTCAATCATGTCGTCAACTGCGTTATGGATGTTATACATTGTGAATACAGGGAAAAACGACGCAGGGGTCGGTTTCCGTTTTGAAGACTTACCAGCATTCTCGGTCGAAGAGAACACGGCATTCGACGTTGCAGAAGTTGGCATCGCACGGTGCCGAGCAGTAGCAGCATTTAGCACGTGAAAGTCTGCTTCGGACTTGACGTCCACGTACCACTGCTTGGATCTTGGTCGATGCAGCCTTGATACGAGCCTTGTAGGCGAGAACATACTTCCAGATGGAGATAGTAGTTGCATGCTCTGCACACTGCTTTGCAATTTGCTTGAACGCCTTTCGCCAGACGGCTTGAGCTTCGGCAAGTTCCTTGGCTTCCTTAGCTTCCTTCTCTGCCCAGAAGGCTTTCACTTTCTGGCTGTTTCGGAGTTTCGCGTCCAACTCAATCCAGTCTCCAATGCAGTCGCCGTATTTCCATGGCTCTGCAACCATGTCGCAGTATAGCTGATACTCGACATCCACCTCCTTGTGATGAACTTCAACCGGTTCCGGCTGCGTAAAGTTCATAACAATGTCTCCCCATGAGCGAGAGTCTGTACCCCAGTTAATGACGGCGGGATGCCCTAAGCCTGTGATTTTCTCCACAGACAGATTGTCTCCCCTGCAGACCTCTCGAGGTACTACAGAGTTCACCCTTTTACGTGTGTCGACTCCAACACGAGCTTTTACGGTTGCTACCCGGTATATGGTCTTATTAGCCATGGAGTTAGGTTTGTCTGAAACTAACAAATCCGTTTTGAAACTGTGTCCCATAGCTTTGCTATTGGACCGATTTTTTACAGATTTTTTTGGGCCATTTTTGGGTCCTATGTAAAAGTCTATTGCCACGAAATCAAAACGGATTTTCACACTTCAGCCAACTTAGACCTCCCCCTCCCCAGAATATACAATGTCTTTCAAGCAACTCATCATCTCAGCAATCATCAAAGTCTCCGAAGAGAACCCTCTCCTCAACCACGCGGATACCGAAACCGCAATCGCCTCTCGCGATCACTTCATCCAACTCCTCATGGATGAACTCTTCCCCAACACCGAACAGGAAACAACCATTACCGTTCCTGTCGTTCCTACTCCAGCCCCTGTCGTCCCTGTCCCAGCCCCTGTCGAAGAGAAGAAGAAGCGTGCTCCAATGACCGAAGAAGCCAAAGCCGCAGCCAAGGCTAAGCGTGCAGCCAACGCAGAAGCCAAGAAGGCTGTCCCTGTTCCAGAACCTGTCCCAGAACCTGTCCCAGCCCCTGTCGAAGAGAAGAAGAAGCGTGCTCCAATGACCGAGGAAGCCAAAGCGGCAGCCAAGGCTAAGCGTGCAGCCAACGCAGAAGCCAAGAAGGCAGCTCCTGAGAACCTAAACCTCGTCAAGATCGATCCTACCTGGCGCAAGCATCTCAAAGCCGCAGACAAGGAACACGCAAAGGAACTCGAACCTGAGCTCCTCAAGTATGTTAACGCTCTCTCCAATGAACAGTTCAACGCCAAGACCTCTGAAGCTCACGTAGCCGACTTTGTAGCCTCACGCTCAGACGGCAAAGAAGAAGCCGAGTTGGAGATCGTAGAGTTCAACGGCAAAGACTACTACGTCAACCCAGAGACCAAGCGAGTCTACGAGGGTGAAGGAGTGTACGACGAAGCCACACAAGCATGGACAAATTACTTACCAGTCGGATATGTCGGTATGTCAACCTTCACACACATGACCCTTTAAAAAAATAAAAAAAACTCCCCCTCACCCCTTTTTACGTTTCAAAACGGACGCCAGATCGCTAGATCAATGTACCCTAAAATGACTGGCTCACTCTTAAATACTGCTGCACTCCAAACTGCATGGGAACTTCGCAAGGCTGCACTCAAACGTGAACAATTTGGTCGATACATTCCGGTTCTGTATACTTCAGTGTCTGATCTTCTCACTGAAGCAATGCCTGAAATTCAGGATCAACTAGACCATATCTGTAGAACATCTTCCTCTGTTTCCGAACTCAAGCTTCCAATATGGACCTACACAACTCGACACTTTCTCAACACTGAAGCCGATGAATATGAAGACTTCAAGCACGTTCATCCTACCTGGGACTATACCGTTTGGCAGAACCGTACTAATGAACGAATTCGAGACGAAGGATATCATCAGCAAGTTCACGTGCCAGGATTACCGTCTCTGACAGTCAAAGAAATTATCAGTGAGACAACTATTCTAAAGAGCCTTTGTCTTCAATTGTTCGGAAACACACACTATTGGATCACGGATTCATTGCGATCCACACATACAGTAGAAGATCTAGGCATCGAAGTGGAGACACGTCAGTTGGTTCTACAGTTCTATCCAGACGGTCTTCCTGAAGAGATGCAAGTCACACTTGAAAACGCAGATCGAATTTCACAAGAACCCCCATCTATACCTCGCATTCAACGTCATCGTTCTGTATCGAGTGAAACCCTTACACCACGTACACTTGACATGGAAATGGAGGACGTTTGGTCTAGACGACTTGAGAAGGAGACATCATGGTAACTTAACAGTTTGGATTTCTACAACGAGGATCAATCACTGCAGTAATGACGTCTGGAGCTTCAGGAGACATAAACTCACCTAATGCACGTTCTTGAGTAGGGAATACGGTTTGATCCCGTGCATTTTGCGCTCCTAATACATTCGTATATTGTCGTAGCAACGATGTGTAGGCTCCGGCTCCATCTTGAGTGCGAATCACACGTGGGATAAGAAAGGTAAATGTAAACTGGAATGTAGAGGCACCTACAGAATCTTTTGCATAAAAGGTCATAGTATATGTTCCAATAGTCGCTGGAGTACCTGTGAATTGATTGGTAAACTGATTGAAGCTAAGACCTGGAGGTAAATTGGCTGAAGGAACGAAAAAGTAGACGGTTCCTGTGCCAGTTGCAGTCAATTGAATGGGAGTAATAGGGATATATTGATAGTTATAAAACGAAGTAGTCGTTGGAGACGTAAGTGTGGGTCCAGTTCCAGCACCTAATGAAAAGTTCAAAGTAATATCAATTGGCGGATCTTCGTCAAACACCAGTTTAGGAGTGGTCAATGAAACTACTCGAAGATCTGAGTTTACACTAGCACCGATAGTTCCGAATGAACTTGAGAGATCGACTGAACTCCATCCGGTCAACAGAGATCCAGAGGCAGGATGTTGATAGAGTCTCGGAATGGAAACGATCGTTCCAGATTGGTTTTGTACATTGACAAACACATTCCAATTGCTTCCATCAAAGGCCAACGATCCAAGCCGTAACGGAGCCTTGATGATGTTGGAGGTTTGGTTTGAACTAAACAGATCTGAAAAGAATGGAATTTTTGCCCAATTGGATCCATTGGTCGAAGTTCGAAGTTCTGGAGTATACAAATAGGTTGCTCCACTCAGATCGAATGAAACACCTGTTGCAAGCCAAGTATTATTTCCATACGCAATTTCATATCCATGCAAGTTAAATGGACCTGTCAAGACGTTTGACCATGTTAACCCCAAGTCTGTCGAATACTTAATAGTGTCGGAAGTAAAGGCTGGATCTGTCGTTGTTAAACTACTATATCTAGAACCTGTTGCAATCCAAGTTGTTGGATGATCTAGATTGAAATATGCACATTCTTCACTAAAACTACCGATTACAGTATTCCACGTTGCCCCATCATTCTCAGATCGAACAATCACATTGCCTCCTAAGCCTCCAGCCATTAAGATTCCATCTTTAGCTCGTAAAGCCAATCCTCCTCCGAGGTATGGATTAGTAACAAAATTACTTCCATCGTCTCGTGTTTTTACACCGGTTACGTATTGAGGCGCAGACCATGATACACCATCATTCGCAGATGAATACATGATAGCACTTGCATCAATCGCACTTTGTCTTCGTCCTCCGACACGCCAATTCGTCTCGCTTAAACGTGTAAGTGAAGATATAGTGGCTCCAGAAATGTCTATGTTAGTTCCTGAATTAAAGGTAAGAGTACCTGTATGCAAATTTGAGGCAGAAAACACCAACCCTGGCACATCACTATCCCCTCCAGATCCAGAAGTGGTGGCTAGAATGATATCATTTGAGAGTGCAGAGGTGGTCCTGAACTGAATGTCAGAAAAAGAAGATATAGAAGTCTTGTGTAATTTGATAGCCGAAACATCTGTCACTGGAATGGAACATAGTGTTCCACTTACATTGGTTGCAAGGGTTGAGAAGAACATTCGCGATATCAGAACTGGATCTGCAGTGAAGCTAACTGGAAGAGACTGTACGAATGAACCTGCGGTTGCATTGATGGTAAAGTTACACGAAGAAGGTAAGACTGTGCCTGGAGGAATTCCAGTCGTCCATGTTCCAGAGAATGTTCCAGTGGTAGACGAAACATCCAAACCATAGGAAGGAGTTAAGGACAAATCATACCGATCGACAGAAGCTCCACTGTACACAAATGCATCAATCTCAATCGGTGTAATGACTTGTCCTGCAGTATACGAATAGGATGCATTGGGTCCTAAAAATAACATTGAGTCGGGTGTCACGGTATAACTGTAATTGCTACTTCCAGATGCATACCCTGTGGTAGCTCCGATCGTGACAGTTCCAGACGTTCCTCCTAACGAAGTTCCTGCAACTACTCCAGCCGGATTGATGGAAAGACCCGAGGGAAATCCTATCTGAGAATAGTTCAAGACATTTCGTCCACTCAGTGTAGTGACTGAAACTTGAAACGGTGTAATTGGAACGTTCTGAATAAACGACAACGACGATGCAGAAATATCTGTAAATTCAAACACATCGTTCAAAATTGAAAACGACACATCGCGTGTTGCAGTTGCAGGTGATCCTGCTGCAGTTGCAGTGACGGTTAATGTAGACAGTGGCGTAACACTCGAAGGAATTCCAGCAATGATTCCATTTGAATCCAACGACAATCCTGTACCTGTCAGGGCTGGAGCGGACAACGACACAGGCCGTCCAGACGCAGCTGTGGCTCTGAATTGAATGTTGGATGGATAGTATCCTGTTTTTTCCAAGTTCACTGGACGAGACAATATAAAGGAATAACAGAGATCCGTTCCAACAGGACTTGAGAAGGAAATACTATCATTGGATACAGTGAAGGTTCTCGTATAATCTCGAACGGTTCCATTGGAGTTGATTGCGCGAATTGTATAGTCGGATGTTCCTGCACTTAGGGGTGTTCCAGATAAGTTCGCTCGTGAGAGTGCGGGAATAAACACAAGTGACAAGTCTGACCGTAAATCCGGTGAAAAGATGTTAGAGATTGCGGTTCCAGCACCACTGGAAAAATAAGTCACTGCACGAAAGAAGTTTGCACTTGAATCAATCGCGTTGCTGGTATAGAATGTAGGAAGGGTGACTGGATCAAACAAGATGGTTTCCACAAACGTAAAGGTTAATGGAAAATTACTTATGATGGTAGGAAGAGGGTTCACACGCGTACCTTCAATCGTTCGCACAACCGAGTTTCCCCCAGCTGCATACGCATAGGCAGCTGCAATCGAAGGTGTTCCAGAAATCGTAAATGCATGCGTTGGATCTGTGGTCAAAAACCCAAAACTATTACTCACAGTCTTATCGTTTCCAGCGAAATCATACACACTCAATCCATCTGGAAAGGTCTGCCATGCGTATTTCAGCGTTCCACCAGACGGATAGGGTGGAAACTGAGCGGTTAAGATCCGTGGATTGATTGGAGTGTCGACAGTCATCGTAATAATTGGAGACCCACACAAATCATATAAAATCTGTTCATTACTCACTACAAATGTATTACTGGTTGTCAGGATCTTTGATCCACTCGACAAATCCTTTGCGATGATCAGATAGTTACTCGTGGGTAATGTCACGAGTGGAGTCCCAGAAATGTCCAAGTTAGAGCCAGATACATAAAATTGAAGCCCAGGAGGAAGTGTAGGAACACTTAACACAGAGTTGCACAATGTAAAGGGACCCTTCATCTGAATACGTGTAATTGGCTCATTCTTGTAAAAGGTATATCGATTACCACTTACACTGTTTCCACTCAAATCGGTCAGTCGTCCGGTTCCAACGGGTACTTGATTGGAAGACGTATATGAGTTACCTGAAGCGTCTTTTACGATATAAGAGAAGCTCTCTGTACTTCCAGCGGTTAACGATGCACCGTTTCCAGCAAATGTGAAATTCGATGACGTATCTGCAAAAAAACCAGCAGGCAATCCTGAGCTACGTGTGATTGGTTTCACGACAGACGACGGGTTCACTGCATTGGAGATAACATACGAAAAGTCCTCATACAAAAAGACTGGAAGTGTATAGGATCCAAACGAAAGGTCTGGCATTATTACTTCTTAGGAACTAATCCTTTAACTGTCTTCCGCTTCGGTGCTTGTGTTTGAACGACTTGAGGTTTAGGTGCTTGAGACGCAGCTGCAAAACGTTTCTCAGCTTCTTCGGGTGAAAGATCACGGTAAACCATATCCAGTTTCAATCTCAAAAGGTTGGAGTTGATGTCCATATTCTTCACTGCGAACATTTCGCGTTGCAGAATACCATACTTGAGGTTCAAAGGGAATGCGTTTTTCTTCTTGGACTGTAGCTGTAGTCTGATACTGGACATACAAAAAGTAAACAAAGGATCCAAGGACAGCGACAAGTAACACCACGTTAAAGATCCATGAAGTTGCTTGTGCGAGTTGATCGCGTCGTTGGAGGAGGCTATTCTCGATCCGGCCCATGTCCAGACGTTGAATGAGATGGTTCATTGCTGTAGTGTGCGTCTAGAAACTCCAGGGTTTTCCGAACCCACGGATCTTGAATGCAAGGACAAATTCGAATCCGAGTTGGATAGACATAGACTTGACGAAGTATATCGTAGCGTTCACGAGGTGTCTTGTCTTTCAAACATACATCTAGACATGTGTCTGAATATCGGAGCAAGTCCATTTACACACTTGATTGTAAGCTCTGTGTATACGGATTCTTTTTGAACGCATCCAGAATGTTAGGATTGTTTCGTTGAATATTGATATCCTCTTGAAGAGGCTCAAAGTACTTGACAGAGCCCATTTGTGCAGAGGAAGGAGCTTGACCACCAAATGTCATCAACGGTGCCTCGAAACTGCGTGTGTTGTTAAGCAATGTTTCATCCTTGTGGGTCTGGATATTATAGGATTGAGGACCGGATTGAAGTGCAGACATTCCACCGACAGGTCCTGCAGGTGTAGGACGACCTTCGACGGTTAATTTCATAAACTCTTGGAAGGGCTCAGTGAAGGCACGAATGTAGGACAAATAACCACCAGCTGCGGCTTGAGCGGTTCCTTCGTATTCGACGGAGGTATTCTCACGGTTCTGGACCTTCATCACTTGAGATGGGTAAAGTGAAGCTGCAACCTGTTGACCCAAAGTGGTGTTGACGTGAGGAAGTGATCCATCCTTGTCTTGAAGAATTTGAAAGCGATCTGGACGGTTCTTCTTGACAGGTGCTTGAAGACCCATATCGGTAATGTAATGTGCGCCTGGAATAGGTTCTGAGGTGTAAGTGACCTTAGGCTTGTTAGCGACACGGATCTCGTCGGTGGTACGAGGCAATGCGTATTCACGAGCAGAGTCTTGCTGGTAGCCTCCAGACGGTAAATTTGTGTATCCATCGTTGACACCTGGACCGACTTGTGTCTGTTCGATTGGAAACACGTTCTTCATGGACAAGGAAGAAACCATGCGCGACTGTTCGAAGTCTGTCTCTACCTGCTTTCCCCAGGGTAAACCGGTTGCAGGTTCTGGTTTGAAAAACGCAGTAGATTCTTCTTTATGGAAAAACGTGTTCTTTCCACTTCCAGTGTAGGTATCTAGAATTCCATCGGTTGCACCACTGTACGTGCTCTGTGTGACATTGCCACCGAAGAAGGGAACCATGTTGTTATGACCTGTAGAGGACTGAATAACATTCATTTTGTCTGTGTCTGCGATCGGTTCAGGTGAAAGGAAGGTTTCCTTTGGATTTTTCTTATGGTAGACACCTAGTCTCTGTTGTTCGCGATTCATCTGTGGAGCCAATGCATAGCCAAGGGCTGCGAGACCCAATAATAGTGCGACCTCCATCTTTGTTGTATCACTCGCGATTATTTAGGACACATATACAACCCAAGAGTAACTCCATAAATATAACTAAGTAGACATCCTACGGCAAATCCGAGCGCTTCAATCTTAAACGATGGTTTTTCCACAGGTTCCTCATGCACGGCCTCATTCAATTCACCCAAGAGCTTTTCAATTGTATCTAAGTTCATTATCGTATTGACACCTCATCTATTTAAACGATAGTGTCCAACGAAGAGTAGCGGCGTGGCGCAGAGGAAGCGCGATGGGCTCATAACCCATAGGTCGGTTGATCGAAACAACTCGCCGCTATTTTGAGGATCGTTTTGTATTCTCATTTCGTGTAGTTTGGTTTGTAACAAACGGCTCCACGGCGTGAAGTTGAGGTTTGAAGAGAAGCCATTGGAAAGGATAGTTGACTTCCTGTCCCTTTGCGACAGGGAGTGTGTAGTTCTTTTGCCAACTGGGTTTGTCAAATGGTTGAGTCTTAGCAATCTCCATCTTAAAATGTGCCGACAAAATAATGTGGTTCATTCTCATCGCGGTTATTGCGATCTTACTCGGACTGTTGAAGTACCGAGAAACCTTCATCATGAAATATGGCAATCCATTTGACGATGAAGACCTTATTTCGTTCGATCGGAATGCGAAAGGCACACGGTTTTTCTCCACGACACCAGATACCTGTCATTCAACTAAATCTGACTTGGATGCAGGGTTGTGTTATGAACCGTGTCAAGATGGATATCATGGGGTAGGTCCAGTGTGTTGGGCGGATAGTGTCAACGTGGGTATTGGACTAGTCTTGCAACCGAGATCCTGTGAGGATTCTGGATTTAAAGGATATGACGACTGGGGGCTTTTATGTTGGAACCCAATTCGAACAGTGGATTGTAAATTTAGAGGGTTGTTCAATGAGTGTTGGCCTGGACTTGTAGGGGGTGAACTTGGAGCCAAACAGTTAACGTGCGACAATTACGGAGATCGAGAAAACGTTGATGCGTTATGTTACAAGAAGTGCCCTGTAAAACTCAGACGAGACGGAACAGAATATTCTTGGAGACACGTTCCAGGGATGCCTTATTTATGTTTCGACGGTAGTCGAGGTCTTGCTTATGGACGTGGTGTAGGTGAAATTCCTCCGATTATACGGTTTGGAGAGTAACTCTAATACGCTTAACCTTGAGCTGCTAAATTTTCAGCCACAGTTGCTTGATTTATAGCATATCTTATGTTGGAACCAAGTATCTCCCACCACATTTTAACTTCTGTAGATCGTTCGGCTATATCTTTGAAACGATCTAATGTAATTTGACCATTGATTTTATATTTTTCAGACCGTTCTCTTACACGTTGAGCATATCTTTCGGCCTCTCCTTTATAAGAAGATCTAACCCAAGGTCGAAATTCACCCATTGCGTAATTAGCATTAAGTTCAGTTTGACTGTAAAATTGATCAAGTTGAGTTATAATAGCTTTATTGTTGTCTATAGTTTCTCGTATTCTCAATATTGCTTCTTGAATTTCTGCAGGAGTTACAACCGAAGGTTGTGTTACTACTGGAGGAACAGGGGGAGCCGCATTGTTCGCAGAGGAAGACTGTGTAGTACCAGTGGTTCCAGTTCCTGAAGTTGTCTGTCGATTTGATGAACCAGATGTTCTAGTGATCTTAAATGGAGCTGTATCGTCCGATGTGGTCTTCATATCATCAAAAATGAGTTCTCCACTTTTTTGTTTGATTTCCCAATCTCCGATCTTGACACTGTTCAAACTAGGATCTGTTGGAAATGTACCTGTAGGACCTGGTGCGCCTGCTGCGCCATCTTTTCCTGGTTCGCCATCTTTTCCTGGTTCGCCTTTATCACCTTTAGCTCCAGTAGGACCTAGATCGCCTCGAAGTCCATACGGACCTTGTGCAGGGTATTTTTGGCTACTTGCTGAATTGATTGGTTCGTAGTAAGGATTCTGATTTGTCATTCCTTCTTTCACTAATCCACCTAGATCTTGAGCAAATTGTAAACCATATCCACTGCTTCGACCCATAAATCCTTCAACAACCTTCTGACCGTACTCGTAGGCTTGTTTGACTCCAGTTGAATCGTATCCAGACCATTCCTGACGAGAATAAGGATCCATTGTGAATGCCTTCATCATGTTCTTGAAACGCTTCACCATTTCATTGAACTTCTTGGTGTCAGCTCCTGGAACTGGTGCAGGTGGTTTGAAGTTTCCCTTAGGTTTGAAGCCAAAGCAATTGACTCCAAACTTGTTGGAAGGATCAAAATAACCACCGTTCACACCTGGTCGACCGCATCGTGTACGTCTTCCTGGATCGACTTCGTTTTGGAGTAATTGCCAAGTAGCCTTTTGTGTAGGATACAATGCCATACCTCCAGCAGACCACCCATAACTACACCATTCAGCACCTCCTGCAAAGGCTTCCATAATTTGTTCGAGGGTTGCGAGTTCAGAATCATAGGCAGCACATACGGCTCTAGCTTCATCATATACAAATTGCTGGTCACTCACGTGAAAGACTTCACTTCCAATGGTTTGACCAAGTAGCTTAGCATTGGAGGGTTGAGGTGTATCGTCTTCCTTGGGCGGTTCATAGGGGAGGAGTGTATCAATGTCAATGATATCGTAGAACAAAAGAACGATGAGAATCAAAAGGATTGTTGCCCATAATACCATGACTGCAAGGAAGGATCCAGTTGAAAAGAGAACAAAAATTGAAAGCACAGTTACGAAGACTCCGACCAAGATTCCATAGAGTTCTGAGGTCAAAAATGAAGGTGGTTCTTCTTTTTTGGTGGTCTTAGTGCTTGCTGCTCCAGCGGTCGTTGTTGCATTTGAAGTTCCACTAGTTCCTGTTGCTCCGGTTCCACCTGTAGCTCCGGTTCCACCTGTAGCTCCTGTTCCAGGACTTGTACCTGTTGCTCCAGTTGCTCCTGTTGCTCCTGCTCCAGGACTTGTACCTGTTGCACCGGTTCCTCCACTTGTTGTAGAAGCTGTAGCGCCCATTTACTTATTCCTTAAGACGATAATACATTAGCAATCGCATACGATCATCGTGAGGCATGAAGGCTGCTGAGTGGGATTGAATATGTTGATCGTCAAAGCGATACCACGGCTTACCTGGAGGAAGGTCGCGACCCCATGTGAACCAGTGTCTACCTGTGAAACATACAATTGAGAAGAGAGCATATCTAATTTTATTCATAACAATGACAGGTGTATACGACGTAGTTGTATCAGTAGATGTCTGGTGAAACATGAGCACGTCTGGAAATTCGGTGATGAAGAGTTGTTTTGTACATCCACGATTTGAGCATCCATCGCATTTCCAATCGTCGATCGTAGTAGGTTTGACTGCCTCAGTGATTGCATCCGAGACCAATTGTTTAGGATGGTTGGGTGTGATAGAGAATTCAGTGAATGTATCATTTTGGTGAACGGTAAAGGGACAGTTGAGACAGCTAATTTTATTCACAACCTTGAATCGCATGAGCTTATCAAGGGAGGGAATTTTGTCGCAGAGGAATTCGATGAGTTCATGGGAGTCGCCAATGTCTTCTCCGGCAGGGAGTTGAGAAGACACTTTGACACATTCAAAGAACGCTTTCAATCCTTCATCACCTCGGCTTCCCCAAATCTCAGCCAAACAGGATTCGACAGGGGTTTCACTTTCATCGTCATTCAATCGTTGTTGTATTTCTGGGATACGGAAGATAGCTTGTAGTGCTGCATTGATCCAACAGGATCCATTTTTGTTGCGAAGTCCAAAGGGGTTCATTTTACTTAAAGAAGGCTGAAAAATCAGTTAGAAACGGAACAGGATCCGTTTTGAAAGAATAGTTCGCAGCCGTGAAGGTTTGTGACACTCGGTACGGATCTGGGATTTTCTCCATATCTCCAGGAGTACGTGAAAAGGGGAAAAAGCGACTGGATGAAAGACCTCCTAGACCTCCAATGGTGGGCATCGCACCTTTCTCATCTTGATTCTTGTTTGGAACGCCATTTCCTCTGCCTCCTAAAAGTTCAGGATATCGGTTTGTACTTGACGAGTCGCTTGTAATGGTTCCGCCCTCTCCAATGCCTGTAAACAGGGGTCCAAACACTTGTTTGAGACGATCACCACCTGAGCCTGAACTTGTTGAACTTGTTGAACTTGTTGAACCTGTTGAACCTGAACCTGAACCTGAGCCTGAACCTGAACCTGACCCTGCGTCTTGGTCTACAAAATATCGTTTAAGAACTACTGCAAATTTATCTACCATACCAGGTTCGACCTTACCAACAAGAGTTGCTTTAATTCCATCTAATGTGCGATGAAAGTTTCCAAGTTTGTAGTTAAGCCAATAGAATGCACTCGCAACAAACTTAATATTCATTTTTAATGTTTGCTCTTTTTGCTCTACTCCTACTTCAGGAAGGCTAGCTAACCACTCGCTTTTTTCTCCAGGTGTTAATAGATTATAGATTCGATCAGTTTCTACAGCATTGTATATTTTGGGAAAAGGCAAACCTATTATATCTTCAGTAGGTTCTTGAACACCTGAACCACTTGTTCCACTTGTTCCACTTGTTCCACTTGTTCCACTTGAGCCTGAACCTGTTCCACCTGTTCCACTTGAACCTGAACCTGAACTTTCTGTATTGGATCGGCAATAAACACCTTCACTATCTCCGCTTCGATGATAGCCAGTAGGACATTCTACATTACGAGTTTTGCGACACTTATTAATTTGTGGGTAGTAGATGTAAGGAGTTGAACATTTATTTTTTATAACCCCATCAGTGGCTAAACAGAGGTCGTTACTGCCGAGGGCGGAGGTTTCTCCAGGTGCACAATTTAATGGTATTTCCTCATAACACTTTTTGTTACCTTCTTCATCAACGAAAGCAGTAGATCCAGATGGACAGGATGGTAGAAGTCGAGTAGCACTGGATGTGGTTGTTCCACTTGTTCCACTTGTTCCACTTGTTCCACTTGTTCCACTTGTTCCACTTGTTTGACTAGTTGCAGGTGTTACGAAGTATTTCTTCAATGCAGATTTCAATCCAGCTTCAGCACGTTGGTCTGCCTTACCTGGCACCCATGAATCTACCATTTGATCTGTAATTGGAACAGTTGAAGTTGAATAGACTTGGTCGTAAAACTGACCTGCAATAAACCCATATCCATCTTTCGCAAGCCCTTCATTACCAAAAATACTCGTAGCTTCTTGCTTTTGTTCCGGAGTTAATAGATCAAACAACTTATTTTTAGTAATGGTGTCATATCCTACATAAAGATCAGGTGCTTCAATTGGTGGATCAGGAGAGGATTGATCTACAAAGTATCGTTTCAAAATAACTCCTAAGGCCTTAGTTCCGATTCCTTGATGTTCGGCTGGAATAGATTGTAAGAAGGTCGCAACATTTTGCATTGTAATTGGAGTGGTTGCAGGAACATAGACACTACGATAAAACCTAGTTGCTTCAGTACTAACTAACATTTTTGCTTGGTTCTCACCTGTAATCCCCATGAAAGTATTCTTAAGTTGTGGTCGTGTATCTAAGAAACTCAGTAATACATTCAATACATCATCACCATAGATTGAATTTGCACCACTAGGAGGTGCTTGAATCTGTGGAGTTGGTCCAAACCGTTCGCGAACGTTCCACACAAGCGCTAAAAGAAGACCCACGAGCAAAATAATTGCGAACCACCGTCCCTTCATTGTCCTTTACGATGAGATTTGTTCGCAGACTATACCCAGTCTCCTAACATGCCAAATCCGTACATAGCCCATAAGATTATTAATGTTATATGATTCATCCCTACAACCCAAAAGATCGTTGAAAGAATTGGAAACCACATTGTTCATACGTTATAAAATGAAACGTCGGTCCAACTCGTCGACGCACTCTTGAACGACCCTTCACGTAGTGGAGTTGTTTGTTCCACAGGTTTATACACCCCTTCCGACAACTCTCCTTTACGACTATCGGAAGGTCGATAGGTAGGTCGGTTCGTATATTGTGGCCATGTTTCATCGACTCCATCTTTAGGTTCAATGGCTTCACTGCCTCCTTTCGATTGAAATCCCTTGAGAGCTCCAGTTGTCACAAGCTGCTTCTCTTCACGTTCAGCTGCACTTCCACCACGATCAACTGCAAATCCAGACAGAATGATTTGTCGCAACGATTCCTTACTCACAGTCTCAGGTTGAGATTGTATGAACTGTTCCACTTTAGCCGCTGGAATGGTTGCTTTTGTGTTTTCAGTACGTGCAGGTTTGTAGACTGTATCGTAGAACGACTGTAATGCTTTTTCATAATCCTCATCGGATGCACCAATGGAAACTTGTGCTTCAATTTTACTTCTCCATGCAGCGTCTTGGAGAGAAGGACGTGTTCCAGGTCCATCGATTTCTACGTAATGCTCACGTCTGACTCCGAGTATAAATATCAATAGACAGAGTGCCAATAGAATCCAAACGACCCTCATTGTTATTGAACGCTACAAGTTTCAACTGGTTTAACAGGCTCTGCCACTTTCACTTCAGGCTTCTTAGCACGAAGATCCTGTCGGATTTTATCCGCTCGATCCAAGTCGTATTCTCCGCGTGCAATTGCAGCTTCAGAGGATTGAATACCTTCCCAGGTAGGTGAGGTAGCCGAGTATTTAGCTTGAGCCTCTGCATCTCGTGGTTTAAACTCCAAAAAACCTGTAGGAATTGTGGATAGGTTCTTCTCGAGCGAGTTCGTATAGTCTTTGTAAGGCTGAAAGTTTGCCATTTTCTAGGTGTCTATATAAATGTCTAGCCGTCCTACCGTTGTGTATTTCTATATGATCGGATGCCCTCATTGTGAAGCCATGCGACCCGCTATGGATCAAGCCAAGAAAATGATGAAAGGAGTGGATGTAGAAGAAACAGAGTCTGCTGATGTTGAATCTGAAGATGGAGTGTCAAGCTTCCCTACGGTTGTCTTGAAGAAGAAAGGTAAAGAAGTCAAGCGAATTGAAGGCTCACGTCCAGACGGTAGAACGATCGTGAAGGAACTAGGGCTGGCTAGGAGCCGTTCCAACAGGGGCGGAACTCACCGAAGGCGCAGGAGTCTCCGCCATCGTACCCTTCGCAACCGCAAAGCCTTCGCTTAAGAGCTTTTGATTGGTTGCCTGACCATTCTTACCTAAGAACTTGAGAAATCCACCGTGGTCGTCTGCAGGAACTGTGTAGAAGTTGCGTTGAGACTGCATCATATCAAACACATCTGAGGTGTCCATGTAAATATTGGACGTCTGTGCAAAGGCTTGATTCACTTGGTCTCGTACTTCTACGCTTGTGACTTCAGCTGCAGGGGGGCGGTCTGGTGTATCTAGAATGTCCGTCAATGCAGGGTTCATGAATGGATTGTCAGTAGTAGGCATGGATACTTCAGTGCCTTGGTATCCGGATACGACAGGTCCACTTCGAAATGCCTCCGACGAAATCTTGCGTGCTTGAGGAAACCAAGCGTTCAAGAAGATCGTGATAAACATGACGAGTGGCACAATGAGCATATACCATGGATCGCGTGAGGTCACGAACAATAGAACGGATAAATAGGTTGAAAAGCGAACTACAGCATTCAATGCTGCGCTGACGCTCATGTTTGGTTGTGGGACAAAGGTAGACCATGTATCCGAGCGAAACAAGACGCTCGGTTCCAAATACCAAAATTGTTCTGTCATCTCTTACTTTGAGCCACGGAGTTTTTGTTGATGCTTCTTCTGTAGACGTGCCAACATACGAGCTCTGCGTGCATCCGGATGATTGGATAAGATTTCATGCGCTGTATTTCCAGTCGTGTTTTGTGCATGCTCACCTAACACGGCTTCGTTCAAATACTTACCAAATGACGATGTAAACTTTGCACGAATTTTTTCAATATCGCGACGGACCTCGTCTGGGTTGATCTTACCAGTGCGAACCTTCTCTTCCAAGATGGTCTTTGCGCGGTGCATCAAATCATTGAGCACTGGACTTCCTTGAGGATTGCGCAAGAGTTCCATGAGCTGTTCTGGGTTTTCGAAATCAATGTCTAATCCAACCATTGAGATTGACTGCATGATGTCTGCAACTAGACTGACCAATCGCGTGTTCATAATCACCTCAAACATTTCAGACATGGAGGACTGAGTCTCTTCATCGTCCAAGATCTTTTGAATGTCATCGGTTTGCTCCATGTTTCCAGGGATAAATCGCTTGACGGTCTCAAGGATTTTTCCAAACTTCTCTTTTGGATCTCCGTGGAGGACTGAAAAGACAAAGGCCATTTGCAGTTTCTTCCACTGTTCGTCTGTACCTTTCCATTCAACTCGAATTCCAGGAAAGAGATCGACTTCCGACAGCAACGTGTTATCACGTTGGATCAACCGTAGCAAATGAGGTAAGAAGACGGTTTCAAGGTGTACAAATAACTCTTCATGAGCCTTCAAGCTTGGGTGAGCTTCATTGAAAAGGTTCACAAGATTACGTAGGTGTTCCATTTACTGTTTTGTAGTCATAATATCTAAGCTCTATTTCCACCGCGCGATTCAAACTGTTTAATTTGGGCATCTGTCAAGCACACACAGCCTCGGTCGGATGAAAAGGGACTAGGACAGCACTCTCCTGAAATTCGGTTGTTCTGGAACTGAAAGAGTTCTTGGTCGTTTGCCATCTCGTAGGGTTTCTCTGAGAGAGGCTTGGGTTCAGAGCCTAAAAGAGGTGAGACTCCATTGTATCCGGTTGGAGTAGGTCCGTCAACAGACTGCATGTCCAATGGCATACCGACTTGTCGTTGAGCAAACTTTTCCTTGACATCGTTAACAACTGGAGTGGGTGTAGAAAATTTCATATACAGACCGGCTAGGATCGCCGCAGCAAAAAACGCCAAGACTACAATCGTTCGTTTCATTGTCTCTTGCGATGGAAAAAATCAAAACGGATTTGTAATTTTCAGTTCCATGAAACTACCACCATGGATTATAACACTCTCTCCCTCGCAGAACTCAAGAAACACGCACAAGGCCGCCGTATCAAGCTGTACTACACTAAAAGTATCCGCGAACTACGATGGCTCCTCACTCAAACCGACATCCCTATGCAGTACAAACTCGAAAAATTCACGATCAAAGAATTACGCGAACAAGCCAAACTAAAGCACATTAAGGGCTTCTGGAACCTCAAGCGAAGCGAACTCCTAGAGGTGTTGTATCCCTCGACCGCGGAGCAGCATGACCAGAATAATCAAAATACCCAAGAACATCATAGCCCACAACCCAACGATGGCAATAAGGTAGGGATGTAGAACTTCCATGACATGCCACACTAAAGGCGCAAAGAGAGTGCTATGTAAGGCCTGTTGAACTTCCGGAGTTTTAATACGATGCATTGCGTCATTCACAAGCGATTCTAAGAATTTACTCATTTGAAATTTGTCTGTTAACACATATAAACATGAAGCTTAACCAGACGAAAATGGTTCGCCTAGGTGCCGTCCTAGCAGGTGTTGCTGTACTTTACGTCCTTTTTACTTCCTATTCAGGCTCCAAGATGATGCGTGTCGATAAGGCCGAAGAGCTTGGTGGAACTGGTGGCATGGCCCCTCTCAGTGAGGGTGGTCCTTATATGAGCCTACCCCATGGTGTTGCAGGCAATGCTGCATCCGCCCAGGGAATCCAGGGTCGCACCCCATCCTCTCAACAGACCTATAATGAGTCAACCTTATCCTCCTCTGAACTTCTCCCCAATGGCAAAATTGGTGCAGATTGGGCCGCAGTCAACCCAGTTGGCGCAGACGATCTCAAGGGACAGAACTTCCTCCAGGCAGGCTACCATTCCAACATCAATGTGATTGGTATCGCCCAAACTAACCGAAATGCAAGCTATGACATTCGCTCTGAGCTCCCCAATCCTCAATCCAAGGTCGGCCCCTTCTTGAACACAACCATCGACCCAGATCCGTTCAAGTCCTCACGAGCCTTAGAGGGTCTTTCTGGTTAAACACAAACCTATACAGTAAATAATGTTACCCTTCGCAGTGATTGGGGTGGGTGCTATACTCGCCTATACGATGACACAAGGTCCTCGTAACACACTTCGTATCCAAGGCCCAGATGGCCATTCCTACGAAATGCAAAACTTACCAGAAAAAGAGAAGGCTGCGAAGATGATGTCTGAAATCCGTGAAAGTCTCGTCAAATTACACACGCATTACAAAGAGACTCCTGGATTGACCAGCGATCCACCTGTGGGTCGGTTTGTGAATCGCTTTACACCGGACGTCTTTGTTGAGAACGATATGGCTTCTTCTGACACATCGTATTCAGAAAACAAAGGTCAAAAGATTGTGGTCTGTTTGCGAGACAAGACACGTGCACCGACCTATCCATTGATCGATAAAAATACCATCATGTTCGTCATGCTTCATGAAATGGCGCATCTGATGACTGAAACCATCGGACATACGCAAGAGTTTTGGGGAAACTTTAAACGGATCCTAGGCGATGCAGTTCAGCTCGGATTGTATACCCCAGTCAATTACGCTCAACAGCCGACACCCTATTGCGGTATGACGATTACGGATACACCGTTATAATATCCTGTCGTCAACAAATAATGAAGACCCTTTCTCTTTCAGGGACCTTACAGTCGGTCTCGTTCTTTGAAGACGATACGATTGAAACGGTTCGTCAATGGACCGCATTAGCGATGGGATCCCATCCGGATCGTTTATTTATTGAACTCAAGGCAACGTTACCTAAAGACTATTACTCAACCAATCCAGTGCATTGGACCAACTTGTTTTTACGCTTGTCGTTAGACGGACAGAGCATTTCTGCTGAACGTCTCAAACTCTATCTCACTCAAATTCGAATGGGAACTGGTGTTACAGAACGAGCCGTGACACGCGATGAATGGGAATCTCATGAAGAGTTTTTACGTCCAGTGTACGATCCATCCTCAGATTTTGATGAATGGAGACTCTTGGGTGTCGATGAAGTTCATTCATTTGTCATGCCAATACCTCCAACCGAACTTCCAGGTCTTCAAGCTGCCTCTCGTCCTTTGTTGCAACCGCAAAGTTTGTTTGAAACCTTACATCCTTACGAGGTGTCTGAACTTCGTGCAACCGTAGTACCAGACGGAGCCTCTGCCAATGTCAAACTCAATTACTATCCTCGATTGAAACCCGATACACCGTCTACAATTGAGACAGTTCGTGCAAGTCTAGAAGGATCTCAGCGTCTTCTCAAGTCACTGATGGACTTGGATACACCTAAACATCAGACGGTTTCCATCGTTCGAGCGAAATGGTACATTCCTCTTGTGTCCACTCGATTTACTTCTCCACGTTCACGATTTGAGCAAATTTTTTATGGGTTGACAGTCTCTCCAGAGACACCATACATAGGCTACTTCACAGCCAAGACCGATACGACACGGCATAAATTTTACGTTGAGAATCCGAAAGACAAGAAACCGTTTGTCGATACATCGATGTGGAAAGGATGGACCTCCAATACTCAACCTCAACGCAAATTACCTACACTTCTCTTTTATCGTGGAACCTCTCGCACATCCTTTGATCGTATTGCTGTCACCGATCGTGATATTACTGTGGACGTACGACGAGAGCGTGGAAATACAGAGACGATTGAAGAACTCAAACTCAAACTCTTTGAATGGATCAAAACATTAGACGGGTTGACACCTTTTCTTACCATGAGTGACCTTGAGACATCTCGATGGGACCTGTCGGATCTCTCAGTCTTGGCAACGTATGCAAAGGACATTCGTGAATTTGATATGCACCGATTTCCATGTTTACAATCCATCTTTGGATTTCAAAACGATGTGTTCCGTTTGTTGCGCGCTGAACATACCAGTGATGACATTTCCCCTCAAGAACTACAAGCTCTACAAGTCTTGAACCAAGACGATGCAGTTCAAACTCCAGAGTATTTAGCCGAACAACTCAATCTTTCCATTGAAGAGGCTCGTGATCTCTTATCTGCAGTCATTGCGCGAGCCGAAGAAGTCAACCTTGAAAAATCCCTTCGTGCGTATCCAGTTCTCAAATTTTCAAATAAGGAAGTCATCCTCAAGTTCGTGACAAACTTGGATCGCACTCTTCACTATGCAAATCTGTTGAGACACATCTTGACATCCGATGCAGAATCGGTCGATCAAATTTGTCCTCGTCGAATGGAAAAGGTCATCCCTAAAGTAGCAGTGCCTCAACAAGAGATCCAAATGGAGTCTGAATTTACAGTGGATGAAGATTTCAATGCATTGCTTGGGTTTGATGTAGAACAACCTGCTGAAGAACCAACTCAATCGGTAGCGGCTCCTAAAGAGAAGAAAGTGAAAGTTGCAGCCAAGACGATGGGAACGTACAACTATTTCAATCGACGTCTTCAGCAGTTTGATCCTGCAACCTTTGATAAATCCGTCTATCCGGGCAAGTGTGATAAACCAAAGCAAGTGGTTGTATTGACCCCAGACGATCAAGCACGAATTGGACCTGAATATAACTTTTCAACGGTCCCTGGAGAAGAAATGACAGAGCTCAAAGATCCAGACGGTAAAGCCATCTGTCCTCCCTATTGGTGTATGCGTGATGAAATCCCTTTGCGTGAGGATCAATTGAAGTTAGGAGACGATGGAGTTCTGCATTGTCCACTCTGTGATGGAAAGGTGCGTACATCCGATACATTGGATACGATTGAATTTTCAATCATCAAGCGAGATGGAACTGCAAAGTATCCAGACGAGCTTCGAGCTTCGTCTACAATCAACGGAAAAAAGATGCCATGTTGCTTTCAAACACCTCGAGGACCCAAGGTTCCAGGATCCAACGATGAACCGACGTATGTCTTAGACGCAATGACTACAAACTTACCTCCAATGCGATTTGCCTACCTTCCTCCAACGATGGCTCAACAACTCTCACTGCAAACAAGTTATGCAACGACTGTCAAGAAAGGACGATTATCCTCTGGTGAATCGGATTTGTTCCGTGTAGGTGTCGGTCGACCCTCCAAGACACTTCCACAATTGTTGAACGATGCAACTCTAATCCTTCGTCCATCCGAAGCTCGAGACAATCTCATGCGTTGTTCTTTCTTCCGAACGTGGAAGCAACGAGGACGTGGTGAGACGTATTTAGATCAACTTGTATCTTCAATCGATTATGCATATCAACATGGAGAATTAGGGTTTCTTGAAGAATTGGAATATGTAACCTCTTTCTTGAAATGTGAGGTCATTCGTATCAATATGGAAACTTCACGAGTGGAATGTGGATTTTGGTCAGAAACATTGGGTGCATCCAGTCGCACACTTCTATTGATAGGGAATGGACTTTTGGCTCAGGTAGAACGTGTCCGAGACAAGAAAGGGTTCAAGAGTGAATTCACAACAGACTTGCGAAAACCCATCTTCAAAACCGTTCTACCGATTGTACGAGATCTTCATAAGCAAGCCTGTGCAATAGAACTTCCAACCTTCAACGATGCCATTCAAGAGTTATTGTCCAAAGGTAAAACGTCCTATGAAGTGATCTTAGATCCATTCAAGCGAATTCAAGCTGTTTTGGTTCCGAAGGAAATCATTCTCCCCATCCAACCTTCGTCTGTGCCTCCAGATCAAGGTATTCCGGTTCGTGAAGGATTTCATAGTGTTTCAGAGCAAGACTTACCATTAGGGTCCACAGCTCGTGCGTTTCTTTCCACTACAAAACACGCAAAGTTCAAGGTTCAATATGAGCTTCATGATGTGACTGGGCGAATTGTAGAGTTGGAACTCACGTCTGGACTACGTGTTCCGATTCAGCCAGAGGAAAGTGAAGATCGAGACGAACCGAAGGAAGTACTTGAAACAATGCGTCGAATTCCAGAAAGTCAATTGATTGAAGGAATGCCGAATGCAGAGGATCTTCGCCTAGCTCAAGAGATTTCCTATTCAACTGAAGTCTATGAGTTCTTATTGTATTCGTTGTCCAAAGACATCGAACTGGAAGAGTATGGAACACTTAAAGATGCAATCGTGCAAAAACGTGCAACTCTCTACAAGGAATTGAAGAAATGGTTCAATGCTGAAGCCTATGAAGACACAACCAAGACTCCCATTGAGTTTTTGAATAAAGTGCGAACACCATGCGGTCAGTTTACGGATAAGAACAAGTGTTCTAAATCCTCCTTGTGCGGTTGGCATAGAAACACCTGTAAGATTCGTGTCAAACCGATTGTTGAAAAAGAAGTGGTTCTTAGACGAATTGCAACGACACTCCGTGATAACGACAAACAGCGTGCGCTGGTTCTCGATGGCCGGTTGTCTCCGTTTTTTAGTACGATTTTATATTTGGAGATGCCTCACGAACTGATCACAACAGTGGTTTAGACCTTCTTGAAGTGAACCTTGAGGAAGCGCTGGAGGTTAAGGTAAGTAACCTCTGTCTTGTCATCCACTCGCAACAACTTGGCAAGTGCTGCGTTGGGTAGAATGCGACGTTTGAATGTTGGGTCGAAGCAGCTGTGGCTCTTGACGTAGTCAGAGATGAACTTGGTCACCTCAGTCTGTGATCGCTTCTCACCTGCCTTGAGACCCATGAAGGAGCACAACTCATCGGTAAGGGGTTTCTGCTTGAGGAAGGCGTTGTTGGCACGTCGAGCCTCCCAGGCAACCCTTTGCTCGGGTGTAAGTGTGGCTGGGTCAATCTTGCGCTTCTTCTTGGAGTCTCGTGCCTCCTTCTTGGCCTGCTTGGCTGCCTCTTGAGTAGCCTTGACTGCATCACGGACACGGCTTGTGAACTCTGTGGAGAGAGCCTTGAGCTGATCTGCGAGGGTAGTGAGGAGTGCATCGGAGCTCTGTGCAGGAGCTTCAACTGGAGCTGCAGTTGTGAGGGTAGGGACGACGATCTCTGCCTTGGAGACAGAGATCTTTTCCTTCTTTGCCTTGGGGGCCTTGGCAGCAGGTGCGGCTGCAGCGACTGGGGCCGCGGGTGCAATGGGGGTCTCGGTCTTCTTTTGGGTCTTCTTGTCTCCGGCCATCTTGTTTGTCTTAGTAATAGAAGCAGAAGAGGACATTTTTAACGCGTTTGTTATGATTATTACCCTCCGCGGTTATGTAAATCGTTTAGCATCGATACAATGCGGATAAAATTAGAAAAACGACTGTGTATGGATTCTTGTAGAGTCCGATCAACGATTGGAGTGTAGAACAAGAATACAGAACATACGCCGAGGCTGGCAACCCTAGAACCCTACCGTCGTGCATATGTCGACAAAGGTCCAAAGCGAGGGGTCGTATCGGATCCTCTGCAGGAAGTGAGAACTGTAGATCGCGATTCAATACCATGAAAATTGAAATATATTCAGAGCGTTGATACTGCATCAACTCGGATGGATCTACGTCTAGAAACCCATTCATATGAAAGAGATGACAGAGTTGATTGAGCTGTTTATCAATGGGAGATAGTGACGGAAGCGGTTCATGATGTCGTTGTTTAAAGTAATAGAGTTCATACACTCGTTTCAATGTATCCGACTCAATCGCAACGTTCGTATAGGGATTGATCGGTTCAGGAGACTGAGAACACCATTTCCAAAGCGATTCAAATGAAAACCACCACAGTTTTCCTTGTTCTTCAAATGAAATGAAGTCCAAGGGAGGCTGACGATCTTTTGCAGTCAATGTAATCAATTCTTCATCGTTCATCAAGTTCTTTCGACATAACACTCCAGGTCCGGCTAACCGTAGACGCAACCGTACAATCCATCCGCGTATAAAGGCTTGGGCTCGGATGAGTTGGGGTTCGTGAACTCGAAGTGTCTCGATCCATAATGTTGGACTTCGCATTCGAGCATGACGATTACAAAAGATAAATCCTTGTAGTGTCTTTGAACAACAACGTTCAAAAGTCTTTACATTTTTGACAGCTAAACATGTTTGCATTGTGTTGTATAGGACTATCTCTTTAAAACTGGAAATTTGCGGTCAAAACGGATTCTCGGTTGGCTTGGATTAGACTTGTACAAACAACAGTATACAATGGCCACTAATGCAATCATCTCTTCTTCTAACCTCGACGTCAGCAAGATTTCATTTGGAGACATCCGTGCAAACAAAGCCGGAGGCAAGTCTGTTCCAATCAAGTACAATGGTCAATCTCTTCAGATCCGCCTTGAGAAAGCAACCTATCCTATGGGCGTCAATGTCCGTGTCTCTGAGAACGGAACCAACTACACACTCAGTCTAACACTCAAAGGCTGTGATCCATTCGCAAAGGAACGTGCTACTGGAGAAAGTGGAACCGTTGGAACACTCTACAACTTCCTACAAGACCTTCAGAGCAAACTACTCGATACAGCTGAAGCAAACAGTGTCAAATGGTTCGGTAAGAGCCGATCTCGTTCAGTGCTTGAGGATACGATGAAGCAATTTATCAGTCCAAGTGTAGAGAAGGTTAATGGTGAGTGGGTTCCCACTGGCAAGTATCCTCCAAGTCTCAAGATGAAAGTTCCAGTCTACGATGGACGAGTTGCAATGGATGTCACAGACAGCCAAGGCAAACCTGTCGCAGTGGACGTCGACAACATTACTAACGTGTTTCCTAAGCGAGTGGAAGCAAGTATCGTAGTAAGTCCTGGAGTCTACGTCTCCGGACAAGGCTGGGGTGTCACATGGCGTGTCAGCTATGCTCGTGTTGCACCTCCTCAACGCACAACTGCCGCTCAAGTCTTTGCAGACGAGATCGAACAAGAGATTAGATCTGAGACCGTGAAGGTTGAAGAGGAAGAGGAACAACAGGAAGAGGAAGAGGTTCCGTATGTAGAGACACCGTCTGCACCACCTGTGGTTGCACCTGCTCCTGCTCCTGCTCCTGCAAAGAACCGTCGTCGTGTAGCTGGGGCTGTAGTATAAGCCATACACGTGAAGAAGTAGGTGGAACGTAGACGACTAAATCCTCGTCTATAAAGAATACTTTTTTCAAGTCTGGGAAGTCAAGACGTTCTGCAGTCATCATACATCCTTCTTTTGGTTGAAATGATTTGAGTCCACAGGTTTGACATGTATAGACTGTGGGTATATCCAAGAGTGTATCGAGTGTGACTACACGAACATCTCCATACAAACACTGTTCCAACACACGTTCCGGTGTAGTCCATTCTTCATTAATAAATCGATCAAAGACTGGTCGTGGAAAGTACGACCAAATGTCCTGTGTGGATTCCCAATCATCTTCTTGAAGCAGAGTTCCAAAATCGTTATCCTTGAACCAAAGGATATTGAAGTCTGCATGGTCTTTGAGTGAATGCTCTACACATCCCACTCGTTCTAAACTATCATCGTACAACCAGTGTACGTTTGCGTGAGTGTATCGTGGATCGCGTGTTCCTCGATAGACTTCGCGTCCATCCATGTCCCAACTGTCTGCAATGACATCCAAGTCGTTCTCTGTAATTCCAGTTCCTATGTCTGTGTATAGAAATCCAAGGTGGGTTCTTGAAAGCATTACTCACTCTCAAGTTTATGCGAATGATACTGAAACGCGAACATCGTGCCGACAGATGGTCTTCGTGGCTGAACGCGAGAGTTCATGTCGTTTAGTCTGTCCGTCTGTCTTGGTAAGAACCGTTGAACAATCGTCCATATCTTTTTGAATTTCTGCAAAATGTGCGTCAATGTATGCAAGCACGTCGTCTTGAATGGCCCATTCGAAAAAGCTGAGTTGACCGACCGTTGTCTTCATCTCCATAAACTGAATACGCTTCCAACGACAGAAGGGATCAAACATCTTTTTGCTATACGCCTTCAAGTGTGACTTGTAGGCCAAATAGACAATCACATGACGTCCTGTTGTGGTTGTATAAGAAACATTATGCTTCTTCGCATAATTGGTCACAAACCAATCAATCAATCTCAAACTGACTTGTGATTCACCTGCGATAATTGCACGCACTCGTTCAAGGACCGTAGGATTGCTGTAAAACATCGATAAGCGATGTAACACAAGTTGCTCTTTGCTTTGAATCTCCATAGTAGAACTGCGTTGGTTCATTGAAAATGGGTTAGACAAGAATATAACAAAGCTTCATGAGTGCGGTCTTTAGTTCACACTTGGGCGTCGAACTTGTAGACATTCAACCCTTTACCCAAGAACTTGGCGAAACTATTGAGGCTATGAAACTCAAACTTGTGAACGAGACGAAGCTCTTAGAAGGTATGGAAGTTCCACAGTATGGTAAAGGTGAGTGGGCAATGATTGAAAACGGACTTTCGGAGACGACGCAGAAGAGAGATCAATGGAAGAGCGCCTCCGAGAATGGCTGCTCGACAACCGACCCTATACACATCTTAATCACAGACTCAAACATTTTATCCTCTTTTGCAAGACCCTTGAACCGAGACTCTCCTACACTGTACTCAAACGATACATATTCAATCTCGTCGACCGAATCATGCTCGGCGAAGTCGGACGACTGTGGCAAAGAGACCGATGCTACGAGCGTGTGTTGCGAATGTATGGATCGAACGATCAGCGAACAGACGGATGGCACGCAAAGAGAGGCGAAATGATTACAGCCTCTGAAGTCTATGGTGTCTTTGGATCGGAGTCTGCACGTCGTGAAGTCATGATGCGTAAATTAGAACCACGTCCTCCAGGAGATGGACCTGGAATTCCTGCATTGTTGTGGGGAACTCGATTTGAACCGATCGCAAAGCGTATCTACGAAGAGCGAACGAACTGCACAATTACCGATGTCTCATGCGTTCAACATCCAGTTCATACATTTCTAGGAGCCTCGCCAGATGGACTGATTGTACCCAACGATGCGACGGATGTAAAACGCTATGGACGTTTGGTTGAATTCAAGTGTCCTATTAGTCGTGCAATGAAAACTGAAATCCCTCCAGGCTATGTACACCAAATGCAGATGCAAATGGAGTGTACAGGGATTGATGAATGTGAATACGTAGAGTTCAGATTTAAGCAAGTCAATTATTCAGAATGGACGAAGACAACTGAAGTCAAAGGAGCGTTCACAGTCTACGAAGACGGTAAGGTTCTCTACGATCAAGAAGTCTATGAAGACAACACTCAAGTTGTGTATTGGATTCTGAGTTCAATTAAAGAAGACTTTGTACCCAAGGATCCAGAATGGCTACCTAAACATTTGGAAGGATTACGACAGTTCTGGAATGAAGTGCTAGACCATCGCAAACATGGAACACTGCCACCGAAACCGGAAGAGAAGAAGATGCCTAGTTTGGATTTGTAGGCTTCTGGATAACAATCATGACATCGTCATATTGATTTTTGATAACTCGTCGATCAAACACAGACCATGATGCAGCAACAGGCACATGTTCTTTGATGATAGGAACCCAACTCATATCTTGAATGTCCTCGATAATAAGGTATCCACCAGGCTTGACAGTGCGGTAATATAAATCGACAACTTTGCACATTGAATCAAGAGTGTGAGGTCCATCGTCAATAATAACGTCGAATAGATCAGATTCAAACGTTGAAGCACATTCAGATGTATATGCATCTGCCTGAATGAACCGGACTCGAGGAGACGGTTCACGACAACGGTTCTGGTAAATATCTATATCCAAACCATAGATTATTGCGTTTGGAAAGTAATCATTCCATAACTTGATAGAGCCACCATTCTGTACTCCGATCTCCATGATATTTGTACACGATGAGCGAATTCTCGAGAAGAGACCCTCATACACATCAATATACGAATGAGTAGTATGTTTGTCTGTCCAATTAACAACTAACGATTCCATTTAGTAACACTATCATAGATACTAGTAAATGGATTTGCCCATTGTCATTCCAAAATCATACGTAGATGGTATTGGTAATACAATGAATGGATTGATTTCTGGGTTGAGTATTGATCCACGGACAACAATTGAGTGTAATCAGAAGTATTCACTTGGGTTATATGATACAGTATTAGATGAGAAACATATCTATCAAAGCGGATCTTGTAGCATGTGGTATACATTTCGGTTACTTGTTCTGAAATCAGAAGAAGCTGAACAAGAGCACACTCCAACAGAGTTTGCAGATATTCAAACACATGGACGATCGGAATTTTCCAATACATGTGCGATTGATATGAATTATAATCCGAGTAGGATTTGTGATCAAGTCAAGGATCGTATTTTAGGCGTTATTGAGACAATTGTATTCAAGCAATGTATACATGATTGGGTTGCTGGCCAAATCTCTCAAATTGTTCCGAATACAACACTTGGAATTTCAGTCCGAACGTGGAAGGCGAAACATGAAACCAATATTCATCGTGCTTACAACTCAGATACCTACAAACGTGCTATCTTAGATTCAATTCCAGGTATGACACATGTACTTTTATCCGTTGATAATGACAGTGTATTAGATGAGTATATGTCATTTCTTTCACAGTTTCCAGTGTCAGTGGTTGTTTTAAGTCAATCACACGATATGAACGATACACAATATGCGTTTATAAAGATGTTGGCGTTATCAAAATGTGCAAAGTTTATCGGCAGCCGTATGAGTACCTTTTCAGAGCTTGTGTTTTGGTTTAGTGGCTGTAAAACTTTAGTTACTCCTCTGTTTTAGCTGTAAAACACTTACATATATCACGAAAAGAAACTAAAAATGACCATAACATTTGTTAGCGCGTTTATCGACTTGGACGAAACTCGACCAGTCGATAAGTCGGTTGATCGCTATTTCGATTTATTCAATCAACTCAACTCTCTAGGTATCCGCTTTCATCTTTTTTTAAGTCCTAATTACCGCGGTCGAGTCAATATCAAGAATGGTATTATTGAATACATCTCTCTTAAAGAACTCAATACGTATAAGACGGCACCTGAGGGTTTACCTCATCGTCGTAACGAACTTCATGATACACGCAATTTCCTTATCCTCATGAATTCGAAGACAGAGTTAGTAACACGTGCAATTGATTCTAAAATGCACCTCTCATCACATTTCTCATGGATTGACTTTGGGATCTGTCACATGTTTCACCGCCTTCCGTCAGCATTGACTCAAATTTGTCAATTAGCAGTTACGAAACTACCTACAACATCTATGCTTGTTCCGGGATGTTGGGGGAAAACGACGACGAGTTTTTCAGAGGTCAGTTGGCGTTTCTGTGGTAGCTTTTTCGTAGGAGATAGTGACTCTATCCGAGACTTCCATCGTCTTCACGTAAAGGAGTATCGCAACCTTCCATATTTGACATGGGAAGTGAATCTATGGGCTCATTTAGAGACGGTTGGTTGGAACCCAACGTGGTACAGAGCTGACCACGACGATTCCATTGTATGGGTACCACATACAACCGGTATTGTCCGAGTACCTTCTAGAGTGCCTCTCTATTGGGCAGGTGGATATAGTTCGTTTCATCCGGCAAGTGCGATGGAGCGATGTGTGTTTGAGACTATTTCTCGACAAGATAAACCTGTATCCGTTATCTTTTCTCAATCCGATGGATTAATTGGAAGTGAAGAGTATGCCCAGCTTACTGATGTACATAACGCAAACACTCCTGCAGAAAAGGAGTTCTCAAATCTAGAGAAGAGTGCTCGGATTGGAACAGAACCAATTGTAGTGATGTTATGTACTCGACAATTCAGTCGTCCGAACCTTCTACTCCTTCCACTGGATGATGATATTTTCAATCGTGGTTTGGCTGCAGTTCTTCAACCTATTCATCAACCTCGTTGGGAAGATCGTAAAGCAATTGCATTCTGGCGCGGTGGCTCAAGTGGATGTGAACGTCCAACAATTCGTATGCGAGTTGCAGACAAATTACAGGATGTTCCCTATGCAGATGTCAAGTTTACTCCAGGTGGCTGGCCTGAAAATGACGCACTCATTCCTAAATCACAGTTTGTCACTGAACGATCGGATCTCGCTAAACATTTTGAATACAAATATATCTTCATCTTGGACGGAAACTGTATTGCCTCCGCACATCAATGGGTATTTGGTTCAGGATCTGTTCCAATTATGGTTACCCATCCAAACAACGAGTATTGGTTCAAAAAGTACTTAGTTCCTATGGTTCATTATGTTCCAATTCAATACGACTTGAGTGATCTTCATGAAAAGATACAATGGCTTGTTGCAAACGACGATGAAGCCCAAAAGATCGCAAGGAATGCGATGAAGTTTTCCAAGACTGTCTTCTCAGCCGAGTTTCAGAAGGCGTATGTAGAGTCAGAAGTCAATCGTATTCTTGGTGGTAGCGATTCTCTCTTGAGTGCTCGTTTCCATACAAAGTGTTTAATCCCAAATGACATCAATGAGCACCTACCCATTCTCTACGCGTATGCGAAAAAGTGTTCATCGGTTGTAGAATGTGGAATTCTAGACGTTACTAGCTCGTATGCATTTGCGAATGCACTCATTGGAACTCCGGACAACTCATTAACAATGATTGATCCTAATCTCTCTGAGAAGATTGAGCCATTCTTAGACATTTGTAATCGAGAAAACGTCAATGCAGTGTTTTTGTATACAAGTAATTTAGCATGTGAACCCATTGAAACAGATCTTTTGTTTATCGATTCATGGCACGTCTATGCGCAGCTCAAGAGAGAGCTAGCGCATTGGCATGCGAGTGTCAAGAAGTACATTCTTATTCATGATACGACCGTGGATGAATGGTATGGTGAATCAGTACGAGGAAACGCAGATGCTCAACAACAGAGCCGCGAAACAGGTTTCCCTGTTAATGAGATTCAGAAGGGAATATGGCCTGCGATTACAGAGTTCTTGGAACAGCATCCAGAGTGGCAAATCATTGAACGTCGCACGAACAATAATGGACTTACTGTTCTTTCAAGGGTGAGTTAGTGAATATTTTATGAAGTGGAAATCACCCCAATCCGGTCCTTCTTTATAGTTGTTCTCAGCCCATGCAAAAAGGTATTTCTTTCCAACCCTTTGTGGGAACGGAGACCACACACCAAGCTTGCATGTGAAAATAAGATTCATAAGGCTCATTTCATTACACATAAAAATAGGGAACTTGTTCATAGTCTCTTCCAGTTCAGCAAACGTAACTTTAGTACCGATCAATGCAGTATCAAATACAAAGATTGGATTATTAAAATAATGAAGATCGCAAATCGATCGTGAATATTCTTCAAACAACTTGTTCGTCACTTCAGGATTTGCTACCAAATCCAATTGACGTCCAAATCTAGATCCGTTATCATAGGGATCTGAATCATCTGGTGCTAGAAGACGTCCCTTCCATGGCAAATCAAGTAGAGGTCGTACTTCATCAAATACACGAAGACCTGCGTCTATGAATACAACACGCTCCCATTGTCGGAAGTAGTTTGTAAATACTTGTAATTTGTCCCATTGATAGAGTTTTCCAAAGTGGCGGTTGTCAGGCATAGCCTTAATCGGATGTTCACGAAATTGTTCAAGTAGAGTATCTGTATTTATATGTGAGACTGGATATATCCGAACACCTCGTATAGGGTCTGGTATAAAATCAACTGCAATGAGAACAATATCTCCATCCCACTTTCCATGTACCTGGAGTTCGCGGATTGTTCGGACCGCCTTTGACTGATAGGATTTATCTGTCAATGTCACAAATACAGTCGACATTTCTTAGTCATAAGGTTATAATTACAAACGACCATACGCAAATTTAAGTATGTAGGGTTTTAGGGATCGGAGTTCGTCTAACCTCTGTGATTCACGGTATTTGTGATTATTTGGATTTATATCGGTTTCGAAAATAGACCCGCACAGAGATGGAAGTACGGTAACATCATTAAAAACACAATGCACTGGAAGTATTCGTTCCATAGCTTGATTCCATAAATGACTATTTACTTGATTGACTACAGAGTGTGGGAATAGTCGATCAGCAATATCCTTTCGAATCAAGAAAGCTGGACCATACACTCCTTTGTTATACTCGAGTTTGAATTGATTAACTTTCTCTTTGAAGAAACTGTTGTAGTACTCTTCAAAATCATGTAAAGCAGGCGGTCCTTCGAAATGATAAATTGGTTGGAATTCGGTAGTAGGGTCTATCTCTGGAAGCTTGTGTAAAACAACCATACTGTCATGGAGTATATATGCATGATCTGTTGTTCCACGATCAGCAAATATGCGTGCAGCACCGGTTGTTGCACGACCTGGATTATAGACCATATCGGCGTCGTATACTTGTCTGAGAGGCAAGCTGTCTTTTGCGATCACAAATATTACAGGAGCCTCTGGGTAAAAAATGCGAATACTATGATAACATTTATAGGTTATTTGTTCCTGTTCTGGAGTATCCAATTTTACAGGTATAACAAAACTCATTATTTAGGATGATGGTTTATAGCAAAACCTGTTTAACGCACGAACCATACATCCTAAATATGTATCTTTAACTACGGGAGCAAACTTCTTATTCCATTCGTCAATCGTGTATTGACTTCCCATACTGGTATTGCATCGACCACAAATAGGAACTAGATTATCAAGTGTAGTTTTTCCCCCTCTGCTTTCTGGTATATTGTGACCACATTGGTAATCAAAGACGTTAATTCGATTGGTACACCACACTACTTTACACTTACTATCAAATTTCTGCCCTATGTTTTGGATCCATACCTGTTCACGTAAGGCTTTAGGGATTGTAGCTTTGCGAGTTGTGGGTTTTTTGAACAAGGTTGACATTTTAAAGTGAGGTGAATAGCTCATTGTTGATTAAGCCACATAGGCTCTATATTGGTTGACTTGGAAAGGAGTTTGAATTCCTTGTATGGGTCCCATTGGATAGGGCGAAGGATTCATATGATTGGTTTGTTGATCGTAGGATGCATCCTCCACTGCAATCGTCTTTCCAATCTGTGTTCGGTCTAAGAATTCAGGTTGAAATCGTTCACGCGATTTCATCAACACCAATGAAATCACAAGCACTCCAGCGGCAAGTAAGATCCAAGCTTTCATTGTTTAAAGCGTGTGAAAAAACGTATAACTTTCCGTCTACATCAGAGAACAAGTATGGAGCAAGACAAGGCACTTGAAATGATTCGTATCATGGTAGGACGACGTGGACTCGACACTCGTACTGAACGTGTCACGACTGAAGACATTGAACGAGTTACATTGTATACAGTCGGTGGGATCTTGGTAATCTTTAGTCAAAAGGAGAAAGGACTGTTGGAACGTGATATACGTCTCTTTGTAGAGTTTGCATCGAACCACGACTACTCCAACGGTCTCATTATTGTATCGTTAATGCCACCCTCAGAGAACGTGCTCAAAGCCGTCAAACAGCTCACCAAAGACAACAACATTCAATTCTTTCACATTCATCAACTCAAGTTTGATATTACAACACATCGTATGGCAATGCCTCATCGTATTCTTAAGGAGAATGAGAAGGAAGGAGTGTTCAAGCAATACAATATCGTAAACCCTCGCGATCAATTGCCTTGGATTGATTCTCAAGATTCCATGGTGAAATGGATTGGAGGAAGACCCAACGATATCATTGAAGTGACGCGACACAGTGATGTAGCTGGCCGGCAATTGTATTATCGGTATTGTGTGCCAGACGTAAATATTGCATGAGAATAATGAACGCATTGCGAACGGCCCACCAGAATCAATTGAATGAATATGAAGCTCTTATCGAGACTGCGGTTGCGAACCGAGATTCATCGAAACTTCAAGATATCCGAACGATGAACAATGCCCTAACGGATCGATTGAATACAATGATCCAACAACTTGTCATGATGAAGAATAACTATTCAGCTGAAGATGAACTTCAGGCATTGTTGGCTGACCTTCGTCAAATCCAACGCGATTACAATGGACTGATCAAAGAAACAGATACTCTTGAAACCTTGCGTCGTATTCGTCAACAGGAAGACGTCTCTATCAAACGTGAACTGTATTGGTATTTAATTGTATTTGTCTTCATTGCAATACTCTTCATTGCCTATCTAATCTTCTATGGAAAGAGAGCGGCGACGGCACCGATTGCTAACACAGTTCCCAGTAGCCCAAACTTAACATAGTAGGAAGACATATCCATAGGCACTTCCTTTTCCGCTAGCTGTTCGGTCTCCAAGGTATCCTGTAGTTTAGGACCTTGTTCACGAACCTTTTTAAGTTGCCCCTGCATCTTCACTAATTCTGGATTTGTATCAGAGTACTCTTTAACAAATTGAGTAATATAGGCACTGTCTTTTGCAGCTGCCTGTTCGAAGGTTACAATGTAGTCATCCAACCACTTTTTAAAGACAAGTGCATTTTCCCTTGCGGTCGTGCTCCCATTGAACTTATATTCGAGCATGGAGGTTTTGAATTTCCCAAGCATCTTCTCAAACTCTGGATCCATTATCTTGTTGAATAGTAAACAAAATGCCTGTATCTTCCTATTTAGAACTCAATACTCCTCGACATGCTCGACTCACAACCGATGCGTCGGAACACACACGCTATGTGCGAATGGCTGCAACCGTCGCACCGTATATCAGTGATGGTGTCGCCGCAGCACCTCGACTAGGATGGAAATCACCTAGTCTGTCAACGGAAGCACGTTTGATTGCTCCTCTGTATGGCATCCTCAACGGTTTTCTCCCCAATCGTAGATAATAAGGGCGATGACTAGCACTGGATCAACAGGAACATCCAACGGATTTGGAGGAAACAATACAGTATGTCCTCCTGGATTTGAGAGAGGCCTACTGTTTTCATGTCATGTAAAGTGTCCACCAGAGTTCAAATATTTAGGAGAAGCGACCAATACCATCGCTCCTGGAAGTGATAAATGTGTACATATTCTACGAAACAATCGGTCTGTAACATTGCAAGCCTTACCTGCACTCCCTATGGGAGAAACTCCTTCCGATACGTATGCTAGCGAATTAGAACGTGTACTCAACACTGCTGAAGAATTGAAACTCAAGGTCAAACAAGATGAGGAAGAAGAACGAGAATTATTAAACTTTAAAACACAACGACAGACACAAGAGTTAAACTATACTAATTTTAAAAGTAGTCATGCAGCCTACACCTCTGCCCAATTCGGAGTCCAAGCCCTTCAAGAGATCACAGATACCTTGAAACCTATGCGTGCCAAAGTTGCTCCTGGAGCGGCTATTGAATTGGAACGAAGGACCCTCTTAGAAACCCATGGATATTCCCTCTTCCTTGTCCAACTCGCATTGGCTATTCTAGTTGCTTCCTTTGTTTCGTATTTGACACTGCCTACCGACTACGCACACGCAATCACGTTTCTCTTACTGTGTACAGGAATTTCGGTTGGTTTCTTTCTAGGGAAATGAGTAATGGGAGCTGACTTTAGCCGATTTCCGAAATGTCCGACTCCGTTCGAGAGTGCTGGAAACATGATATGTGTGATGCCATGTCAAGTGGATAAGGGATTTGAACGTCGCTATGAGATGGGGACTGCCAAATGTGTTTACAAGTCTGATCCAGCCTACTCTCTGACTGTGAATGTCTTAGGAGCTCCGTTCTTCAAAGGGACAACCCTTGACGAACTTAAAACTGAAGACGTGAAGATCCATGCAGACTTTGTCAAAGAACAAGATCGTGTCAACAATGAATTTAACGTTCTCTATGCGAACATTGAAAAGAAGAAAAAATTGAACGATGCATTCATAGCCTTACAAGCAGCTGAGAATGCACGAGATACTGCACCTGACGCCTATCGGATTGCACGAACTCTCTATTATACCCTATTGAAAGGAGAGGACTGGAAAAATGAAGAGAAGGAACGTATTAGTAAAGCTGAAGTAGACCCTCTAATCGTCGAATACAAGAAAAATCGAGACAGCGCATTGACTAAATACAATGATCAACGCAAGACCGTTGAAGTAGTGACTGGACTCAAAGACAAGGTCTTATCCTTGAAAGACGAATTCAAATACTCAGTCGACACCTTCACACATCAATTGGACAAGGTTCAGACTGCAATCAATATGGAACGACGTGGACGTGATACTGAAACCAAAGTAGATCCTTGGTCATGGTTTGATCTGTTCTTGAATGGCGCAATCGTACTAGGATTGCTGTATGCGGTTTCAGTCTTGTATTCAAAGATTTTCCGAAGACCTGCTACAACACTACTCATTCAACAACAAGCATATCCGCGGTAGACTATCTCGATGACAATCTACGAAGACAATAATGGAAATTACTGACCCTCGCACTGTAGTTGATTTTCAAAAGACTACGTTCTGCGGACATCCACGAGCCCATGTAGTGAAGGTTCTCCTTCAAAACATTCAACTCGGACATGCAGATTATACATGTTATTGGTCTTTGGAACTCTTATGTTCTGGACTGGTACATACGCTTTGGATGGCGTTGTTTGAAGGAGCTGCACTTCATGTCAACCGAGCCAATCCAAATATCTTTTTATACTTGGCCAATGCCTATGAGAATTACGCGACCATTGAGACTAGATATGCCCTTCGCGAAATGACCTCCATTCGAAACAACTTGGAAGTTCGTCAAAAGATCTGTCAAGCCGCTTCGGTTGTCTCGATGTGTCGTAAGAACAAGCTGCCTTCCTTACCGACGATCAAACCACTTCATGACTTTGATCCAGTGACTATTCAAGAATCGCTAAAGGCTCCTTCGACACTCTATGGAAAGTTGGTGTTGCGAAAAGATGATCCACTGACAGTTGCAGTGCCTCTCAATGAATTTGTGTATTGTCTACGCCAAGACGTTCGTGATACAACACGTGCCTTGTATTGGATGTCATGGGTCTATGCATTTGCTCGTGAACATAAAAAACAGAGTAAATTGATCTTACCGTTTGCCAATCGATCGGATACCTATGTGTCCATTGACCACGGTACACATGTCGTATGGATTTTTTGGGATGCCATTCAAAAACAAGCACAACCGGTCGCACGAGCTACCATTGAAGCCTTGTATCGAATGTATTGCCTTCGTTGGTCTCCTAGTGATGCAAAAGCCCGTCAATCTCTGATGATTGCAGCAATCGTTTTGGTGTGCGAAGGTCCGTCCATGGACACAACGCCAGTCTCTGGAGAAACACTTGCGGTCTCTACAGTCTTGAATGGTATTCCTGCGTGGTTAGATGCAATTACACGAATGCAGAAGAGTTTTTCTAACTAAAGACTATGGACACGTTTACTGTACTGTTTTGGGCGTTTACAGTGACATTCATTTCTTCATCTGCATATTTACTACCGTCTAATAAGAATCCATTACTGTATACTCAGATTGCCTCTGGACTTGGCATATTCGCAATGAGTAAGATTGGACGTACGTTCTTGGGACTAGAGTAAAAACGGATGAACCTTTTCTAATTGACACTCCTTAAATGATCCCTGAACTCTCTGCTTCTAAAGTTGCTGGCTTTATCGGTCTCCACAAGTATCAATCCGCACATGAAATTGCGTATGAACTTCTCTGTAAAGATCTGGTTGGAAAGACACGTGTAGCCGAATTGGAGAAAGCACACAATCTTCGTCCCTATTCCAAGTTGGTCAATGAAGTTCTCCATGAATTTCCGATTATGGACATTGTACAATCCGGTATCAAATCCGCTCAAAAGACTACCAATGTTCAAGAAGTGCTCAAGGAAGTCGAAGCTCAAGCTGGATTGGTCTTTGATCTTCGTAGAGACACATTACCTCCAGATCTTAAAGCACGATTGGTAAGTGAAGTTCGTGGTCAAGTTGCTAAACAGCGTGGACTAAACAATGAAGAGAAAATCTTAGACACCTACGAGACTGTAAAAGAGGTCAAAGTCACTGAACGAAATACCAAGACGATCAAGAAAGACTTTGGAACCTTCAAGTTAGTCGGTCGATGTGATGGATACGTTGCGTCTGAAAATCGTATTGTAGACTCCAAAGACCGAACACGTGTCTGGGCTGAAGTACCACTCTACGATGAAATTCAACTACGCTGCTACATGAACATGTATAATGCAGAAGAGTCTGAATTGATTGAACGATTTCCAGACCGAACCACACGGCATACCAAGTATCTGAACAACCCTGAAAAGTGGGGAGCCATCGAGAGTGAAATACGTCGTGGAGTTGACAAGTTGAATGTCGCACTTCACGATGAGGAAGAGTTAAAACGTATCGTTTTCGCGAACGGTGTACAGATTCAAAGTAATGGAAGTAAAGATAGTTCCTACAATTCCACACGAATGGGCTAAGCGGCGTGGAAAGAGCTATGAAACACAGTTCATCTACCTAGGCTTTAGTCGATACGATACGCATCGAAAGGTAGTGTCCAAGTTTACAACCGACGAAGATCGTATCACGTATTCGGAAGCACCGTGTACAAACACCGTGTTTTCGCGTGGATATTATACTGAGCATGCAACGGTGACAGTCTATTCGGAAGCACCTCGCATATGGTCTGAAGAACTCTCACCTGGAGAGGTTCACTTCTTTGTCCAGCAGCCACAACAGACTGATTGAACCTGTTTGAGAATAGGAGACTTGGAGGCAAGAACTGCGGCTTCTACAATGACTGGCACAACTCGGTCAACTGTGAAGTAGAGTGCTTCTTTTTCCTCTGTAGACTTGTCTGAATCGTGGATACAAATACGAAGAATGGATTGGAGTAATTCAAGTTTCTCTTTTCCTTTGAGGTTTGCGATCTGCTCAACTTCCTTTGCAACCCGAATGGTTGAGCCGACGAGATTGTTCAAGTCTAACTTGCCTTTGAGTGCGTTGTACACAGCGTCCTTAGTAGCATGAAGTGGATTGGACTGCATTGCGGTTTGTTTTCTCACCACAAAAGATCGTAAGCAAATAAAGATGGATCTACAAGAGATCTTGACGGTGGCTCTGAGCACCTTAATCGTAGTGGTTCTTTCACACATCGCAGTCTTTTGGGTGGTTCGAACGATGTACCCACCTTCAGTTCCAGTTGTACCACAACCGCAACCTGTTTTCACACCTCCGCCGATAGTAGAACAACATGTTACCCTTCCAACGTATGAAGCGCCTGTACCCACTCAAGCCCCTAGTGAAAAAAGGGAAGGACCCCCTCCCGCTGAAAGTACCTCAATACGTAGGGACACCGGGGTGGATATGCCTAACCCACAATGAACGGTCTGAACCTATTGCTCTCTTTATTGATGCAGCAGAGACAGTGACTCCACTTCCTCTTATCTTGGATGAACGGCTCTTCTCGGATACGGTCCTTCGAGTTACACGACTTTCCAAAGACATCTTTTTAGTGTGTGATCTACGATATTTGAACGGTCTCTGTGTCTTTGACACGATGAGCTACACGAAACGACAAGAAACAATTGCAAGTATGTTAGATCTCTTTCATCATCCAGACCTGACTGCGTTAATTAGCTACGATGGGGTTCCAGAAAATACATCCATTCGTGGGTATGAAACCTACGATATAGTTCCAGGAACGTTGGGGGTATTTATTCCCACAGATACATAAATGCCAGGATGTTCAGCAATGGGTGGCAGACGCAGAAATAAGAAGACACTGCGAGGTGGTAATTTTGTTGGAGTAGGTGCAGCAATTTCACCAGGCGTACTTGAACGCACAGCAGTTCCAAACGATGCATATACCTCAGGTGGTCAAAATCTAGGACCTGATCCAGGAGCACCTAATGGAACTGGAATGAGTGGTGGTCGTAGGAAGACCAAGGGAAAACGCAAGGGTAAGAAGACACGACGCTCAACAAAGCGTAAAAATCGTCGTGCATTCAAGGGAGGTGCAGGGGTTGTCAACTCTGCAGGAGTAGGGTATGGTTATTCACAGGGTGGAAGTGAATGGGCTTCAGGATCTGGATATCCGGTCATTGGTGGATACCCATCTAGAGTTGGCGGAGCTCCTATGAACGAAGCCGGCGTTCGTACAGCCTAAAAACTGCATCGGCATAGACATACGGCATATAGTCTGGATCATTGGTAACAATTTGAGGTCCACCATACAACATTGTCGTTAACAACATGTTCTGCATCTCAAAAGCAAGCTGAGTGTAGCGCGTCCATTCTGACCATACAGCATAGACAGTCATTGCAGACGAAATAATACCAAAGAGATCGGTTTCTCCACAGAGAACCAAAAAACAAGTAACGATCGGTGCAACAATCATCTCATTCACTCGCATAACTGTATCGAGCCATGAAGGCGAATTACATTTCGTGCGAAGACGAATATATTCTTCAGCGGTATGAAACGGATTACGCTTCATCGTAGGCCTTAATTGTTATTCCACCACCTGGAAATTTGAGGATCTCAAACGTTGTCGCATCGATGTATGTGAGATCTGTACGGTCTGTAATACGGATCAATTGACTGACAAGATCATAGGTAATCACATTGCCTACGACGAGATACTTTTCAAAGGTGCGAGTTAAGTCGATTTCACTCTCTTTATCGCCTACCCACAGCCAAGGACATTTTGCAGAGACATCAAACGGTGTGTGTGTCCATTCAGTAGGGATTTCTTCGCCTTCATAGAGGACCACACACTTCTTCTGTCCAGTTGAATTGATCCATTCTTCAATATAAACACAGTCCTCTGGAACACGTTTGTCAGTGACAAGAACTTGAATGGAAACAGCACTACAGAGGTAATAGCGTGTCTGGGGACGGTGTGTCTCGAGACGAGCGTATCTGCAACGAGTGTAGTGGGCTTTTAAGAGTGTATAGAGCCGAGAGAGTCCAGTTGCCAACGTAAATGCACATGAGAGTAAGAGACCGAACATTTGATTATAGAGTTGAAAAGCGTTTAAACTTTTTATCCGTTTTTACAGATTGACGAGCCACGCTATTGGAAGCTTCAGGAAGATCGGTTTCACGTGCGTCTGTGTCTACAAACGTCTCTTTGAACTGAGCCAATACAATCGCGTCAAATCCAGTTCCAATGGCAATCGCAGTTGCAAGTGCAGTAATCAAGAAAGGAGTTGCAACCACGAACCAAGAGACCACGGTTAATCCTACACCACAGAATGTGTCCAACACAAGAACAATTGCAGCTCCGAAGAAAAGTTTGAGTGTAAAGGTTACCCATAGTCCAAGAGACATATCCAGTCCCAATTGAACGACAAGAAAGATCAAATACAAGAGAGCAGGTGGACATAAATCTTCTATAAAACGCATCTTCAGGTATTACAAGTAATCAAGAAAAAGATGGACGATGCAACGATGGTCTCTCAATTAACAGGATGTTCTCAGGAAGAAGCTTCACGTGCATTGTTGATGTATGAAACAGTAGTCGATGCAGTGGAATCACTTCTTCCTCCAGCTCCAGTCGTTTCAGGCTCCAAATACATTCCTTCTAAACCCATTGTAGAGACTGGACTTTCAGCCGAACAAAAAGAACTCTGTGAACGCGGACGATGGCTTCAAGGTAAGATTAACGCTGTATTCTCAGTCGCCCATTCGAAAACCCTATCCCAGCAGGACGACCTGACGGAGGTTCACGAACACGCCCAGGTTCCGCCGGTTTCGCCGGTTGAGAACTCTGAATCGTCTCCGATCGAACTACCACAGGATGCCGTTGCGCAAATTGTTCTACCAAGCCTGAAATCCGAGACGCTTCTGCAAAGAGATCCATCCCCTCAATATGTTGTCTCGAATGTTCTGCTCGCTCAGAATAGACAGTTTCATTGTCCAACGAACGAATTGCAGTAACCCATTCATCAATGGTATCACGGTCACATCCAATCCCTACAGGTTGTATCCATTCGTGCAATCCTTCTGTGCTTCCACCTGGATACACTGAATTTGGATTAGGTTTTGAGTAGATCACCGGAATTCGGTTGAGCATTGCTTCCACTGCAATACGACCAAAACTCTCATAATAACTTGGAACTAATAAGATCCGAGTTCGTTTGAGAACTGCTCGAATGTCATCGTTGAAGGGAACCCATTCTACATTCGACGGAGCTGGTGGAACTTGACGTTCACCGTAATAGGGTAGGACACCTAAAAACCTGCGTTCAGGGAGTTTACGCGCCATATCCAAGAACTGATGTACTCCCTTATTGACATTTGCATTGACCAACGTAATACAGTCTCCTTTGAAGGGTTCCAAGATCTCAATCTTATTTCGGTGCATCAAGGGACGAATGTTTTGAGTTTCTTGAATTTGAGAGGGCCAAGGAACAATGTTCTTTCGATACTGAACTTCCATAATCGAATTAATGAACAACAGTAATTCAGACCAATCGTTCTTACCGTTCATTCGAATCGTATTGTAATTACCATCATAATGACAGGTAGCTATAATAGGGCGATTGTATCCTCGTGAATTGATCTTACGTACATCCGGTAAGACAGGTGCATGAGGACAGATCCAAACGTTCGATGTATCTAAGAAGGATGACGCAGCCGTGTAATGTAAAAATCGGAAACCACGGTACTCACCTCCGTTATACCCTTCTTTGGGAACTTTGATCGTCAAAAACACAATCATGTGTCCGCGTTTTTGAAGTTCAATGGCTAAATCAATGTCATGTAAGAATGCCCCACACAAATCAGGCATCCTGTTCGCAAAGAAGAGAACTTTCATTATAAGTATTTCATAGGAGTTTCAGTTGAAGTTCACGCGTTTCGGTTTTGAGAGACCAATCGTGTAGAATCACCTCCGCGTGTCCACTGTTCAACCCAATGGTTGACGTTCTTGTAATCATCTGCTTTGTAGCTGATCAAAGGTTGGTAAAAGTTAGGGATCATCTTATCCATGATGGTTGAGTTCTCTTTGCGATTACGAGGGGGTGCACTGCGAATGAGACCTGATTCATCATCGACTGCCATGGGTTCTCCACCTCCTAAGTTAGGAGTGGTTGCAAAGGGTCGTGCCCATAACTGTTTGGGTCCCTTCACGCGATGTGCACCCTCCATACCCCATCGGAGTTCAGTGTTTTCATCGACTTTGCAACCACCACCTGGCTGACCGTAACCTCCCATTGCGATCATTCCAGGCTGATCTGCCATGGCAGAGGCTGGATTGAGAGTGTCGGAGCACCCTGCAGTTATACCAGTCGTCTGACGAGTCATGGCATTCTTACTGGCGATCGCATTGGTATCTTCTTCATAGCTGTCCGCCTTGATGCGTGTCGGTGCGAAAAACCAATCGTATGTGTTTGTAGTATGGTTCATCTCTTACATTCAAACCTAGATTTATTCTCGCAAAACGGATTATAAAGCGCTACCTCTCACTGCTACAACCATGAATAGAATACTTCAACCGTGCGATTGGCACGAACACGATACATCAGGAAAATTTGTAGTGGATGTCTTTGGGCGAACCGATGAAGGCCATGTTGCATGTCTTCGCATTAAGGGATTTAAACCTTACTTCTATGTTCGCGGACGTAAACCTGAACTCTTAGGGGTTACGTGTACGAAAGTTACCAAGTATGATGTCTTTGCAGGATTTGAGGATTTGAAACAGATTGAAGTGTGGAAAGTCGTATGCGATACGAAAGCGAAAATGATGGAAGCCATCAAGAAGTGTGATGGATTAACCTATGAGAGCAGCTTGCCACCGTTCATGCGTCTCTTTCACGAGAGAGACTTGGGTCCTGGAAGTGCGATCACCTTCAAGGAACATCGGCTACAAATTCCAGCGGATCAAGACACGGATGAACCGCTGTACAATGTCAACCGTTTCTATACGTGCGATGTATCGGAAGTCTCTGCATCCACTGCAAACATTCCGTTGAAGGTCGCATGTTATGATTTGGAGATGTATTCGGAGTCCGGTCTCTTCCCACAGGCCAAGAAGGGTGATCCGATTGTCCAAATGGGTGTCTCCTATCGTTGGTCGGACAAGCTCTTGGAACCCATTCGACGTGTAGTCTATGTAGTTGGAACTGTAGACGATTCAGACGATGATACGAAATTTGTTGCGTGCGAGTCGGAGGAAGACATGCTCTTCAAGTTTGCCCTTGAGATCCGAACTCAGAACCCAGATGTGATGTGTGGATACAACACCTTTGGGTTTGATGATGCCTACATTGAAGATCGATGCAAAGAGTTGGGTATCTTGGACTTCATTGACTTGTCGCGAGTTCAGTCCAAGACCAAGAAAGGAGACTCGTGGGGCGTCAAGTTCAGTGAGACGAAGAAGTTCGAGTTGGCCTCTGGAAAGTATGACTTGAGGTTCTTGACACTGAGAGGTCGTCTAGGCTTGGACTTGCTCCTGAACATGCGCCGTGAACATTCGCTGGATAGCTTCAAGTTGGATAGTGTAGCTAGTACGTTCTTGCGAGACAAGGTGGTTCAGTATGATGGAGCCACAATCACAACCAAGTCTACACGTGGACTTCGTGTAGGAAACTACATTCGCTTTGACTTGGTCGGAAACACATCGGATCCATATCGAGAGGGAGAAAAGTTTGAAGTCATTGAGATGACAGGAAAGACCTTCAAACTCAAGTGTCCTTCCGATCTCTTTACTGACCTCTCTGAAAAGGACCGAAAGTCTCTAGAGTGGACCTTTACCAAAGACGATGTGGAACCTCACGAGTTGTTCCATCTTCATGCCCACGGTGGTTCAGCAGGACGTGCGAGGATCGCCAAGTATTGTATTCAGGATTGTGACTTGGTGTTGACGCTGATGTCCAAGCTCGACACATTGGTCAACGCACGTGGAATGGCAGACGTGTGTAAGGTTCCAATGGAGTATGTCTTGAGACGAGGTCAAGGGATCAAGATCTTCAGTGCGGTGGTCTATTACGCCTCTCAACGTGATCAAATTCTACGAACACTGTCTTCTTCAGATTCCTCTGAATTCGGAGATGGATATGAAGGTGCGATTGTCTTACCGCCCAAGATTGGAATGTATCTCGATCAACCTATCAGTGTGCTGGATTTCAATAGCTTGTATCCTACGAATATGATCAGCTACAATTTGAGCCCAGACACATTGGTGTGCAAACGCGAGTTTGACACTGAAGGAACTAAGATTGGACACGAAGGAGTGAAGATGGAAGAAGTGGCTGTCTTGAAGGAAAAGTATGTGTTGGAAGAAGTGGAGTATGATACGAAGGACGCAAAGGGAGTCATTACAGGAAAGACTATCTGCACCTTCGTTCAGCCTAACGATGACCCAATGACAGTCGGTGTTCTACCCAAGACACTCGACATCCTCCTCAAAAAACGGAAAGAGTTCAAGGAGAAGATGGAGGACCAACAATATGATGAGGCTCAGCGAAGTGTCTTCAACGGTTTACAACTTGCTTACAAGGTCGTTGCAAACTCTGTCTACGGTCAAACCGGATCCAGAACCAGTCCTATCCGAAAACTCTGTGTCGCAGCCTGTACCACAGCAGCAGGTCGAAAAGCACTCAATCTTGCAAAGACCATCGTTGAGACGGAGTACAAGGCAGAAGTCATCTACGGTGATACCGATTCAATCTTTATCCGATTCCCAACTCAAGATCTCGCCGAATCCATCGCTCTGGGTATCTCCGCAGGGAAACGAATTACATCCCAGTGCCGTAAACCATACAAGATTGCCTATGAGAAGACCTTCTTCCCATTCGTTCTCTTCTGTCGGAAGCGTTATGTAGGAATGATGTATGAAGAAGACGCAACTGCGAAGCCGAAACGCAAGAGTATGGGAATTGTCTTGAAACGTCGTGATAACGCTCCCATTGTGAAGGATGTCTACGGTGGAGCTCTAGACGTGTTGATGCAAGAGAAGGATGTGCGAAAGGCTCAAGCGTTTGTCACTCAGAAGCTAGTGGATGTCTTGGAACAACGCGTTCCACTCGAGAAGTTCATTATCAGCAAGAGTTTGCGAGATGATTACATCACAGCGGTTCCTGATGAAATCCGTGAATTTGTAAAGAATAATGAGAAGAACTGGTCTAATCATCCGCTCTATGCAGCGAAGGCTTCATTCCATGTGATTAAGGAGTATGCAGAGAAGTATGATTTGCAAATGCCAACCTCCTCTATCGCACATCGCACTCTTGCCGATCGAATGGAATCTCGCGATCCAGGGACAGCGCCTAAAGTAGGCGACCGTCTCCAGTTCGTGTTTGTGGCAGAGAACAAGGATAAAGGTAAACAAGGTGAACGGATTGAAGAGGTAGGGTATGTCAAGTCCAAAGGATTGACACCAGATACATCGTTCTACATTACGAACCAAATTCAGAATCCAGTGGCTCAGTTGTTCGCGTTGTGCATCCATCGATTGGATGGATACATTGCTCCACGTCGTCCAAGCTATACAACTATGATGGAACAAATGTTGGAAAAGTATGCAGGAGACGAAGAAGCTGCAACGATTGCAGTGCTCGGTAAGAAGGAGAAGCAGTTGGACAGTCTCATGTTCATGGGATCACCCTTACTCAGTAACATCCTTCGTCGTAAGACACGAGGTCCTATGGACGCATTTCTTGTCAGGAAGTAATGAACCTTTCATGGATTGCACTGAGTCTTGCGATAGTTGCTACATTTCCTCAGATGTATCTTACGATCTCTACTGGAACTCTTCGTGATTATCATCCATGGACACCGATACTCTCCTTGATAGGGAACTTTTTCCTTGCTCTACACGGTTACTATCGTAAGGATACTGCGTTGGTATTGTTTGGTGTGTGGTTCATGATGTATAACTCAATTCTTATTCACTATACTAACGACGCTTTGTAGTGAACAATTTCATAATCATCTTTTTCATTCCGCCTCCAGTCATTCCTAAGATTCCAGTAGAGGGAGGTGGCGCTTCATTGATAAAGAATGCATAGTAGGGATAGTAGAAGTATGGAAACCAGAAATTAAGAAATGCCCATCCGAACGATTGGAACTTTCGATACGATAACAATGCCGCACCTAAACTGAAGAAGATGGCAAAGAGAATTGAGAAGATAAGCATGAGTGTACCGTATGCCATCATGATTGGGTTCAAGGTTGCAGTTCCTTCAGTAGTCTTTTTGACTACATCTACATCGGCTGTTGCGCCTGCGCCAGCTCCTGCTGTAGTTCCTGTGCTTCCTGTAGTTCCTGTGGCTCCTGTTGCAGCGCTCATTTATGTTCTTACACGAGTGATTTTCGCAACGGACCCTCAGTCTAACTATGGAGGACACTGTCGGACCCCTAGAGTTAGTCCGCGATGTGTTAGAGACAAGTAGAACCTTTTATCAAACGATACGATACCTTGATGGACATACACGCAATCAAGTGGTAGCACTTCATGAACGCAATGCAAATCTTGCACTTACAATTATCAATCGATGGATTCAACAACCTGTTCGAACTACGATGGTCATGAATTTTCCAATTGACCTAAGTGGTTCCTTTATGGATCCTATTTCAGTATTTCCTACCGAAGCTCAAGTGACTGCCGCGACTGAAACACGTTCAAACCTAGTCGATACTCAATGTTCGATCTGTCAAGAAACAACTACAAGTGGGTTAGCCATTCGTCACTGTGGTCATTGCTTTCATTCAACGTGTATTCAACAATGGTTTACCTTGAACCCTCGGTGTCCAGTGTGTCGATATGATATACGTGATTTTCAGCCAAACGCACTAGTAGAACCTAATGATCATAGCGTGCACTCCGACGCATAATCGTCGGTGGACGTGGGAGTTCTCAAAAACCTGTATGCTGTCTCAGACGATGAAACCAGACCGTTGGATCGTTCTAGACAATTCAAGTAGACCTGAATATGATTGGTCGCCAGCGAAGGAACTTCCATGGGTTGATTATGTTCGTGTAGAAGGAGATCGATCGATTGGATCCCTTCGTACTCAATGTTTGAAACTCGCATTGGAAGCAGGAGCAGAGTATATCGTGTTTTGGGACGACGATGATTACTATCCTCCTACTCGAATTTCAACGGGAGTCAATGCGCTACTGACCAAATCGACTGCAGACATTGCTGCATCCAGTCGTATGATGCTCTTGTTGGTTCGTGAAAACGTGATGTTAGAAACCGGACCGTTTGGAGACTCGCATGGAACTGCTGCAACCTATACCATTCGCAGACGCTATGCGGAAACGCATACATTCCCAGATGCTCGACGTGGAGAAGAGCTTGGATTTACAAATCAATGGACTGCCTCTATGGTCCAAGTTCCTTCAGAAGAAACGATTGTCGTCATTGGACACGGACGCAATACAGTCGACAAGTCAGTGATCTTACAAACTCCTCATATTTACAACGCAAAAGTGGTTAATTCGACAAACGGCAAGATGTGGATGCGGATGCGTTGGCCAGTTCCATGGGATCTTTTTCAATCCACATTTTTTGCCTCAAGATGTGACCAACCTCAAGAGAACACTCCGAAGGTGCAGTCGCGGTTGGCAGAGCATCAGATTCGCCATACTGAAGAAACTGCAGCATCCTCCGAACATCGTGCTTGAAACGTTTCGCGAGAGCCGCAACATCTTGATCAGGGAATAACGGTTTTAAATCCATAGGCTTCGGTGGAAAACAACGAAGTACTTCAATACACTCTTTTTGCTTCATGACTTTAGGGATTTCATTACAGGTCATAATGACAGGAATTTTGCGATCCGGTCCAATCATCCATTCAACTAATTTACGTTGAGCATGTGGATCTGAACCATCCATTTCATCTAAAATCAAACACGTGGGCTTTTTATCTCCTCGAATGAGGGATGCAATGCTTGTGAGATGACGACAGGATTGAATCAGTACCTCTACATCTGTAAAACTTCGCATCGATCGACTTGCATTGAATTCCAAGGTTTCATAACCACAGGTGCGCGATGCAGCCAAGGCAATGGAGGTTTTTCCAATTCCTGGCGGTCCGTGAAGAAGGAGTGTATGTGGATAGGTCTTGGATTCCAAATAGGATCGAAGCCTTGTTTTCACTTCAGTATGTCCCAATACATCGTCTAAGAATTCAGGTCGTCGTGTTTCACTCCACATGCCTTGTCTTCGTAGGAGTCTAGAAAATGCTTGCTGAGAACAAGATAATGGATGTTCCACGTCATGTGTTAAGGACGTATTTCAAAGATACAAAGTTTCCACTGATTCAACATCATGTGGATTCGTTCAACGATTTATTGGATGTGGGAATACCTACCTTCATTCGTGCAAGTAATCCATTTGAACTTGAGGTGTCTGGAAACCGAATGATCCGAGTGTATATTGGAGGAAAGAACGGAGACCAACTCCGGTATGCGTCTCCTACAGAAGACGATGGAACTGCAGTCGTGCCACATTCGTGTCGATTGGACAATCGTACCTATGCAATGTCTGTCTTTGCCGACATAGAGATTGAGTATACCTTTCCGGATCAAACCAGTGATACTAAAATATTCAAGAACATCTTGATTGGCAAGATCCCTTTGATGCTTCGATCTCGGTTGTGCTACTTGACTGGCTTGAACAATTATGAAATTGGTGAATGCAAGTTTGAATTAGGCGGCTACTTTGTGATTGATGGAGCTGAGAAGGTGCTTCTTACTCAAGAGTTGTTGGGCAACAATATGTTTGCTGCAGGCACTCGTAAGCGTAAGGCACCTAAGGGCACAAAGGCTACGTTGGTCCAATCGGATGAACCCATTCTCTTTGAAGATGTGGCAGATGAAGATACAGAATACGAAGAAGTGACTGAAACCTATGTCAGTTTCAAGTCTATTTCTGAAGACGGAGTTCGTGGTCCCTATTCACACTTTATGACCATTCCTTCAGAGACGTTCAGCTCAACTGCATCCAACGGAAACATGGGACGTGATAATCGTCTTGCAATGATGAACTTACGTGGATTCTCTCAACCGGTTCCACTCTTCAGTCTCTTTCGTGCACTAGGAATTACATCGGATCGTGATGTATACGACACCGTTCTTGCAGGTATTCCAGACAAGGACCGAACTGCCTACGATGAGATTTTGTATCAATTGATTTTGTCTCATGACAAGTTCCTTGAAAAGCAGGGAACTACAGATCTTGACATCTTAACTCAATTCACTCGAAGCAAATCACGCTTTGAAATCATTGTTGCGCTACACGATAGTCTGTTTTCCAACGTAGAAGCTTCGAATGATGATACTGGTGGACTGTTTCGCCGAAAAGCGTATATGTTAGGACTTGCACTTCGTATTGGATTGGACATTGAATTAGGACGCAGACCTCCTACCGATCGAGACAACTTACAGTTCAAACGCTTCAAAACCTCTGGAGTGTTGATGTTCGAAGAGTTCAAGCGAGTGTATCGAGAGATTGGGAAGGAAATGCTCTTGAGAATGGATCGATCCAATACCTTCAACTCCAGTACCTATCGAGACAAAGGACTTGTCAACTTGGTCGAACCTGAAACCATTGGAAAGTTCTGGCGAAGTTGGTCTCTCTTGAAAGAGTTTAGCAAATCCTTCAAAGGTCAATGGGGAGGGCGTGTAGGTATTTCTCAAGAACTCATGCGAGTGTCGTATTTGTCCACCGTTCATCATCTTCGTAAAACCGATCTTCAAATTGATAAATCCACCAGCACTGCTCCTCCTCGCAGATTGTATGCGTCTCAATTTGGATTGATGTGTCCAGTCGACAGCCCAGATGGATCGGACATTGGATACAAAAAGTCATTGACCTTGATGGCTCAAGTCTCCACTGCATTTCCAAGTGATGAAGTGAAGAAACAACTGTTGGAAACAGGAATGGTTCGACCCTTGGAAGACGTACATCCATCCACATGGAAACCTCAATGGACCAAACTCTTTATTAATTCAGACTTGTATGGAGTCTGTCTTGGGAATACTGAAGAACTTCATGCAATCCTTCTCAAGGCTCGTCGCACTGGAGTACTTGCTCCTTCCGTTTCATTAGCCTGGATGCGATTGAACAATGAGTATCGTATTTTCTGCGATGCTGGACGTCCCATTCGTCCAGTCTATCGTCCAGGTGTGACACTTGAACAAGTGCGTGCTACAAAGTCTTGGACTGAGATCACACAACTCATTGACTATATTGATGCAGCTGAATCAGACTCCATTCGTATCTCAATGGTTCCGTATCATCCACGTCTTCCGTCTGAGATCCATATGACCTTCAATCTATCTGCCTTAGCCAATATGGTTCCGTACTCTGATCACAATCCAGGAACACGTTCAGTGTTCAGTATCGCTCAACAGAAGTCTGCAGCGTCGTGGTATCATACGAACTACACAAAACGATTTGATACGATTGCTGAGTTTCTAGCATTTCCTCAAAAACCCTTGTCTCAAACGTGGATCTACGAAGAGATGATGGGGCGAGGCGGTTGCCTTCCTTACGGAGAGAATGCGATTATCGCCATCACGATGTACGGAGGAAACAATCAAGAAGATTCAGTGTTGATGAACGGATCCTCCATTCGACGTGGTATGTATCAGACCATGTACTATCACAGCTACGATCATGCAGAAGAAATCTTAGATCAGGGACTTCAAACTCATACTCAGATTTCAAACCCTCTGAAGAAGGAAACGGTCAAACGCAAAGATGGATTTGACTATGAACAGTTGGACGATGATGGAATTATCAAACTCAACACGATTGTCACCGATACCACTGTCTTACTGGGAATGTTGTCTCCGACCACAAGTCCAACTGGAACTGTCTTGGGCTATCGTGATGTTTCTGTGACTCCCAAACGAGGACAAGTAGGTCGTGTGGACGGTGTCTATCGGTATGTAGCAGAGACCGTTACAGGTCCCAATGATACAAAACTCTATTTGCGTGGAGTGAAAATCCGTATTGTGGAAGATCGATTTCCAGTGGTAGGCGATAAGATGTCTAGTCGTCATTCACAGAAAGGAACCGTCGGTCAAATTATGAATGAAGAAGATATGCCATTTACATCTCGTGGTGTTCGTCCAGATTTGATCTTCAATCCTCACGGTATTCCTACACGTATGACGGTCGGTCAGTTCTTGGAAGCCGGAACAAACAAGTTAGGAATTGAGTTGGGTTCATTCGTCGATGCAACTCCCTTTACCGTGAACAATCGAGTCCAAGATCTCAAAACGCACTTGCTTGAACTTGGATTTGAACCTCAAGGACATGAAGTGTTGTACAATGGAATGACAGGCGAACAGATGGATGCAGATATCTTTATGGGACCCATCTACTATCAACGTCTCAAGCAAATGGTGGATGATAAGATTAACTACCGAGATACTGGACCCAAGACTTTGTTGACCCATCAACCGACCCAAGGACGATCCAATGAAGGCGGTATGCGTATCGGAGAAATGGAACGTGATGGTCTGATTGCCCATGGTATGTCCAAGTTCATCCGTGAGAGTTTCATGGAACGTTCGGACGGAGCAACTGTGGAGTTTGATAAAGAAACTGGACGCATTGATACGTCTCGTGATACGTTAGAAATACCCTATTCAATGGCTCTTTTTACCAAGGAACTTGAATCGATGCACATTCAAGTCAAACTAAATCCGGCGGTTTAAAGATAAGATGCGTGGAGAGAGTATGTCAGATCACCTTTACGTCACAAAACGCGATGGAACTCGTGAACCGGTTAGCTTTGATCAGATACTCCAACGGCTCCAAAAACTTGCCAAGGGATTAGACCATGTGAACACCGATTTAGTCACACAAAAGGTTTGCTCTCAAATCGCAGACGGTATCAAGACTTCTGAATTGGATGAATTTGCAGCCGAAACCTGTGCGATGATGCAAGCACGCAATCATCCAAATTATGGTAAGCTTGCAGCACGCATTGTCATTGACAATCATCAGAAGTTAACACCGTCCACTCTCAAAGAGTGTGTGGATAGACTTGCAAAAGACAAACTAGTGACCGAAGACTATGTGTGGGACTTGGCGGAATACCCCAAGGAACTTGAAGCGATGATCGACTACTCTCGTGATTTCAGTTTCAATTACTTTGGATTCAAGACCTTAGAGAAGGGATACTTGTTACGCACTCGAGATGGAAAAGCCTGTGAACGACCACAACATATGTGGATGCGTGTCGCACTTCAACTTCACGGATGTTTTGAATACAGTGCAATGCATCTGGCTCGTGTCAAAGAAACCTATGATGCATTGTCTCTTGGATACTTCATTCACGCAACCCCTACTTTGTTTAATGCAGGTACACCTCATCCTCAGTTATCGTCCTGCTTCTTACTGACCATGGATGAGGATTCCATCAAGGGGATTTACAAGACTTTAGGCGATTGTGCTCAAATCTCCAAGTGGGCTGGAGGGATTGGTTTGGCGTTACATGACATTCGTGCCAAGGATTCACATATCCAAGGCACCAATGGAAAATCCACTGGACTGGTTCCTATGTTAAAAGTGTTTAATGATACAGCGAAGTATGTAAATCAAGGAGGTAAGCGAAATGGGTCCTTTGCGATGTATCTCGAACCTTGGCATGCGGATATCGAAGATTTCCTCCGCCTTAAACTCAACACAGGGGCTGAAGAAGACCGAGCACGTGATCTGTTCTACGGATTGTGGGTTCCAGACTTGTTTATGGAACGAGTTGAAACGGACGGACTCTGGTCCCTCATGTGTCCGGCCGAGTGCCCAGGGCTCGCAGACGTCTGGGGAAACGAGTTCAAGACCCTCTACGAGTCTTATGAAGCTGCCGGAAAGTTCCGTCGACAACTACCTGCCAAAAAGCTCTGGCAAACCATCTTGGACTCCCAAATCCAAACCGGAGCCCCCTATCTCTGCTATAAAGACGCAGCCAACGCCAAGTCCAATCAACAAAACCTCGGAACTATCCGATCCTCAAACCTATGCACTGAAATTATTGAGTTCACCAGTCCCACCGAAACAGCTGTCTGCAACCTCGGTTCTCTTGCTCTCCCTCGGTTCGTTAACGACGGCAAGTTTGATTTTGCTGGGTTGCGCAAATATACTCGAATCTTGGTGCGAAATCTAGACCTTGTCATCGATAAGAACTTCTATCCAACCCCTGAAACTCGCAACTCGAATATGAAACATCGTCCAGTCGGTCTCGGTGTACAAGGGTTAGCTGATGTGTTTGCATTGATGTCAATTCCATGGACGTCTGACCAAGCCACTCAACTCAACCGTGAGATCTTTGAGAACCTCTACTTTGCAGCCGTGGAAGCAAGTATCGAGATTGCAGGAGAAGACTTGGGAGCTGCAAATCATTACACGCCTAACGGTTCGTACTCATCGTTCAAAGGATCACCTACCTCGGAAGGTAAGCTTCAGTTTGATTTGTGGGGGCAACAGCCTACACAGACACCCTACTTGAACTGGACTGAGTTGAAGTCCAAGCTTGAGATCCATGGACTACGAAACTCGTTGTTGGTTGCACCGATGCCCACTGCATCGACGTCTCAAATCCTCGGTAACAATGAATGTATTGAACCGTTCACTAGCAACTTGTATACTCGCCGAGTACTTGCAGGAGAGTTTGTAGTCATCAATGAATACCTCGTAGACCGTCTTGTCTCGTTAGGATTGTGGAATGCCGATGTTCGATCCCAAATCATTGCACAGAATGGGTCCATTCAAGCCATTCAAGAAATCCCACAAGAAGTACGTGATCTCTACAAGACCTCGTGGGAAATTCCTATGAAGACGTTGATTAACTTGGCAGCGGATCGTGCTCCGTTCATTTGTCAGTCTCAAAGTCTCAACTTGTTCGTCGCAGAGCCGTCGTATTCCAAGATTTCGTCGATGCACTTTTATGCATGGAAGAAAGGACTGAAGACAGGATGTTATTATCTACGAACCAAATCGGTTGCGAAGGCCCAACAGTTCACAGTCGAGCCGTGCTTGACCTGCACCGCCTAGTAGAAATTCTATCGTTAAATAAAATGAGCGAAAATGGCGGAACCAAACACACAGGTGTGCCAGTCAAAACCTTGAAGAAACTTCTTAAGAAAGCCGGACTCAAAGTCTCTGGCAAGAAGGCAACCTTAACACGTCGCGCCAAGAAGGCAAAGTTGTTTGGAGGTGCTGGAGGTATCGGAGCTATTAAGGGAATGCCGGCTGTAGTCCTATCACCTGAACAACAAAAAGCAAAGGATGCAAATGATGCGTATCAAAAACAACTAGCGACTGATCAAAGGATCAACGCGGCTCAGAAAGAAGCCATAGATGCTGAGACGAAGAGTAGAGTCACTACAACGTATGAGAAACCTAGTCTTGGTAATCTTGGAAGATCAGTATTTAATGCGTTTAGAGGTGGCAAAAACAAGAGGTCGCGCAGGAGCTAAATCCAGTGCGGAAAAATTGTATCGTCCAATAAACAAAATGGCTTTATTAACTCCAGCTGAAGTTGGTGGACAAATGGGTGGCAAGAGACGCGGCGTCCCAGTCAAGACCCTTAAGAAGATCCTCAAGAAGGCTGGTCTCAAGACCACCGGCAAGAAGGCCGCATTGACTCGCCGAGCCAAGCAGGCCAAGTTAGTCAAGAAGGGTGGTAATGGTGATGAAGGAATGATGGTAAACCCTACTAAAATTGACGAAGTAAAGACTGTAGTGGACGATGCTGAAAAGGCCAAAAAAGAGGCAGAGGAGGCCGAAGAGGCAGCTAAGGCTGTCAAGGGTGGTCGCAAGCGCAAGTCACGTGGCAAGAAGTACTTCTTTTAAATCCGCTGACGATTACTTCTTCACAATAAATGGAACTGCGATCAAAATCACTATTCCAATTAAGATGACAATATCAATAATTCGGACAATCTTCTTCTCTCGTTCAGGAAGTTCTTCAAACTCTTTCATATAGGAAGGCGGTTTAGCCCAACCCCACATCCAACCAAGAGCAGTAGGTTTCAACCGATCTTTACAATCATAGATCATATCATACCAGGCGAGTAAAACATACGCAACACATGCAAGTACAAATGCCATGACTACACGATGTTGCCATGCCTTGAAATGAGGCATCCAATAGACAACCAATACAAACGCAGAAAACGCAAGGCATTTTGGATTCAATGCAAGCTGTGTTCCGAATAATCCACCGCCCATTACTTAGTATATATACTATAATCGTGCTCCAATCTCTGAGACGAGCGTAAACAACTCATCACTAAACCCATAGTGACATCCATTGGCTTCACCTAAGGGAGTTTTACGACTCGAGGTATTCTTTGAATGTACTAAACTTACAATCACGTCTTGTGGAGACACTTCACGGCACATCTGTTCGCGACCGCGAATGAATGCGCCTCCTTCTGCAATCTGTTCATCTGGAAACTTCTGCTCTTCCCAAAAGCTTCGTGTGAATGCCAAGGTCGCTTCCGACACACGCTCACGCATCGGTAAGGTGTTTGGAGGAACATTCATAAAGCTCGTTGTTTTGTGGATATCAAAGCACGGAATGGTAGTTGAAAACACACACGACTTCTTGGGTTCCGCGAGCATAAACGCCACGCGTGTCAACAAACTATTGTTCGGATACACATCGTCATCGTCCATCATCACCAGCATATCGTGTGAAGCCTTTTCAACGCCTAGATTACGCTTCGCACCAATGGTCATCGGTTCATCGACCAAGACATACTTTACATTTGGCAGATCCGACACCAAGTCTTTGATTTGGTCTTTACCATCATCTACAATCACCCATTCGAGTTTCTCTTCAGGATATCCTTGGGCTAAGAAGCAGTATTTTGCAAGAGGGATAAAGGCTCGTCGATCTCGTGTAATCGTAATCACTGAAATCTTTGGCAATGTCTCTTCTTTAGGAAGACGTGCTTGTAAGGAATAGTCTTTGAGATCTCCCAAGCTTTGTGTAAGAATTCCCTTGAACCGCTGAACAAAGTCTGCATGACGTGATTCATACAAGTCACGAGAGGCTTGGGACATTCGTGTACGGCTATAATCGGAGAGTTCTGTATACTGTTCCAATGTCTCTGCAATCGATCGAACGTCTACATCAAACAAATTCCCATAACACTGAGGATGTGGTGTTCGTTTGAGTTCAGAGACCCACAAGGAATCCTTGGGGGCAAGTTCTTCAAAGGGATCAATTGGACTGAGCATCAAAATACATCCAGCAGACATGGCTTCATTGACTGCGTGACCAAACCCTTCAGCTGCAGACATACAAATACAAAGCCCACACTCTTTCATCAACGCATCATAACTCTCTTCAGACATGACCTCAGAATGAAGAATGATCTTCGAGGTCAACGATTCAGGAAGAGGAGGTAATGGAATAGCGTCTGGAGAATGGACTACGTGGAGTTCAGGCAACTTTGCAAACACTTCAGGCTTCTTCTTTTGGAGACCCATATACGCCTGAATGATCGGACGAGGATTACGCCAAATGTTCTTTCCAGTGGGAACAATGGCTTTACCAAAGTTCTTCACCTCTGGCATCGTCTTATCAATGGACGTCCAGCCAGTATAGATACCGCCTAATAACTTCATCCCTTCGTGGGTCTTCACCCACACTTCATCGACCATCGACAAATAAGGCTTCCAATCCTTGTAGGTCCACTCAGGATTAGGAATCCAAATGTTCTTGGCCGCATACATGAACAATGAAGGATTAATGACTTCAATGAAGATGTTGACTTCTGCTTCAGCACATTCAGGATAGTAGTGAGGAATGTGTCGGACTTCAATGTCCTTTCCAAATACATGGACGAGCATACCATGAAGTACAAAGACATCTTGAGAGACACCTGTGGTCTTCTTGTGATTTCCGATAATGTTCACCCTCATTTAGTCTTATTGAAAGCTCGTCTTGTAAACTTCTTACCGCGAGGTGCCTTTCTACACGTTCGTGGACGATTACGAACTAAGCGTTTCCACGACGCTGCATCACGAGGTGCACATGGTTCAAAGGAAACCCATCGATCACGAAACCATTCTACGTTGTCCATTGGTAAGACACTTACTTTCAACGGAGTCTGTTCATAGAGGTTGTTGAGAAGTCCACACAATTGCCTTCGTTCTTCCATTCCGTATCCATAGTAGTCACTCGTTGGATCCGAACAATAGGCTCGATCGTCTACTTTGAACTGAGTTCCAGTCCATCGAACTCCGTCAATCGGACGGAAGGATTCCCATGCAGGTTCCCAAACAAACCAATACCCTTTGTATTCCAAAAAGACATCGTCATTGAATTCGTAAAGACCCATTACACTGCGCATAGGAAATAGTCGTCAAAAACGGACGAAGCTAAAGATAACTATGACTTATATCATGGCAGACCATCCCTACACTTTTCCCTTAGACGACTTTCAAACCAGAGCGATTAACGCCATTGGGCGTGAAGAGAATGTATTAGTGACCGCAAAGACAGGTTCAGGCAAGACCTTAGTGGGCGAATATCAAATTTGGCGTTCCCTCAAGAAGGGTAAACGTGTCTTCTATACCACTCCTATCAAATCCTTAACCAATCAAAAATTCCACGACCTCAAGCAGATACACCCTAGTGTAGGCATCATGACCGGCGATATCAAGTTCGCACCTCAATCGGACATTGTCGTCTTGACCACTGAAATCCTACGAAACCTCCTCTACAAACGAGGCTCATCCACTGAATCACTTGGTATTACAGCAGCATTGTCCTTGGACGATGTCGATGCAATCGTGTTTGATGAAGTCCACTACATCAACGACCCAAGCCGTGGCAAAGTCTGGGAAGAGTGCTTCATCCTACTACCTCCTTCCATTCGTCTCGTCTTATTGTCAGCCACCATTGACAGTCCAGAACCCTTTGCGAAATGGCTTGCGGAACTCAAGGGTGTTCCAATGAACTTGATTTCTACAACCCATCGAGTGGTTCCACTGTATCATAAAGTGGGCGAAGACCTTGTGATGGGACCGGACAATACATTCAATCGACGAGCCTATGAAGCCTACCTTCGTGGAATTCAAACTCAACGTACTCAATTGCGTAAACAACGTGAAGCGGTTCGAGCACGCGAAGAAGGACAACCTGCGATTGCAAAAGATCAACGTAGTCATTCCTTCGTGTTTCAACTGAACGAACATATCAAAAAACTGGAAGACACTCAACTTCTTCCTGCTCTCTTCTTCGTCTTCTCACGCAAGAACTGTGTCCAGTATGCGAGCAAAGTCACTGCTTCTCTCGTGGATTCCTCTGAGTCAGCTGCAATCAAACACATCCTCAACTTCCATCTCCACCGATATCCAGACTTGAAGACACTTCCTCAATACTATGAGTTGGAAGGCTTGCTTCTCAAAGGTATTGCGTATCACCACAGCGGTCTTCTACCGATCCTCAAAGAAATCGTTGAAATCCTCTTTGGACGAGGGTTAGTACGAGTCTTGTTTGCGACCGAGACCTTTGCAGTCGGAATCAATATGCCGACCAAGACGGTTGTGTTTACTTCCTATCGCAAATACGATGATCTCTCGAATGGCTTGAGAATGTTACGAACGGACGAGTACATTCAAATGGCAGGTCGTGCAGGACGACGTGGTAAAGATACACAGGGGATTGTGTATTACCTTCCAGATCACGAAGCTGAAGACGCATTCTGTGTAGAACAGATGATGACCGGTAAGCAATCGACCATTCTCTCACAGATGGACTTTGGAGTAGACTTCATTCTCAAATCCCTTCAGTCTGGAAGTCTTCAATGGAAGGATATCTTGACAAGTTCGTATTACTACCAGCAAGCTCAGGTGCTCTTGAACTCCCTACAACGAGAACGTGCTGCACTGGTTGAAAGCATGCCTGAAACACACAAAGACTGTGAAGTGCGATGGCAGTTGGAACAAAACTTCAAGATCACTGTGAATGCCGCTCGAAAGGACATTCAACGAACCTTGGAAGGATGGAAAAACAGACATATGGGTCCGAACTGGGACCGATTGTGGAAAAACTACCAAGCGTGTGTTCAGATACAGACCAAATTGGATACACTCGATAGACAGATCGACCAAGTCTCCAACGTAGCTCGACCGGTTGAATTTCGAATGGCAGCCTTAGAAGACGATGGATATATCTGTGAAGGACAATTGACGGCACTCGGTAAGTTAGCTGCAGAAATCAATGAGGGAGATCCACTTATGATGTCCAGACTGTTTATGGAAAAAACACTTCATAGTTGTTCAGCCAATGAACTCATTGCAAAACTAGCACAGTTCTTGGAACCTGAACCGCTGTTCTACTGGTCGGACTTCATGTTCGAATGGATGAATGAAGGTGATCTAGGTGAGTTGTGTCAACGCTACGAGATTGATGTAGGAACCGCTGTTCGAGCGATCTTGAAGCTCGCAAACATTGCAGAAGAGTGGACTATTCTCGCAACGATGTGTACAGACTTGCCCATGTTGGAAACGATGAAAGGTGTTAAAGAGGTTCTGGTGCGAGGGATTGTAGTTCCTGATAGCTTGTATCTACGATTGTAGCTCGAATGACCATACGTGTCTTCCACGTAGGCTGATTCATATCGAGATAGTAGTCTAGCACGACCTGTGTTCCTGCTTCAAACTCGGTTGTGCGAACTGTCACTGTCCGTTGCCAATCTCCTACCCAAACCTTGCTTTTTTCCTGTAAGACTTCCAACACAGTTCCAACCATAACGCGTGGAGTTTGAAGTTGGGTCAAGAAGAACAAGTCTCGTTCGTATTTCTTAGTTGCCTTGTTCAGAAGGTTCAAGCTTTCAATGGGTTCAACTGGGTCTTTACCTAGCAAGACCAACTGATTATGAACATCTGCCCAACGACGAATGGGAGAGGTTGTGTGTGCGTATGCATCCAACTTCAATCCCCAATGAGGTGTGCGATCTGTGAACGATTGATACACTGCGGCCGATTCAGCCAGTCGCGATGCTTGAGGACAAATCGATTGGTATTTCTCCATACGTTCTACGTTAGGCGCAGAATGTCCTCGAAAGACACCTTTGGATACTCGTATCAGTTCCTCTGCCATAAAGGCATTGTAGCTCACCATCAAGCTTTCAATCCATTCATGTGGATCATCGCCCACTATCCATCCCTTGGCACACTGGGCTGCGAGTTTGAGTTCACGCATCTGCCATACATCCTCGTAGGTATACGATTCAGTGACACGGACACTCGATCGAGTCCAATAGGGATGCTTACCATTCTCGTAGACAATTGAGACTCCAAAGCGGTCTTCACCCAGTAACAGGGAGAACGTGCCTTCCGACAGTTCAATTGGAAACAAAGGTCGAACCGCACGACCACCTTCATAGAGGGTTTCACCTTGTGCTGCAAAGGCTTCAAGCACTGGATTAGCAGCTACCCAGGCTCCTACATCTGCAATGGTCACAGCAAATCCATTGTCCATGAAGGTAATACAGTCGTCTACATCCACACATCCTGGAGGGTCCACATGTAAGGTTCGGAAGCCTCGTAAGTCCAGTCGTCCTTCTCCGGAGGGAGGTGTTAATCCACCGTCAATTTTTGGGGGTTTGTGTGGACGATGGGTCCATTGAATGGCTTTTCGTTCGGCATTCCAATCGCCACACGGTCCAAGGATTTGAATAATGTTACCTCGTGGAATGCGCTGGTTCATATCATACGGTTCAACGAGTGCTAGAAGGTTCACATACAGATTTGGTTGTGAACATCCTACGACAAAGAGAGGTTGTTTGGGGTTTAAGGGTCTAAAGAGATACATCGGCACATTTCGTGACGTCATACCGTATCGGGTTTTACTGGTTAAGTGAACTACGCCTGCAATCATGATACAGTCCTATCGTTAGCTCAGTCTACATCCATTTTAAAAAAAGCTCTTGAGCTCGCCTGTGCGAGTTCCATAGATCTGAGTATCAATAGGACGTTCAATGGGTGCTGGAAAGTCTAGAATGTCCTTGCGGTAGTATCGGTAGGCTTCTACTTCGACGGCAATTCGATTGGCACAAAAATTGACAACCCGTTCATTCAAGGTTTGAAGCTCTGCATCGGTTTCAACAGGATTGTTCTCAGCATACTGAAGGTAGTAGCTGCGCATGACTAACATAAGGTCAACATCACTCTGTCGATCAATGTCGGCTCCGACCATTCCTCGAACTGTAGTGCGAATTTGTTCCTGGAGCGAATCCATATTCTGTTGACTGAAGAACTGTTCGTTCAGAGTGGTTGAGCTGTGGCGAAAGTGGATCTTCTCTTTGATCGCGTTTGGAACCATGTAAGGTTCAGGAGCAAACAGCACTGCAGGAGGGACGCTTGTCGCAACTTCCTGGTCTGAAAGAGGTAATCGCCCTGTGTGCTTAGGTGCGTTAGGAATAGCGGTTTCGGTATAAAATGAAGAGAGACTTGGAGCCCACCAAAAACTAGATGCCCATGCCATTTGTTATCGTGGCACTACAATCTTTCCGCCAATTTTCGAGGTATCCGGTTCTACAGTTTCAAGTTCCAAGGTATACACAGGTTGCAAGCTCGCGTTCAACACTGGAATGTTAGAGCCTATCAACACGGTAGGTTCAAGAATGTTTCCACTTCCAGAATCGATCGAGCCAGGATAGGTAGGCGTAGCATCACCGCTCGATAAGATACGTGTAAAGTTTGGAATAATGAAGCCGTTATACGAAGAGATATAGGGAGTGGTACGTGCAGAACTTGCATCTCGTGGAACATAAATACCGTTCAGGTCTTTGACATAGTCCAATAACTGCAGAACAGGAAACGTTGAGTTGTACAAGTTCGAAATAAAGGTCGTCTTCTCCGAGTTCAACACCGAGAGAATGGGCGATTTGAGAAGACTGGTTAACGTATTGGAGTAGAAGGAAATACGATCACCTACACGAAGTTCATTACTACTGAAATACTGAAAGTTGCCAGTGAAGCATTTGAGATACATTTGATTGCTAGTGGCTTGAATTAAGGAAAGAGACAATGAATCGTTCTGAACAAATCCAGTGCCAATGGGATCGGTGATTGTGATTGCCAATCGTTGTAATGAGGTAATAGGACTTTGAAGTTGAAGTGCCTCTTGTCCCCATGACTCGTAGTCGTATTGCTGAACACCGACGTTGGTTTCGAAGTTGGTCTGTTGACGCTGACGTTGGGTCATCACTGAAAAGGATCGTCGAATGGGTTCGTTTCCACCTACATACTGACCAAAGAACTCATTCAGATTGAACAACAAATACGGATACGTTGAGAAGGTCGAGTACGGCTTTCCGACCAAGTTGGATTCAATGAATGTACTCGTTTGTACATCCACGGCTGTACCGCAGGGATCAATGGGAATGTTCAAGAACTGACGTTGAGGAAGCACTGCACGAACTAGACGAACGGATGCAATGTTCGTAGCATTGGTTGAACTTCCAAAGCCAAATCCAGACGGTTCAATGATATAGCCTGTATCCACTCCAACAGGAATTCCTTTAGGAAGATTTGGATTATAAGGAGGATATCGGATGTTAGAGGTTCCTGCAGAGAGCGTCCATCCTTGATTGTTCGGAACGCCGACGAGTGGAGGAATGTTGCTGATTTGTTCCACTGCAAAGGTAGGTACAAAGGGATTATTGCTATAGACGATTGGATTACTTGCAACTACCGATTGACTTCCAAACGTAAACACGAGGTTTGAATAGGGGTTAGGTTGTTTGACCCAATCTCGTTGAGAGGAATCAATGATAATGTATTTCTTAAAAGCTTTAGTCTCGGGTGTAGCCTGAACACTGCTCTCATCCGACCGAGATCCTACAGTCTGTTCAGCGTAGTCGTCTGGATTGACTTCTACAACGTTCGTATTCTGAGTTGAATTGAAGGTTTCAACCAAAAAAGGCCGAGACGAAGCAAGTCTCTGTCGAGGGTCAAAATTATATTGAGACCGAGCTGCAGCTTGCTCGCGCATCATGATTGACGCATAATCACTCATTGTTTATACGCGAGTCAAATCGTTAAGCCACATCTCCGCAGGTTTCAATCCGTTCAACCTAGCAATCTCCGCTCTGAGATCTGCCAATTGTGTCTCGTGCTTGAGAACTTGTTCGGCTGTAAAGCTGCGAACCGGAAGCTTCATAATGTACTCGAAGGAGTCGTCTATCTTTGCGTAGGATTGTTTCGACAAGAGTGCATCACATTCACTCTGAACTTTCTTGCGCAAGTCAAGTGTAGGTTTGTCTGCAATTTGGTCTTTGATAAACCGGACTACATTCTCATGATACGGCAGTTCAGTCTGTAAGTTTTGGATCTGAGCTTTTCTTCGTGTCTCGTACAATGCCAAGCGAACTTCAGCATACTCTTTGAGGAGTGCATTGGCTGAATCGTACTTGGTGATCACTCCCTTGTGATTGAAAGCGTGCATGTTCGTTATCTTGAACTTGGTCGTGATAGACTTGATCAAGGCTTCTTCGGTAATACCCTTGATGCGAATGTTGATATCCATGTCGGTCGACACGTCTACAAAGTCCTTGATACGTCCTTCTGCGAGTTCCTTCTCTAGCCATTCACGGTAGTCTGCAGTCCAACTTTCAGGTGGCAGCTCAGTCACCACATAGTCATCCTTCTCTTTCTTGAAGACGCCGACTGCAATTCCATCGGTAGACACAGTTCCCTTGAAGCCCTTGAACCAAGGCTTGAGTGGACGGTCGAGTGCGTCTTGAGTTCCAGTCAACCAGCTCTGGAGCATAGATTTGAGTTCGGTTGGATTGTGTGGAGGAATGTAGGTTGAATAGCCTGTGCCAATACCACGAGCACCGTTGACAAGGAGCATCGGTAAGACAGGTGCATACCATTCAGGTTCTACCGGTAGTCCATCGTCGTCTCGATAGGTCAAGACTGGGAAGTCCTCTGCAGGCAGTAGCTTCTTAGTGTTCGACTGAAGGAAGGTGTGAATGTATCTTGGAGACGCAGAGTCTGAGCCACCTTGAATACGTGTGCCAAACTGTCCTTGAGGGACAAGCCAAGGAACGTTATTGGAGCCCATAAAGTCTTGGGCCATACCGATAATCGCATCGTTCAATGATTGCTCACCGTGATGATATCCTGTATGTTCAGAGACATACCCTGCGAACTGAGCCACTCGGATCTCAGTTGTCAAATTGCGCTTGAAGGCTGCGTAGAGGATCTTACGCTGAGAGACTTTGAGACCGTCCATTACACTTGGAATGGCACGCTCCAGATTGTAATTGGAGAAGTGAATGAGGTCTTTATGAATGAAGTCTGTGTAGGGAAGCTTCATACCTGTTGGAATCAATGCAGACTTGTCATAGCCCTGTAACCAGACTTTACGGTCATCTGCTCGCTTCTTGTTGAAGGCTAGATCAATCGCTTCATCAGACCCAGTAATGAATTCGAACTGAACACCTTGAGGCTTGGTAAAGTAGTCTTTGGCTTCGTCGCGTGTAGACGTACCCAATCCTTTGTAATACTTGATCTTGAACCCCTTGGAGGCATCCGTCTTCCTCCACTCTTCGTATTCGTATTGACTGTAGAAGTTCTTCACAGTCGTTCCCTTGACAGCCTTGACGATCGGTGTCGCCATGTAAGTGAGGAAGCCAGGAATGGCCATCAATTCATGCCAGAGTTCGTGGAACAGGTTGATCAACAAACCACGAATGTGAGAACCGTCATAGTCCTGATCGGTCATAATCATCACGCTTCCATAGCGCAAGTCGGCAATAGTCTCATACTTCTTACCGGACTGAAGACCCAATATCTTCTTCAGTTCCGCAATCTCCTTTGTGTGTTCGACCTTGGAGTCGGAGGTATCCTTTACGTTGAGGATCTTGCCCTTGAGTGGATAGACGCCATAGAGTTTACGTTGTTCTTGCGACAAGCCAGAGAGAGCCATTGCTTTGGCTGAATCTCCTTCAGTGAGGATCAGTGTACACTTGGCAGACTGAGCAGTGCCTGCATAGACTGCATCGTCCAGCTTGGGAATGCCTGTAATCCTTGATTGTTTCTTTCCATCGGTCTTGGTATTGTCTTTGGAGTCCTTCGCAGCTTGTGCTTCAATGAGTGTCTCTACGATCTTCAGTTTGGAGACAATCTTCTTCAGTGTGTCTTCAGACAGCTTGGGACTGGATCCAAAGGCAGATGCTTTAGTGGTCAATGTCTCTTTGGTTTGTGAAGTAAAGCTAGGGTTCTCAATCATACTCACACAGAACACTGCAAGTTGATCTTTGACCAAACTGGGCTTGACTTTGGTCTTCTTCTTGGTTTCTAGATACTCTACGATGTGAGTTGTAATCTGGTTGACAAGCGTATCTACGTGCGTTCCGCCTTTGGAGGTCCAGATGCCGTTGACGAAGGACTGATTGTAGGCTCCATCTTCAGCCTGTCCGATAGCAATGTGCCACCGTTCGTTCGGTGATTCGTATACCACAGGTGAACAGCCATACGAGTCTGCATACTCCACCAAGTTCTTACACTTCAAGGTCTCTCCATTCCAAATGACCTTGGTCTCTTTTCCTACTGTCATCGCAAGATCCCATACACGTCGTTCAATGAGACGCAACATGTCTGGAGTAATCTCTTTCATTCCGAACCGTTCAAAGTCCGGTTCCCACTTGACCGCTACGGAAGACTTACTCTTGCTTGCCTTCACTGTGGGTTCGTTAATTCGTGTCATGTTCATTGAGTAGCGCTGCTGATAGGATAGCTTGCGCTCTGCGTCAATAATCATGACTTCCATGTGCTTGGCGAAGATGTTGACTAGCTTGACGCCGTAGCCGTTCTTACCGCCCACTAGTTTCTTCTCGGATGCATCGTAGTTGGTCGAGGTCAACAACTCTGCGAAGATCATCTGTGGAACCCAGACCTTGTGTTCAGGGTGCTGAACGACGTCAATCGGTTCACCATCGTTCTCAATGTAGAAGTGAGTAGAGTCTGCGGAAATGGTAATCTTCTTTACAGGGTTTGTGGAGTTTCGTGTGCGAAGTCGCACAACTTGATCGTGGGCGTTGACCAGAAGTTCGTCAATCAGTTTGTAGAAGCCTGGATTGATTTGGAGTGCACGTTTGACAAACTGATCGCCTTCACGAACAAACACTTCTTCCTCTACGTTCGCGATACTACCAATGTATGTATCTGGAAGCGAGAGGATGTGTTCACGGTGGGTCTTTTTCTGATAGGCTGCTGAAATGTCTTTACTCATTCTGAAAGGGGGGTACACAGCAATGAGAAGGAAACTTCACTTCCGTTTTGTCGTGGGACTTTAAGTGAACAGACATTCACTTAAGAAAGGATGCCTCCCAAGAAAACGCTTCCAGAAGCTCCGATCATCTTTTCGTTGAAACTTCCTGTGGAAGAAAACGTGCCAGTGCCTGCAGACTCAACCACAAACTATTCAGAAATCTTACAGTCTGTGGAAACGTCGACGCTCGCCGATCGATTTTCAACCGACACAATGAAGGAAGTCTTATCGAAGACCAAAAGTCCTTCGTATGCAAATGGAACGTGTTGTCTTTGGTGTTGTCATCCATTTTCGTGGACTGCTTCGGTCATTCCAATTTCATATGACGCTTATGAGAACATGTATACCTGCGAAGGACACTTTTGCTCGCCTGAATGTGCGTTGGCTTCTGTGTATACAGACCCTTCCTTGCAGGATGTAGGACGGTGGACTCGACACGCACTGTTAGCAGATTTATATCGAACGATGTATACTCGACGTGAACTTACACCTGCACCGCCTCGTACGACCTTACGAATGTTTGGTGGACCGCTCGACATTCAACAGTTTCGTGAATACATGGCACATTCCGAAGAGATGGTGACCGTTCAATTACCACCTCTACGATTGTATGTTCCAACGATGAGCGTACAAGGACCTATTCGAGATGTGAAGAAATTCGTTGCATTGTCTCAGGAAACCGTGGACAAAGCGTCTAAGGAACTACGATTGAAGCGATCCAAGCCAGTGCATACAAATGTAGCTACATTGGATACTTTGGTCACCAAAGAGATGACACCGAGCGGACATGTCAATACGTTTGGAGCCTTTGTGAACTTATGAACCATTTATACAGTTCAATCTGAAAACAAGCAATGAACGACCTGATAAAGACTCAGATGATGCTGAGTATGGGGGCTTCAAAAACTCCACTCACCAATTATTTGGCCATGAATCTATTTGATGTGGCAACACGAACCTTTCCAATCTGGTCTTCGTGGGCATCGACACAGTGCTGCACTCGTCGTAAGAAGAGCAATGCCATTCCATCGTCTTCAGTCAAGACCCCACGAGCTTCGATCTCCTGTGAACGTGGTGTGTCTCAACAAGCCACTACGAACCGACAAACTCAACCTCAAACGATCTACCAATCGAGAATGGATGCCATTGTACATTCAGTCACTACACGCCCTGAAATGAAAAGCTTGTTGTCTGTCACGCATCACGATTACTTACCCAATGAGTTTGAGCCCATTGAATTGGAGTCCGATCTCTTCTTTGAACTTCAGGAACTGCAAGTTACCGATGGAGCACCTGCGATCATCAAGTTCAAGATCTTCTGTTATGAACACGACATTCAATACCTTCAGACATTCGTAGACAATTGCAATACAGACTACGAACGGCGAATGGCAAACAAACTTGGGAGTCATCGATACTTTTTTGATCAGGTCGTACAAACTAAAGTTAAAGGAACACAGAACCCTTTGCCCAATGCCCACTTGCTGTATACGAAAACCAAGTTCACTACCAATCGATCGTTTGACAATGTGTTTTTTGAAGATCGTATACAAGTCCACAAACGAACCAAGTTCTTCTTAGAAGACCGTGCTTGGTATGACAAGAAGGGAATTCCGTATACATTAGGGTTTTTGTTTCATGGACCTCCTGGAACCGGAAAGACCTCGACTGTCAAAGCGATTGCCAATGAAGGACGTAGACATATTGTGAATGTCCAGTTGTCTGAAATCAAGACCAAGGCTCAATTACAGCACTTGTTCTTCAATGATGAGATTCATGTCTACAATGGAGTGAATACTGAGAAGTATACCATTCCAGTGTCAGAGCGCCTGTATGTGATTGAAGATATTGATGCGATGGGTGATACTGTCTTACGTCGTGAATGGAAGAAGCCAGTTCAAAAGGTTGTGACCGGAGATCCATTCTTGGACCGCGATGCTGAGCCAGATAAGGAAGCTTTAGACTTATCGTTCTTATTGAATTTGTTAGACGGTACCTTGGAAGCCAATGGACGTATCTTGATTATTACGACCAACTATCCAGAGAGAATTGACAGTGCTCTCATTCGTCCAGGTCGAATTGACTTGATTGTTCCATTCAAGAAGTGTAGTGTGCCTGTCATTCAAGAAATGGTCAATGCCTTTTACGATCGAACCGATCTACTCGTTGAAGAGAACCCAACTCTTCATGAGAAATGGAGTCCTGCTGAAGTCAATCAAATTTTGTTCCGCAATTTTGATACGCCTGAAAAGGCGCTTCAAGACTTGGCTGCAATTCAACCACTTCAGTTTCAAGAATAAAAGAAATCTTGACCATAGTTTGATAACATATACCTTTGGACTTTGTCTTTTGTTTTTATGATTTCAAGACACAAGTTCATACTATGAAACCATTTGTTGTTATGGAGTTGATAGAAACGAGAAACTCTTTGTTCCATACTTTAGTAGACTAGTCTTAGATTTAAGCCTCGCTACAGGCTTTTGCAAGTCTACAAATATTATTTACATAGTCCCATACGATTGTCTTGTTTGTTGAATCTAAACTAGACCATAGTCCCTTCAATTTTGTAATCGTTTGCTCAAGAGGCGGATCTCCTTCCGTTATCTCCTTATACTCATGTTGAACGAAGAACGTCTCATCACGAGTTCGTAAGATCTCTTCAAATTTAGAAATATGTGTCCAGGTTGTTTGAACTACAAAGGATGGATTCGTGCGTCGGAACATCGCCAATCCAGTTAAATACAATGGAAAGTCTGTATCGTCTGGAAACACTCGCATCAAATCGTTCAGGAAACTCTCATACTGGTTGAAGAAGGCGTCAAGTAATATCTTTTTTGACATTATTTTACTGACGGCTTATCCCTTTAAACTCACTCTCACGAGCCTTTTTCATCTGTTCCATCCGCGCGGCAAGGTCATCGTTGCGACCCTGTTTGCCTCCGTCATAACTTTGTTTCGTTTGAGGTTCAGGAGCACCGGCTGCAGGTGTGCCACTCAAAAAGGTATAGCGTAATTGATCGCTGTCTGTAAAGGATCCAGTATTCGTCCAACTCGAATAGCTGTCCGACATCCCTCCCTTTCCTTCAAAGGACCAAGGGGAAAAGTCGCCTGGTACAGCAGCTGAGCCAGGCTGTTGAACAGGCACTTCGCGACGTGCCGTGACTGGTTTTGAAATGTATCCGTAGATATCCTTTCCTACATAGAGGTCCTTGGAGTCTGGAACATAGAGCGTGGGAACACTCTTCAAAAACTCAGGGAGCTGTTGTCTTTGTTTACCTTCAATGTTGATGATGCGACACAATGTATCCTTGTTGAGCGCCTTCAACGTCTCCAGAATTTTCATACAGTTCGCATCTTTAGGGTGAACAAATAACAGAGGTTGGTTGTTCATTGCTGCTCTGTCCGATAAAAAACGGATAGACAATAACGAAGCACTAGACAAGCATGGAGAACGTAAAACAACAAATGAACGGCTATCGCCTGACTGCAGAACTCAAGGATGTACCCGTATCGTTTGTGAATGGTTTGCGGCGTATTCTGTTGTCTGAACTTCCAACGGTCGTTCTTTCAAACATTCAAATTTTAGAAAACTCATCGTCAATGACCCATGAGATGCTTCAACATCGCATCAGTATGTTGCCTGTCAATGTTCGACCAGAAGAGACAGCTGTCATTCGCGATACAAAGCTCGAACTTCGTAAGGCAGCCGAAAAGGAGGAATTGGAGTTGACAACCAATGACTTCAGTGCAGAGGGTCCTCGACCGGATATTCTACTCAAAGATCGCGACTTGGGAACACCGTTGTTGTTCTTGCGTCTCAAACCTGGTGAAAGCGTTCACGTCAAAGCCAGTGTCTCAACGGTCACAAGTGGAGCATCTCAAGTCTGTGTCTCTACATTCCGCAATCACATTGATCTAGACGTTGCAAAGATCGATCGTGATAGCTTTGTGGCTAAAGTTGGAGATGACCCTAAAGCTCAACGTGAAGCCGGACGTGTATTTGATACATTCTACATTCAACGTTCGTTCTCACGAGACAAGGAGACTGGACGCCCCAACTGGTTTGATTTGACAGTCGAAAGCATTGGAGTTACACCTGCAAAGGATCTTCTACGAAAGGCTGTTGAACTCCTGAAGGCAAAGATCATTGAAGCTGCGACTGCACCCATTCTACGAGAACCTGAAGGATGGTATTCGTTGGAAATTCCTGGAGAGACCCATACAGTTGGTCAACTCGTTCAAGAACTGTTCTATACTGAAAAACTTGCAGACTTTGTATCGTGTGACGTTGGACACCCTTTAGTTCCTAAACTCGTCATTCGCTTCCACAATACCACAGAGTCTCCAGACGCACTTGTTCAGAAGATGAAAGACAAGGCGTTGACCCTGTGTGAGAATGTTCTCAAGTCAGTATAATGGAATACTTTAACTTTGATCCGAACGAGGTTCAGATCTTAGAAGACATTGAGTTTGATGAAACCATTCAACGCGAAGAGAAGGTTAGGTTCTATACACTAACCGAACAAACGACTGATGCGTATGAGAAGCTTTTACCCAAAGGTAAAGTGACACGGTTTCAAAGGGAAGAAGTGCGTAAAGAAATTGACAGACTTCAAGACTTATACACTCATTACGTTCTTGCGTTGCCAGAAGAATACAAGCTTCGTGAACCTGAATACAGTCGTATTTTTTCATGGGTGCATCCAGTCTATGCAAGTCGAGATCTCAAGTCGTACAATTGGAGAACTTCATGGGAACCTCTCTTTGAATCCATTCGTCAACCTGGATTTTACCTTCGTATGATCCAAGCTTTACCACGACCTTTTGTCGAAGCAGGAACATCCTATCCTTTAATCAAACCTACTCGATTTGTGAGTTCCGAAGGAACCGATCCAATTGTCGCTCTACCAGAATACCTTGCAACACGTACCGTTCGACACGAAGACAAGACCATTGAAGTCGTACGTATTCCCATTGAAGGGTCGCAGGATACGGTCGAGTTCACTGGGTATTATCTTGAAAAACGTCCACTAGACATTCCCAATCCATTCCCAGAGCATCCGTTTCTAAAAGAGAACGTTGCAAACATGATCACAACCACGGCTCCACTCAAAGATGTTGTTCCTTCCTTGGATGCCATTCTGACACACGCAGTTCCATCGACTCAAGATCCGTATCAAGTCGCAACTCCGTATTTGAAACTCTACGACGTTCAGTTGACTGACATTCCTTGGAACACGTGGAAGAGCAAGTTTAAGCCAGTAGAGATCATTAGCGAGGTTCCACCCAGTGAACCGATTGCTCTTCCTAAACTTCCAGATACACAGGCTCCATCCGAGAACGTACTTCAAGAATACAATTCACAGTATATGCCTGGGTTATCGGTTCGTTTATGGTTGATGAACCAGTTGGATGGAGGTGGATTAGTTCATCAGCTTCTTCGTTCAAGATTGATGGAGAATGGAAGTGTTGAAACACGTCCTGCAGTCGATCTACAAACAGCCCCTTACCCAAAAACAACACTTGAAGAATGCAGGTTAAGTGATACGAACTTTCAAGACTTTAAGTCCACCGGTGTGCTACGTCGAGAGTGGACAGTGGTCAAGGACAAAGATCGTATTGAGAACTTTTGCGTTCCCATCGAGTTCATTCAACAAGAACGAGGCAAGGTTGGATATCTCAATCGAACTCCTTGGTCGGAATCGACTGAATCGGATATCAAGACATCCTATACTAGACGATTGAAAGAGGTTCGACGCATTGAACCAATTCCACCCAAAGTTGAAGCGGTTCCCAAAACACCGATGCGATCGGAATCCGTACGTCGCACAGAAGTCTTGGTCATCCAGAACGATCCTCGTCGATTTTCAGACGATAAGCTTCGTGATATTCGCGAACTCTTGAAAGAAACCACCTTAACTCGATCCATCTATTCAGACCCAGACGGACAGTTCGTATTTTGTGAACATACACTTGCATTGTTAAGTGGAGATCTTGAGACTAATCGTATGGCCTACTACGATACGTGGGCTGCACGTGTGGATGGCTTTAGAGTGTGTAAATACTGCGGTGAACATATCAACTCCGATGTCTTGGTCGATCAAGTTCAATTTGACGAAGATGGCTTCGTTATTCAAAGAACCGATGCATTCGAAACCACTGTATTCCATGGAACTGGCATTGCATCGTTTACCACTGGCTTGACTGCACTTCGACCTCTCTTCATTCAGGAAAACGCACACGATGATACAGTATTTTTGATTTTAAGTATTCTTCAAGTTTTACCTACAGCCGATCAGTTGGAACCGTTACTAAAACTCGGACGTGCCATTGCAGCCGCTCAGTTCACAAAAGGCAGTGTAGCTCACATTGCAAAATTTACTGGTATGGTAGGACTTGCGACGGCTGCACTCATTCTTCAAACTCATCGACCTACACTTGTCCCTCGTCGTGCATTCGGTTCACGTCCTCTGATCTTGTCTGGCTATCCTCGCGATTCCGATAAGCCTGGAGACTATACAATCGTCCAAACCTTACTTGGCGTTCTTCAAAAGACGTTTGAAGCCTTTCCTACTTCGTTCAAAGGCGCATCTCAGCAATTAGTTCGTGCTGTGTTGACCGATCCTGGAGAAATCAAAAAGACAGTGACAATGTTATTGTCCTCACGCAGTCCTCTCATGACAAAAGGTGATATTCCTGCGTTGTTGGCAAAAGCTAAAGCCTATCATTTGGAACAGCCTCCAATGGAAGTTCCCAAGGCATTGCTTCCAGTCATGCTTCCTCCAAAAGAGATGGATGTCATTCGTTCCTTTGAACCGTGTCCCTCCAGTCGACCTATTTGGACTAGTGGACGATTGCCTCCCATCGTTCAAGCAGTGATCCCTCTTCGTACAGGACTTCTTCCAGCACGGACTGGAATACTCCTTCCTCCTACACAATCCTCTCGTGCAGAACCGACACCCGTCTCAGATGCAGAGATCCGTCGTCGTCTTACGACTACAAAGAACTTACCTTCCTCAGTTGCCATTCGCGATCCCTATCGCACAAACCTTGCAGTTGCGTCTCGGTTATCCGACATGTTTATCTTAGGTACACCGGTTCGAACCATTGATCCTCAACAGGTTGAGTCTAAACTACGTGATATCGGTCGAGGTGTTCTGACTGAAACGTTGACAACCATTACACAGGATCCAGTCAAACGTGCCAAGTTTGATGAACGTCGCTTCAAGGATGTTGCGCTCTACACGTTGTTGGCAGACTACACGAAGGAAAAGGCTGAAGTCAATAAACTACGAGCAGCCGAGCGTATTCGCTTCGTTCAGCGTATGGCACAGAAATCCGATCAAGAACGTGAAATCATTCAAGACCTTCTTGCAATTGGATTGGCTCCTTACATTATGACCAATCAAGACCGTGTTGAATTCGCACAAGAAGCACAACGATTACAAGAAGAAGTATTTCGAGAAGAGACTGAAGTGGATTATGAAGCAGATACAGGTGTAGGTCAGCCGCAAGACTTCTTTGATCAGGGTGAAGAAGGACCACGTGGAGCGGACAATGGAGACTATGGAGACTATGGAGGAGCTCCTGGAAATGATGGACGAGATCATGAACAACCTCAAATGACAGACGATCCAGCGAGTTCCATTTAAAGATTGAGCGCCTGGAAGTATCAAAGATGTCATTCTACCTAGCTTCAATCATCTTAACTCGAAAGAATAAGTCAGCTGAATTCGATGATAAAGTTGTGATCCAACACAATCTATCGTGTCCTAATTTTTTTGATGTGACCTTTACGACACCAGGTGTCAAAGTTGCACGCAAGTTCACAGCGGATGAGTCCAAGGTAATTGAATTCGTTGGTGATATTCTTCAAGGTCTTTGGGGCGACTTCGATCCATTTGAAGAACTTCAATTTTATACCGCCATTCACCCTACCTTTATGTACAAAGTTAAAGACGTCGATTGTGCTATTCGATGCAATATACGTAACATGATTCAATTTGCCCTTCGTGCAGACATAAAGCAAAAACGAATTTCCTCTGAGTAAATCCAGTAAAGGTATGTTGACTCTTAACGGATATAGAGTCTTAAAAGCCACTGTCGATGCGGAACCTCTCCGCAAGACATTGACTGTGAAACCGTTTATTCCCTCTGTCTTTGTTGCTAACAAAAATGCAGTTCCTCGATACAAGGTCTACAAGGAAGTCGAAGATGCCCTGTATGTTCCTAAACACTTTGGAATTGAAACCTATGGTCCACCGACTGAAACTACACGAGACGTCGCACAAACCGATGCACGCTATTGGACCTTTACAGGAAGTCTACGCCCAGTTCAAGAGCCGGTTGTGAATGCCTTCTTAAAACCTGAACCCCATGATGGGATCCTCAGTTTGCACACAGGTGGAGGTAAGACTGTGTGTGCATTGTATATCGCCTCTCAACTTCGTGTACCTACTCTCGTCATTGTCCACAACTCGTTCTTGCGAGACCAATGGGTGGACCGTGTGAAAAGCTTTCTCCCTCACGCGCGTATTGGACGAATTCAAGGAGAGTTCTGTGAAGTGGAAGGTTACGACGTAGTCATCGCGATGCTTCAAACATTGTCCATGAAGGAAATTCCGATCTCGACGTTCAAAAGCCTCGGATTGATCATTGTGGACGAGTGTCACCACATTGCGTCCGAGGTCTTCGTTCAAGCTCTTCCCAAAGTGACAAGTCGGTATATGCTGGGTCTCTCCGCAACACCGTCTCGTAAGGATGGACTGATGTTTGTCGCCCATTGGTTTCTTGGACCCCTCTTATACGAAAGCAAGACAACCGATAGTAGTGATACTTCGATTCAAGTAGAAGTCTACGAATATCAGAACGAGGATCCCAAGTTCAATGAAATCATCTATAACCCACAAGGTGTGATGTTTACGACCTTGATGATCAATAAGTTGACTGAAGAAGCTGGACGAACTCGCTGGCTCTCGGAAATTCTCCAAGATGTCTTGGATGAATCGCCTGAACGACAAGTGTTGGTGTTGACCGACCGAGTACAACATACAAAGGATTTGTTAGCCGCGTTGTCTGAACCTTTGCGTGAACAGTCTGCCATTCTCTCTCAAGCCGTGAAATCGGATAAACGAGCTGAGTTCTGTTCTACGAAACGAGTGTTGATTGCAACGTATGCGATGTGCAAGGAAGGCTTTGATGTGCCTACCTTGAACACCTTGTTAATGGCCACTCCACGTCCAGACATCGATCAGATTGTAGGACGTATTCTGAGAGTGGAGAAGTCTGCACGAACTGTACATCCACTCATTCTAGACATTGTCGACCCTCAATTTAGGCGTCAATTCCAAGAACGCAATGGACTCTATAAGAAGAGGAGTTATACGGTTACAAAGATGTGTCTTCCTCCTTCTTGTCCAATACCTCCGAAGCCATCGCCACTGCTGCCATTCCTGCGAGCGCAGCCACCTCAGTTGGAACGTCCTGTGTCTGGGGCTGGGGCTCCCTAGGTTGAATGACTGTTTGGAGTAATGCTGGAAGTGTTGCAGGCAATGCAGCGGTTAAGACTCCAGGCAAGGCTGCCTTAAGTCCTGCTGAAAGCATTGGGTTTTTCATATGAATGGTTGTGTCTTCTTTGGGTGTACTAGCGAACTTGGGTGTACGAAGTTTGAACTGAGGCGTGCGTGCAGAGCTCTCCCCTGACACTTCATCTCCGCGAAAGACTGTAATCTTCTCCAATCCATTGGCTTCCTCAGGTTTTGAAATGTCTTTTTCGTTGGCGAACTTGTGTTGGAACTCATTAATGACTTCTGTTGGAAGTAGTGGGCTAATTTCTTGGAGTCGGTCGTATTGGTCCTTGACATACTTCAAAAAGTCGTGAGGCTGCATACGCTCTTCACGAGGAAGTGCTAATTCCACTGTGACCGCACGATACAAACGCGCATAATGAATTGCAGAAATACGATGTCCTTCTGCCCGTTTTGCCCAACCATAGTAGGATCCTGCAGTGTTCAACACGGACACGAACAAGGATGCAACACCCAATGAAATAGAGGCCAACTTTGCATCGGTAAACAACGAGGGGGAACCTGCAGATAAGAAACCAGTGACACCACTGATGATAATGACAGGTAAATCAATCCATGTCTTGCGTGTGCTGAAAATTTGTTCAGCTCGCTTGTGGCACCAAGACAAACAATGAGACTTCTCGCCTGTCGACGCAAAGTATTCTTCCAACATCTCGGTCCAGTGAATGTTCTTCAACGACTCGTCAGTACTTGCGGAATCTCCCATTTATCTACAGGATTTCATTTTTTTATAATCGCCGCAGTCTTTACATCTACTCTCACATAGTCAACCTGTATACCTCTACTCTCAAAAAACTCATCCGTTGCTCTTCTCTGTCCATCCCAATGATAGTAATCATCAAATATGATAACTCCTCCAACTACCACATTATCGTAGAGTTGCTCTAGTTCATATTTACTGGATTCATACCAATCTGTATCTAACCGTAAGATCGCTATTTTCTCGGGAATGGTTGTTTTGTCTTTTAACGTTTCCATGACATCACCAATCCTATAGTGTAGTTTTCCTTGAGGATACCCTGTAGAGTTCAATCTCTCTTGAACCTTTTGTAATGGAGTATAACACCATCCGTTTGTTTTTTCATCAATGATTTTGCTTTTCCAAGTAGCATACACTTCATCCTTATTCATTTGATATAATATAGCGTCTTTGCAGGTGTAATCAAAATCACTTGGTTGTACCAATCCTCCAAACGTATCATACATATAAATATCACGAAGAGCATTGTTCTTCATTAGTTCGTGTATCCATATACACTCGAAATGACCACTTTCTACACCACATTCAATAATCACACCTTCGATGTTATGTTTCAAGATGTAATCAACTGCAGCTGCTCCGTCCATTATATAAACTCAGTGTCTAAGACTACAAATTATAACGCGTATCAACAATGTATTGGCCATTGAAATATTATCGAGGATTGACTCGTAAGCAAAACTTACAGCGAAAACGGTCAGCCACTCGTAGAACCAAGATGAGTTGGAAAGACCCAAAAGCCTATGTTCCCTTCAAGTCGGATACAGGAGTCAAGACACGCAAGTCTTCCTATACTGAACGGTTTCACACGAAGTATCCGGGTGTAAAGACCTTACCCGAGATTTCAAAGGCAACTGGAGTTCCAGTCAAGACACTTCAAACGGTATATAATCGCGGAATGGCTGCGTGGAGAACCGGTCATCGTCCTGGCGCATCCGCCCAAGCCTGGGGAATGGCACGAGTGTATTCATTTGTTCTTCATGGCAAAACGTGGAGAACTGCGGATGCCGACCTCGCTAAAACATCTCCAAACAAGTAATAATGCAGTATGATCGTAATGGTGTGTTAGTGCGCCAGAGTCAACCAGTGACTGAACTTCGAACGCTTAAAAAGACGATTACAATCGATTCACGCGATCGTGATCCAACCAAGTTTGTCAAGGTCAATGGAGGTGCAACTACTTCCGATCCAGGCGAATATGTAGTCTATCTTCCTCGACCTATTGAGAATGTAGTATCCATTCGCCTCAAGTCTGCAATCATTGCAGCTCCACAATCGACCAATTTTACAGAGAATTATGTGTTACTCTCACTTGAAGGTCTAGATAAAATGGATGAGACTGCTTATGGTGCCAACCGATCTGGCTTCGTCGACAATACATTTGCCAAGATTTCAAATACTAACTTCACAAAAGCTGGAACAGGTGTTGACTTAACCATCTTCTACAATGACAATTTAGATTTGAAAAACATTACCTATTACAAACCTCCAATCTCAACGTTGGATCGGTTCCATATTACACTCAAGTATCACTCAGGAGTTGCATCGTCTGCCACTGTACCTGGGGACATCACTGGTCGTGTTCTCAATGCACCGATTACCTTCGGAACCAGTGAGAACTCGTTTTTATTTGAAGTCGAATACTTGGACAATGGGTTCACTGACTTTTCATCGTTTCAAACTCGCTTGAACTATGTTCGATAACTTACTTTCCACGCATAGACTTGCCGAGAAGCACAAATGTATCCAACGTAAACAGGAAGAAGATTCCAGTAAAGACATACAAGACCATATCCTGCGTTGCAGGGCGTTCATAGCCCGTACGGTTCTGCTCAATCAAGCGGAGAATACGTGATAGTTTATCGTCGTTGGGTTCGGAAAATCGTTCATGGACCCTCTGTCGTTGTTGAGGCGCAACCGGAAGAGGGGTCTCTTGAACTCTAAAGTTCTCAGTCTCTCCAGATGTATCTAGAGGCAATGACTTTGCAACCTCTGCCATCATGGACTTCGTCTTGTTGGGTTTCGTCTCGTTCGTCATTGCTTCCTTCTTCTGATCAGTCAAAAGTGTTTGGCGTCCAAAGGGTGTTCCATAGACATCCTCCACATTGGAGTAGTTCATTACTTTGAAAGGGGGTAGAAAAATATGACAAGAATGGTATAAATGAGACTCAGTCAACAGAATGAATGGATCGCGATCGGTGCTTTAATTGCTTATATTTCATTAGTGCCATGCCCCTATGCCATGAAGGAGTTCTTCTCCTCTGCCATCGGAAAGATTGTTGCACTCAGCGCCGTCGTCTTTGTATGGAAGTATGTCAGTGAGCTTCTCGCCGTCCTCGTCTTGGTTGCATTCCTTCGTTCAGGCGCAGTCCGAGAGTACCTTGATAACCCAACCCCTACCTGTGGAGTTGGACAAACTATGGACTCAGCCACCGGTAAGTGTAAGGATATGCCATCCGCTCCAAACACAATGGCTCCTACTTCTCAGGTTGTCTTGACAGCCCCTCCCACAGCTCCAGGTCCTCCAGGAGGCTCGACACCAGGAGGTGCAGCCGCAGCAATGTCTGCGTTGAACCAAAGCAGTTCTACTTCCGTTGAATCGTTCTCACCCAAAGAAGATAACCGTATGGGTGGATCTCCTTTTTCTACGTATTAAACAATGATACATCTTCTGAACGACAATAAGTTCTTTTTGGGAACGATGTTAATCCTTCTCAATTTGGGTTCCAAGTATTTGGTGGACGAATTCAGTGTAAATCCAGATGAATACACACGGAATGTCATTTTACGTCGTTTAGCGATTTTTGCAGTCTGTTTTGTTGGAACGCGTGATATCGTTGTTTCTACTCTGTTGACGGCAGGCTACATCATTATTGCCCAAGGTGTGTCGTCCAAGAACCGCGAGGGTATGCAAAACAAGAAGAAGTTAGAAAAGGAAGAAAAGAAGGTCGATCAGCCTGCGTATGATCCTTCAATTCCTAGACTGTTTGATTAAGCGCGACGAGTTCCACGGCGAGTGCGTCCACCCTTCTTTGCGATCTTCTTCTTGATATCCTTAATCTTCTTCTCTATCTTCGCACTCTCCATTTTAGTCGTTGCTTTCTTTAGATCAATTTCAAGCCACTTCAAAGAGTATTCTAACTCACCTTTAGTCTTCATTGATCGTGTTTTCGCCATTTATTCCAACGCAAGTTAAAGTTTAATCACCACGCTGTTTTTTCCTGTGGACCCTGCTTTGCTCTTACTTGGCTTACCGACCTTCTCAGGTGCTGGAGGAGGAGGTCCTTGAGGTGGCATCACGTTTTGCTTGATCTCTTTAAGAAGATCATCAATGTTGGCTGGACCTTTCATTTGAACCGGTTGAGCAGGTTTCGATACAGCTTTCTTAATTCCAATCTGAATGGGTTTGGATTCAGACGGTTGTCGAGGAATGACATTTATCACTGGAGGTTGTGGTGCTTGAACGGTTGCACCTTGCATGAAACTCATCAGTCCACTCAATGGATTACTAGCAGCTTGTTGCTGAGTTGGCGCAGGAACCTGTGCGGATCCACGCATCTGTTGTGTCTGGTTCTGCATGGCCGCAGACGCTAACTGGCGAGCAATGTCAGGATTTTGACGCATAATCTCATCGATGTTTGGAATAGGTGCCTTACGTGTCATTTGATTGGTCAAGTGAACCATGTAGATCATCATACACGTTCTCAATGGAATACGAACCATAGGATGCATCTTCATACTTTCGCCATAAAGATCGTACAACTCTTCAAAGTCATCTTCTAGATCGACCACGTTCATCTGTGCGGCTTCAGAGAGACCGTCTAATTGAAGACCAAAGGCTCGTAGCATTGCGACGTTCTTCGATCCATATTCCATTGCAGACATACCAGTCACGAACCACTCAGAGAACTGCTTGATGGTGGAGTCCATGGACTTCTCACGCTTGATGAACTCAAGCTCCATCTTCATCTCTTCTAAGGGACTGTCGATCGTGAAGCGTTTGCGCATTGGAACACCCATCTTGGAGAGACGTTCAAACTTTCGGAGAATTTCGTATTTTTCCTTCATCACACTCTCTTCAGACATTCGCTTAGGAGGTGCTGGAGCATAAGGTTCTGCATTGAAGTTCTCAATACCATCAAGTCGAATGGGTCCAGTATCTTCGAACGATGGAACAAGTCTTGGCTGAGGGATTGTTTCGGTCGGCGCCATCTCTTCGAATTGGAGCGATGGAATGTCCACCGTTTCGAGATTTGCCATTCCACCCATTGCGTGGTTCACGAGTAAGTCTGTGTCCATTCTTATTAACTTGTTTGGTTGTCCTTCTGAAAGTCTAAACGCGTGCATGTTCTAACACCCACAGTCCTTGAAGGAAACAATCTGCAAGATCATCCTTCTTGGGATGCTTGGCGAAGTGCTCTTGGTTCTCTTGTGGGACCAACTCCTTTGCGTGGGCAATGCCTGTCTTCTTACGACCCTTGTAGGTTCCTACTGAATCTTCTACTGTAACAATGTTGGACAACTTGTGGGTTGCTGAAACACCTTCACTCTTAATTCCCTTCATCGTGAAGTACATTTGAAGCATGGCTTGGACTGCATACATACGTCGTTCAGGTTGATTTTCCACTGCGACTAAAGTGGAGTCTTTCCACGACGATTCACGTTTATCCAAACACGCAATCAATGCAGGGGCTTGATCTAAGACGGATCCAGACAGCGCAGAGGAAACACACTTCTTCCAGGTGTTCTGCTTGCGATGGTTGTACAACAACTTGACAAGGTCTACTTTCTTGGTTGCATCGGTGGTCAGTCCTTCCTTGGCGAGTTCTTCATGTATTTGATTTGGAGTTAACTTATTGATTTCAGATTTAATGATCTTACCTCTCTTCTTTGGAACGTGTTTCGCACATGCAAAGGTGCCATTCGAAGCATGTTCATAGCGAGCTGAAGTCGCACACCGATGGCAGCGTACACCTCCAACTCCTGCGGCTTCACCCAAGACATCAATAATGTTCCAATCTACAATCTTTACATCAGTGCGATCGGTTCCTTCCAATACGCAATATGCAAGGTTTCTCAGTCCTACATCAAAGGAAACTAACTTCATACTTTATACTTACGCAGTGGCTTTAAGCAATGAAATCAAAACACCCTTTGTATCACGCTTTCCAAAGGGAATGCCCTTCTTTGTGAGCATGTCGCGGAGTTCCTTGAGGCTCTTCTGCTCGAGTCCATCGATCTCTAAGGGTCCGTCCACAACGGCTGGCTTCTCTTCTTCATCCTCTTCGACAGAAAGCCTATCATCCTCTTGAAGAGTAGGTGGGACTTCTGTGATCTGAATATCCTCTTCTTCCACGAGCTCAGGCTCTGGGGCAAATTGACGTTGGGCGAGCTCACCGAGTGCCATGACAATGTTGTTCATGTTCTGGAACATACGTGTCTGTTGCCAGTAGAGCCATCCGACCATACCGGCGAGGACTAATACCATGGATGCAAGAAGTGCGATTGCTGCGTTTTCGAATTCCATTTATCCTTTGGAAAGAGGAGTTGTTGTCTCTTTAAACGAAAGCACTAAGGGCAAGTACATTCTCCGTCCTTGAGGATACCTCCCAAAGCAGCGCAATCTCCTGCACTTGGACTCACACCAGGAGACAATTTGGTTAATGGACACGCCTTTTCGCGCACTGGTTGACTTATGAAAAAGACAGTAAATGCGACGATCACAAAGACAATTGCTAGGATTTTGGTATACTTCATTTCTTACTCTTTCTATAACAGTTTTTCCAAGGACGACAGGAAGCCTTCTGTGTGAAGCCCATCTTCTTACAGGGTGTTTTCTTACAATACTTGCGTGTCATCAATCGTCCTCCACTTGGATTCTCATAGACGATCTTAGAAGCAAGATCTTCGAACTCAGTTTTCAACTTCAACGCTTTTGATTTGAGTTCAGAATATCTATCATCTGTCTCTGTAACGTTTACAATCTCATTGATTGCAGTAGTCAATCTATCGAGTGACTCTAGTTTCGCCTTTTCGAGATTGGGTAAGTTCGCAGACAAGGTATCCAACGCTTTATTCATTACCTTCTACCTTAGAAATCTTCGTCGTCCAATCGGATTGCGTCCCCGTTGTCCATGGGTCGTGAGTATTCCGACACCTTCTTTTCGAAGAAGTTAGCCTTACCTTCCAAGCTAATCAACTCCATGAAATCGAATGGATTTGCAGTGTTGTAGAGTTTGTTCAATCCCAATTGAACTGCAAGACGATCTGCAACAAACTCAATGTATTGACTCATCATCTTTGAGTTCATTCCAATCAATGAACATGGAAGTGCTTCACAAATGAACTCTTTTTCAAGTTTAACGGCTCCCGTGATGATTTTCTCAATCCATATCGGTTCAGGTTTATTAGGCAGTGTGTGAAAGAGCGCAACCGCAAATTGTGTATGAAGTCCTTCATCTCGTGAAATCAACTCATTACTGAACGTTAATCCAGGGAGAAGTCCACGCTTCTTCAACCAAAAGATCGCACAGAATGCGCCTGAAAAGAAGATACCTTCCACACAGGCAAACGCAACCAAACGAGTTCCAAATGACTGTTCTGAATTCATCCATTGAAGCGCCCAGTCTGCCTTCTTTCCAATACAAGGAATGGTTGAGATTGCATTGAAGAGCTTTGCCTTCTCCTCCTCGTTCTTCACATAGGTGTCGATCAAGAGAGAGTATGTCTCTGAATGAATACCTTCCATCGCATTTTGGAAGCTGTAAAAGAGTTTGACCACTTGACTATCGACTTCACCTTGAAATCGTCGCACAAGGTTCTCCATAACGATTCCATCGGATCCAGCAAAGAAGGCTAATACATGTGTAATGAAATGTATTTCGTTATCAGTTAACTTAGCCCAGTCTTCTGCATCTTTCACAAAGGAGATTTCTTCTGGAGTCCAAAAAGACGCGACTGACTTCTTATACATGTCATACAAGTGCTGTTCAGAAGGACGGATAGGAAAGAGTGTATAGGACATGGTGCGTTATATAGTATACACAGAAAACACCTAAACCATATACAATGAGTCGAACGACTGGAATACAAAATTATTTGTCGAACGTATTCCGTCCGATCTATCGGTACGATACCACAGCGAACGTGTTTGTTCCAAGCCTTGAGGTGACAAACGTGGATACTTATTCCGGAAATTCGGTCTCCGTCTTTACAGCGGCGGTAGGCGATGCCAATAGCAATGTGTATGTTGGTTCGAACGCAGGCAATGCCTATAACTTTTTGAGAAGTGTCAACAAGGTCACTGCATTAGGATACGGTGCAGCGAGTAATATTTCAAACGATTGCAATTCAGTGTACATTGGTTGGTTTGCAGGAAGGGATGCACTTAACGGAAAGGATGTGATTTCAGTCGGAACGAGTTCAGCCGGTGGACTTGGAGCCTCTAACATTTTTATTGGAACGGATACAGGTACCGTCGGAAGCTCAAATATATTAGTCGGTCATTACATTCGTCCAGGAAACATCTCCAATCAATTCCTTCTCGGATTGAGCAACAAGTTTCCTATTGCTGCAGATCTCTCTTTGAATTGGGTTGGCCTTGGAGGTATCTTGAATCCTACACTCAATGCGAAAGTTGACATTTCAGGTAGCACTCGTATTCAAGGAAACTTAAGTGTGAATATTCAGCCAGGAGGGAGAACTCTTGATGTCAATGGTAATTTTAGAGCACAAGATAGTTCACTCAATACATTGGATTTTAGCAATGGACTTTTGACTTCGTCCGGTGGATATACAACCATTCAAGGATCCGTTTCGGCAGCCGTAGGAACCACGACCATTGGAACCTTAAAAAGGGGTATCGTTCAAGTATCAACTGTAGATAATGCTTCAGATGCCAATCGTGCAGCCTATTTCTATTTTGCGTATACACCCTCTAATGCATCTATCTTGGCATCAAACATTGCTGGAGATACAGCTTTAGCTCTCAATACATCCAACATTCAAATTTCAAATCTAACCACCACAAAAACATACACTTATTCGATTACCTACTTTCCAATGATCTAATCTTCTCTACAATCTTGCGGATAGACACACTCGATACTCCAGAGGCTGCGGAAACACGTTGAAGTTGACCTCCCAAGACAATGTAGACTACACCGGACACAATGGTCTTAGGTGTGTGCTCCATCTCTGGAAGAGTTCGAAGCTTCAGAACGATTGCATCTCGATCTTTCTCAGGAAGGTCCAAGTCTACACACATACGTTCCGCTAATCCAAGTTGAGTGTTGAGAACTGAGGCTGATTCGTTCTCAAATTTAGAAAGAGCCTTACAAAGAGCACGAATACTCACATCAAACATTGTAGCAACTTCTTCATGACTTCGAGTTGCATCATTCTGACGACAGGCTGTAAAGACTGCAGCTGCCATCAGTGATCGACGTGTTTCACCACGTGTTTTCTGCGACTCTTCAATGTTTTTAAACAGACCACAAGCATCGATAATAATCGCTTTAGTCAGTCCAGAGCGAAGTGCGGTAGTTTGCATTGCATCAAAGATGCCCATCCAAGAACGCTCGCCGTGAGACGAGAACGACCATGCAGAGAGTTTTGCAATGCTTTTTGATTCTTCGGATTGATTAGGAATTCGTTTGCGCATCATCATTGAACCATATGATGAATTCGGAAGTAGTTCCGAAGTAATTGTACCAGTTCGAGTAGGATCTTCATCGGTGGTTCCATACACTCTCCATTCTGCACTTTCATCAATGAAGCTTCCAATAATTGTTCCACAACACGTGCAAACACGTTCTCCATCGTCTACATCAATGGTTTCATGTAAACAGTCCATACTCACTTAAGCATTGGACTTTGTTTGTCCGTTTTTGAAGAGAGTCTCAAGGAGTGTATCTCGACTATGGTACAGTTGGATCAAAGGTTCGAACTCAATTTCAGTCAGAATGAGGAACCCACCAATGGAAACAATAAATCCATCTTCCCAATCCAATCCTTTGGGCGTAAACAGCCAAAAGTAGATCCCTAGGAACAGTCCTAATGAAATCTTAAAGATTGTGTCGACAATCGCAAAGAGTGGGCTGTCTTTGACCTTGAAGTCGGCTGCAGTCAAAATGACTTGAAGTAACACGATCGCTTTCAAGAAGAAGAAATAGATTTGATACGGCTTCATTGTTAAGAAGTGAGTAAAAGTTCATTGCGTTTCATGAAGCAATACCAGGCACCATAGGCAGTTACCATATGGATGAGTCCGTGGAAGAACATTTGAGTAGTCCAGTTTGGGTCCCAACATAGAATTGAAAGGTATCGTCCGACAAAATAGGAGTAGAGTGAATAGCCTACGGAAAAAGCCCATATACCCAATGAAGAAGGACCTCCTTGATAGGCATTAAACAATAAACAGAATGTGTAGTTCCAGATTGCAAGTTGGTCTAAACTGAAAATCCATTGAGTTCGAAACCAATGAAATGTCATCGTAGTTCCACACAAAAATAAGCAGGTTGCCATTGAGTAATAAAATCCTGACTTCCACGCTAACCATGCAGGCATTAAATAGGTCATTCCGGTAATCACCAAATAGGGTGCCGGTGTTGTGTCATCTTGACGCCAAGTCATTAATATTATCGCATTGTAGTCAGTGTAGACGGGTCATAGACTTGCGGGCGATAGTTGGTGACCAACGGTGGGCGATAGTTTGCTGAACGACCTGTAGTTTTCATCCACGAAATCAACAAGTATTTTTCATCCACAACCCAGACCCAGTATCCAGAGGTCTGAAGAGTGGTGGTCAGGTAGTCACGTGCTTCTGTGAGTTGAAAGAGAGGGTAACCAAAGACATAGGCTGGGATCTCAAAGACAACATACGGTGCATTGGGTGAATGAACGGCTTGTTTACGGATTCTCGCATACAGTTGGGCTAACACCGGACGCATCGCTGACATTCGCTGCTCTTTGCGTGCTTCCTGTTCGTCCCAAACATCACGAGCTTTCAACATGCTTACTACAAAGGTACAAAAAGTATGAGACGTTTCTATCGTTCCATCGCACTAGGCGGAGGTGGAGCACGCGGAGGGCTTCATTTAGGAGCTCTTCGTGCACTTCAAGAAGTTCAAGGGGATTTAGAGTTTCCAGATGGAATTTACGGTGCAAGCATCGGTGCGTTTATTGCAACTGTGATTGCGTTTCGTATTGATTTGGGTAAAATTCGAACTGCATTTGATACATATGGTGCCTTTTCAAACTTTGTTCCAGACTTGACGTTGGATCATCTATTGACACTCATTCAACGAAAAGGTATCTTCTCTATGGAACGAATGATGGAATTGTTTTTGAAGATCTTTGATGACTGTGGAGTGGATCTTCGAGATAAGTGTATTTGCGACGCACCTCAGAAGTTATGGATCATTGCATCGAATATGACGTCTGGAGATATTACCTTGTTGACTGGAAAGGTGCCTATTCTGGATGCGTTTCGATGTTCTATGGCAATTCCGTTGATCTTTGAACCTCAAATTCTCTATGGATCTGTCTATTTCGATTCAGTTGCGCACGTATCCTGTATTCAAGTCGCGGTTCCACAGGATACACTCGTTGTTCATATTTCTGGAGAGTTTACACCAGTCACTCCATCCAGTTCGTTAACTGAATTATTGTTCGCAGTCTATCGTGGTACGGCAAGGCAATATAAGGGATCGAATGTATTGAGATTTCATAATATTTCGATCGGTCCACTTTCAGATCTTTCACAGAAAGAGCGAGATCTTCTCGTGCAAGAAGGATACTCACAAACTCTCGCGTTCTTGACCCAACGTGCTGCGAAGGAAGCCCTTTAGACTTGCAAGTGTGGGTCGTTGATTGAAGTCGTGAATTCCGTCTTTGGTTTCCAATAGAACGGTAGGATAGGAGTTGATTCCGTACAAGGAGCACTTAACTCGATCCTTCTCACAGTCGACTTGAACTGCCTTTACGTGGGTCTTTCCATAGGTTCCTTCACGTGCAAGGCTCTTCTCTAACTTTTCCCATTCAGGCATTGCTTTCTGAGAGAAGCCGCACCAGTCTGTGTAGAAGAAGTAGATTCGTGCTTCATTGGGTTCAAGTTTTGCTTTAGGAGGTTTAAGCATGGGCTTCCAGAGTTTGTAGACTAGAAATGCAACAATTGCGAGGGCGAGGGCAAGTATCCACTGATTCATTGTTGAAAGAAGCGAGAAATCTTTATTTGTTGTTTGAACCATTGTCGATAGGCTTCTTGTGGACTCAATTGATGTTTAAGTTGACTCCATGCAATGTCCGTGGTCATTCGTTCAGGTTCAAAGGGCTTGGGTTGAAGTGTATACCACTTTCCTTGGAAGCGTACAAGGTATCCCATAGTTAAAACAATCTCCTTAACTGAAAATGGCGCTAGTCGCAGCCCAGGTGGCTACACTATCGCTTGGAGTGAACTATGGCGTTCATTACCTTAGTTCGAGGCTGTATGATCAATATTGTATCCCTCATTCGTGGGAAGGAGTGATACAATCGTTGGTGACGACTGCGAGTCCAGTGTGTTCTTTTTTATTACATACGATGACGATGACCCAAAATCATTATGCAACGATTGTGAGTGCTACAATTGTGTCTTTAGTTAGTACGACATTGAAACCGGTTTAAGCAGGGAAACCGACCATTCCTGCACCGATACCGAAACCTGCACCAGTGCGTGCTGAGCTTCCGACAGAAGGTGCATAAATATCTAAGATGGCAAAGGTGGCTGTGGCGGTCAACGCGATCATGCCAACCTCAGAAACACGCATTGTCTTGCCAGGGATGACATAGGCGGCGACGGCGACCGCGAGACCCTCTAACAAGTATTTAATCAATCGCATAACAAGCTCACTCATATCGAATCCAGCAGGTGGTGTTGGCTTGGGCTTTGAATCCATTGGTTTATTGAAAAGACGCGAAGATTTTTTAGGGTCCAGCTTCAGCGACTGCGATGGCTGTTCGCACATACACCCAAACAAAGAAAAATCCCCAATATGTCATTGAAGCAATGACGTTCCTAGAACCTTCTGAAAAGCTTTGCATGACAGTCACCCAGCTCGCCTGAAAAAGTCCACGAGCCCATATGAGGATAGGTCCAGAGACTGGTATTGGAAATAGAATACCTGGGTGGGTCAGAAAGAGGATTAAAAACGCAGTCGCGCCTCGATACATTACTCTGTAGGACGAAAGTTTACACACCCTTTGCGATGCGTAGCATCATTCCATAGTAAAGGTAAACGCCAAGGAAGATGAGGTAGATTGCGAACATAGTCCACCCTAGACCTGGACTTCGTTCACCTGGGAGACTGAGTACCCATACCCAAAACATCTGCAACAATGAACTTACGATAGGGGGCAGTCCTCCAAGTGGAAGAAGTCCAGGGGTAGGCATCATACTTTGTACAGAGGCCATCGACGGAATAATCACGTTCGGATGGGTCATAAAGACAATTAAAAATGTTTCGGTGTATCCGTAACCCATTGTGTTCTGCGTAGAAACAACTTACAAAGGAGACACCCTGTTTACATAAACATGTCCAGACGTGAAACTCTTCCTACACATGAAGACGATGGTTCAAAGGTGGATTACCTAGATGAAGATCCAGAGATCCCAACCCAGAAATATTGCATTGTCTCTTTTCTAAGCCCTGAGAAAGTGATCAAGCAGAAACAGGAATACATGTTCGAAGAGTTCATCAAATTTATGGACTACGACTGGAAGGTCAAGGGACTTGAGCACTTGATGGTGTTCTTGTCCAAAAAGTACAGTCTTAAGATTGACGACCTCTTGAAAGATGCAGAGGAGTTTGGTAAGGTTCGCGATAAGGAGATTCGTGAGACCGATGTACCTGAACAGTGGCAGGTGTTTCTCTTAAGAAACGAGAAGGAACTTCAAGAGAAGTTTGATAACAAGGTTGAGTTCCGAACCAATGTGCGTGGAGTCAAGGTGCGTCGTAGTTTCCCCACAGTTGAGGAGGCACAAGTCATGGCAAAGGTCTTACAACGCAAGTATCCCAAGGACAACTTGTATATCGGCAAGGTCGGTACATGGCTTCCATGGGACCCTAGTGAACACTTGATGCCTGAGGTCGAGTATGCTGAGAAGGAGTTGAACGAGCTTATGAGACGCTACAAGGAAAATGAGGCGAACAAGGAAATCTTCTTTGCCGACGAGCGTGAAGCCAAGATCAAGGCACAAAAGGAGGAGAACGAGAAGAGACGTAAGGCCAATGCAGCTGAAGTTGCCGCCAAGCAGTTGGAGGATGCGTCCAAGCCGATCCATCCATCCGAAGGTGCACTCCGAGAGTAATATCTTGAATTAGAACAAATGCCTGAGTTAACTTTGGACTTGAATCAAAGTTTAGAGAGCAATCTCCAAACGAACAATATTATAAAAACAGGTGGTAGACGCAAGAAGCGCGTTGGAGGAGAGGATCCTCCAGCTCCAGCTCCAGTGGAAGAACAAAAAACGGTTGTAACAGTCAGTCTTTTGAAGACTGCATATGACTTTTTACTCGATAAAGGAGCTAAGGTTGGAACTATTGTGAGTGAAGTAGCTGTTGCTGGTGCATTGGTGTATGCTGCAAATCAAATGTTTGGACCCGATGTATGTTCACCCTTTTACGGCAGTGTTTCAAAGACATTAGCTACGTACGTTCCTATCGCTGCAGGTCCGGCTCTAAAATGTGATACAGCTGCAACTGCATATCATAATGCAATAGGCAGTGCAATGTTAATAGCAGGTCCGATTCTCGTAGATGCATTTAAGAGGGCAGGTAAACTTGTTTTAAGTGATGCTCAAGTTGAGGAGATAGGAGGAGAGATCATTGAAACTCTACAAAATCCTGCAGCTGCAGCTGTGGCTTCAGTTAGTGCTTTCAAAAGACGCGGCTCTCTACCAAGCATTGGAAATGTAGCAGGACCATCTACAAAGCCTTTACTATTCCCACCACCACCACCTAAAAAAGGTGGACGCAGAACCAAGAAGCGTGGTATGAAGAAGATGAGAAATACACGTCGTCCACGTTTCTTCAAGTATTAACGTCCATCGGTCTTCTTAACCCAGACACTTGGACCGGCATTCTTCTTCTTGAAGTTCATCGGATTGTAGTCATCGGTTGACAACATTGCAGATTGGAAAGGGCGATTGTCAGCCCACAAGGATGGATCGCATAATTTGAACGGTGGATGATCAGAGGCTTTATACCAAAACACTTGGTCTTCTAACTTGTTCGAAGACACGTTATTGCAAATGACCAAACCCTCATAGTTCTCCGTACACTGGTCCATAAAGGAACAGAACATATCAAACGTTGGAAACATGCCTGCGTAATTTTCGTAGATTCGTCTACGGTTCCCCAGGATATTCTCACGCAAAATGAAGATAAAATCTACGTTGGTTCTCAAGTTAGGTGTAATACCAAGAGGATACTGCATGGTAATAATGGTCATTAAATCAATATGACGACCGTTCATAAAGACGAATCGTGTAGACTCTTCATTGATCCAAGACTTTGCATCATACAAACAATCGTCTAAAATCAAGAAGGCACGTGGATCAATGGACGAAGAACCTCCGTGAGCTGTCTTATCTGTATTACGCTTCGTCTTAAGGGTTGCTTGTCGCTTAATGACATTTTGAACAATCTCCGGACGATACTTATCGTGAATGAACTTGGACGGTACCATGTTCTGAAAGAACTCGTTGGCGACTTCCGTAGCAGAAATAACGGTTCCCACTGGAAAATGTCGTTGGGTGCTAAACAGGATATCGCGAACCAAAAAAGACTTTCCTGTGTCCTTCTTACCGATCACGACAATCATCGGACTTTTGCGACTATCGATTTCACATCGGTCCGTGATCATCTCCATATTAAACTTTCGAAGTTGAAAGTTCATCTTGTTCAATCCAAGTCTTTTTTTTGTCTATGTAGAACCGACAGGTGTCTGACGGAGAAAGCGTTTCATGGTTTCGTAGACCCATAGGATCAAGAGTGCAATGAGGAAGATGAGTAAGTGTATCATGGTACAGTCCATTCCGTTAGCTCGTTCGGTTTCCGTTTTGGTTCTCCGAGGGGTGAAACAATGGGAAAAGACCTTCGTACACTCCCAATCGAATTGAAGGTACAACGAACTGCACCCTTGGACACCTCAGCATGGAAGCTCAATAAAGCCCAGTCTTTTTTTCCACCCCTTGAGAAGTTGTTCAAGACTGAAGCCTTGTCAAACGTTCGAGACTGTGGAGTTCGCCTCAGCCATCCTATTCAGAAAATTGTGGATGCAGACCACATTCAAGTGAAAGGAAAGACAGTGGAGATCCATCGCAAGACTACAATGATCTTGAGTCCATTCAAATGGATGCGAGGTGATTATGGAACGATGGGACTTCCAAATTCTGAAGAGAATGCATCGGATCAACAGGAAACCCTTCAGAGTGCACATACAGCTGGATATGTAGGTGCTTTGACTTCCATTCTATTGTCAGAGTCAGACTGTATCCATTTCCCAAGGGTCTATGGTGTCTATGTAGGCCTAGCAGACTCACATACAATTGACATCTCCGATGACTATGAAGACCTTTCCGATCGCAAATGGTTCGGAGACCAGATTGGAAAGACCTTTGAATTGAAACTACGTCCACATGATGTGGCTGCAGAGTTTAGCTACACTCGGTCTCAACGCCCTACGCTTGCATTGGGAGAGGACATTCAATTGGAAGGGTTTCAAGACTTAGAAGCCGAACGTATGAATACACCCAGCACTCGATCGCATTCTCACAGTGACGAGGATGACGAATCGTTTTCCGACAGCGACTTTAGTTCAGAAGAGGATGACGATGAGTTTGACATTCGTTCCTGCGACTGTTCAGAAGACGATGACGATGGATTGGACGATGAAGGTGATGGAGAGCCATTTGCATGGGCGATCTTTAGTAAGGTTCCAGTCATTACGACGGTCATGGAAAAGTGCAGTGGGACCTTCTACGATCTTCTTGAAAAACATACTGAACCTGAGAAACACTGTGCATGGGTCTCTCAGATGGTGTTTGCATTAGCCTATGCCCAACGCAACTTTGGTTTCACGCACAATGACCTTCATGGCAACAATGTGATGTATAGTCCAACGGATCAAGAGTTTTTGTATTATACAACCGGTGGACACTCGTATAAGGTTCCTACGTATGGATACATCATCAAAATCATTGACTTTGATCGTGCAATCACAACCGTACGTCTCTGCGGAATGAAAGAGCCACGAACGTTTGTAAGCAGTCAATTTCAACCGAATGATGAAGCTGCAGGACAATACAATATTGAGCCATTCTTCACTGCAACTCAACCACACATTCCTCCAAACCCTAGCTTTGATTTAGGTCGATTTGCTACCTCTGTGTTTTGGGATCTCTTTCCAGAAGGACCTACATATGCGTACACACATCCGCTGTTTGAAGTGTTCAAACAATGGATGACGCAACAGGATGGAACATCAGTGTTATTTCGTAAGGAACTCGATCGACATGATCGATACCATGGATTTGATTTATATAAAGCACTTGCTCGGTATTGTAAGGATTCTGCAGTACCACGAAACGAAATCACAAAGATGACGTCCTATCAAATCTCTACAATTCCATTGGGAACTTCCTATTTGTTCATTGATACTTAAAACTCAGGTTTGCCTACAAACATATCTTGAGCTGCAGAAACGACTGTTCCAACTGCATCTTCAGATCCAACCGCATACGCGACCCCAGACGCGACACCTCCTGCACTTAACGCAATCTTACCTGCGTCTAACCATTCAATCGGTTGCTGTTTGGATGATCGGTCCCAGAGGTATAAGACGAATGTGAGCACTGCGACTACTCCTGCAATCATGGCTAATATATATAAATCCATCTTTGTTCAGCCTCAACATTGAGAGTTTTACAAGTTCAACGCAACAGTCTCTTTCGTCTTGGACAAGAGTTCATCTTCTGTATTGACCGATGCATCATCTTCATCGTCTAACATAACGTCTTCTCCAAGAGTTATCTCTGGCGGTTCATCATCCTCTTCCTCATCCTCAAATTCAACGACTGAAGGCTTCTCTTCAAACTTGACAGGTGGAGGAGCAGGAGTTTCTTCACGACCGCCTCGGAAATAGGCTTGGCTGATTGCTCGCCATGGAATGAAGCTATCGACTACTTCATTGATAGTGGACTCAAGCATAACCTCAATCTCACGACGGTTGCGTGCTTGTTGAGTGGCTGCAACTCCAAGAGTATCAAATAAGTAGGCTTGGCTCCAACACTTGCGAGCCGAGGTAGTGTAAAAGGTGTGAATGAACTTCTCGATCGAAGGACGTTCAAAGTCAAGGTTCACATGAGTGGACTCGGATTGTTGAAGACTTGCAAATGCACGAATGTAGCTGACAAAGACACCGAGTAGTAGGTCTTCAATGTAATCGCATTTGGACGCTGCAATAATACGGTCGACTTCCTTACGTAAGGTTTCATCATTCCACTTGGGAATACTTGTCAACAAGTTCTGGAAGGTCTGGAGTGTCTTATCCGGTTGACCGTTTCGTTGGCATGCAGATTTTGCATTATCGTAGATACTCCAGAACCCATCGGCGACGTGAGGGATTAACACTCGTGTGAGGTTCTCACGCATGGTTTGCTTGACAAATTCAGTCGTCATTTGTTTTACACGGAAGACGCGAGTTCTAGAAAAGAGACGCGATGAAGTTTGTCTTAATTCTCATGGTTCGTAATGAGTCTAAGATTCTAGAACGATGTTTGAAGTCGGTTGAGGAGTTGGTTGACGCATTCTGTATTCATGACACAGGTTCCACAGACAATACCTGTGAAATCGCAGAAGAGTTTCTGAAATCACGTACAGGCTGTCTCACTAAATCCGAATGGAAGGATTTTGGATACAATCGTACTCAAAGCTTTCTTGAAGCCCAATCGTTCGTGAAAGACTGGAAAGGGGATATCTATGGTCTTCTCTTGGATGCTGACATGATCTTTCATCCGGGATCCCTTCGAACTCAAGTCTTAACTGAAAAGGGGTATACAGTTCTTCAAAGAAATGGACACTTGCTCTATCCAAATACACGCTTGGTTCGAATGGACTATCCTTGGACCTGCAAGGGTGTCACACACGAGTATTGGGATGGTCCAACGGCTGCTTTGGATAAATCGATCGATGCGTGGATTCAAGATGAAAACGATGGAGGGTGCAAGTCTGATAAATTTGAACGTGATGCACGATTGTTAGAAGAGGGTCTCAAAGCTGAACCTACCAATGTCCGATATATGTTCTATTTAGCTCAAACCTATCATAGTTTAGGTCGATGGAAGGATTCAATCAAACTCTATAAACAACGCTACAATGCAGGAGGGTGGGATGAAGAGCGATGGTATTCGCTTTACATGATTGGTCAGACGTGTCTTACTTTGAACGATGCAGCTCGATTTGAAAAGTATATGTTGCGCGCACATGCGTTCCGACCCACACGTGCAGAGTCACTCTATAAAATGGCGAAATACTTTCGAGAGAAGGGTGATCATTATAAAGCCTACCATTATGCAAAGTTAGGTAAAGCAATTCCATTGTCTCAGGATTCGTTGTTCATTGAAACCGATGTGTACACAGGATTGTTCGACTACGAACTCACCATTCTACTGTATTACTTGAACCAATTGCGTGAAGGGTTACGATTGTCGATGACGTACATGTTAACGAAAAAGGAATCGTTAGACAACGTCTATCGCAACTGCTCGTTCTACATTGAACCTCTCAAACACACTGAGATCACTCACCATCCAATTATGCGCGATGTCTGTGGACGCGACTATCATCCATCGTCTGTATCCTCGTGTGATGGAATTGAAAATGTTCGATTTGTCAACTATTCAATCAATTCCGATGGAGGGTATATGATGAAAGAGGGTAAGTACTCAGCCGATCACCCAGTTCGAACTCAAAATGTTTTATGGAATCCTTCTGCAGGTCCACGTGTGATGGATGAGAAATCTGTACGTCTTCCAACAGTTCCAACTCACATCTATGGATTGGAAGATCTGCGTCTCTACAGAGATGGCAAAAATATTCTAAAGTTCATCGGAACTTCGCGAGAGTTTTCAGACAAGATCCGAATGGTCTATGGTAATTATTCCTTAGACTCGGCTACATATAGCGATTGCAAGGTCTTGAACTCTCCGTTGGGAGCGGAGTGTGAGAAGAACTGGATCCCTATCAGTGGAACCAACGATGTCATTTACTCATGGAATCCTCTTCGCATTGGAACTCTACAAGGTCAAGAAATTGTCTTTCACACCGTTCATAAAACACCGTGGTTCTTTCAACATCTACGCGGATCCGCGATCCCAATTCGTGTAGGTGGTGAGCTTTGGTGTCTAGTTCATTTCGTGGAACATTCTACGCCTCGTAAATATTTTCATTGTATCGTTTCTTTAGACGGAAAAACCTATGAACCTACACGAATTTCCTTACCATTCGCGTTCCGAAGTATCGGTATCGAATACTGTTTGAGTATGACGCTTCAACCTGAAGGTAAGCTCAAGTTCATAGTGTCTTCGTGGGACGACGATCCATGTAATGTTCTTGCACCGCTCAAGCAGTTTGAGTGGATTCAAGTGTAAAGGGCTCTCCATGTTTCAGGAGGCTTTGAGTCCAAGTCCTGTAGAATATGCTGAGCCACTGTTGGAGTGATGACCAATGGGAACGAGATTTTACTATAGAACTTATAACTCTTTGCAGTCTCTTCGTCTGCGATACGAAGAAGGTTAATGCGTGTGACAAGTGATTCAACTGCACGTATGAGTGTACGAACACCTTCTTCTTCACGTGAGAATTCAGCAATCAAGTATTTAACAGCTTCCTCAGTGAGTGTCAATCCATCCAACTTGATCCTCTCTAAGATTTGAGGCCAGACATACTGGGTTAAGATCACTTGCTTTTCATCGCACGTGTATCCACTGCAGTGAATGACTTGCATACGATCTTTGAGAATAGGATGAACCTTGGATTCGTCATTGAAGGAGAAGACAAACAAACACTGAGACAAATCAAAGTCTACACCGGCAAAGTAACGATCATGAAACTGATTGTTCTGAGAACGATCTGTCAAGTGGATCAACATACTGACAATCTCCTCACCGTGTGGCGTAGTAGACACTTTATCCAATTCGTCAAAGTACATGACTGGGTTCATCGCACGTGCGTTCATGAGACTATCTGCAATTCGCCCCCACATACTTCCTTCGTAGGTGTAACTATGACCTACAAAGTTAGCTGAATCGGTTGCACCGCCCAAACTGAAGAACTCAAAGGGTCGCTTCAAGACATTTGCAACACCGTTCTTTGCAAAGCTGGTCTTACCTACACCCATAGGACCTTTAAGTGCAATGACATTGCCTACAGAGGATGGATTTGAGATCCATTGTGCGAGGATTTGCATGATCTGTGTTTTCGCACCGTTCATACCGTAGACTGCTGTATCGAGTGTCTTACGTGTCTGAGATAGAAACTCTGCACATGGTTTAGGTCCATCGTCGATCTTGACCGGAAGAGGAATGGTTGTTCCAAAAGGAATGCGCATGAAGCCTTCAATCCAGGTGCGAAGCTTATAGCTTTCACCGTTATCCATTCCCATTTCGTTGAGGATGTCAATCTTCTTGATCACAGCTGCCTTCATACTGTCTGCAAGTGGAAGGTCGAGCACGCGAAACTTGTAGGGAATTCCACTTCCAGCAATCAAGACTTCAAGCTTTTTCATCTGTTTGTTGAGCTTCTTCTGCTTCGATTTGGAGAGATCGTCAAAGTAATCTTGTTCTTCATCGTTGAGTTCAAGAACCGGTGAATCTGGCTCATCCTTCGACTTCCTACTATTGGGTCTGAACTTGTTATGAGGAGGGACGTACTTGTGCATGAGGTAATCGATGAACTCATCTTCTTCATCCTCGCTTGACTCGTATTCAGGTTCAAACTCAGGTTGAGTATCGATTTCGATCTTGATACGACCATTTTTAGGGATAGGAATTTGAATCGTCTGAGAGTTGGACGAAGGCTTTTTAGTTTCCTCCTCCTCTTCTTCATCTTCCTCGTCCTCATCCTCTTCATCCTCCTCCTCTTCTTCGTTTTCGTCTTCGGTTTCGGAGTCAGGCTCAAAGTCTTCATCCTCAGACTCGGACTCATCTTCCTTATCTTTTAAGGTCTCGTCTTCAATCCATTTAACGTTCTTATCACGCTTTCGAAGGTTGTATCGACGAGGCATCCTTGCTGCCTCTCAAGTAAAAAAAGAAAGGCAATCCGTTTTTCCAAGACTACTTACAATGGAAGACTTGGAGAAGATCGTGGGACGGTTAGAGCTGGAAAATGATAAGAAGGCAGCTGCCAATCCCATTACCAAACAAAGTTTAGCCATTGTACATCAGTTCTTGAAGGACTATGCAGTGATGTGTTATGGCGGAACTGCGATCAACAACTTATTGCCCCCAGAGGATCGATTCTACGATCCAGAGACAACGGTTCCGGATTATGACTTCTACAGTCGTACACCTCAAGAACATGCAATGACCTTGGCAGATAGACTTTCTGCAGCTGGAATTAAGACTGTAGAAGTCAAACCAGGGATACATCTTGGGACCTTTAAAGTCTTTGCCGACTTTGAAGGCGTTGCAGACATCACACATTTGGATAAAGATATCTTTGAAAGACTGTGGAAAGAAGATGTTGTAGTAGACGGTATTCATTATGTTACACCAAACTTTCTACGTATGTCCATGTATCTCGAACTCTCTCGTCCTAAAGGCGATGTATCACGATGGAAGAAAGTCTATGAACGTTTGATCTTATTGAACACACACTATCCAATGGTTTGCCCTTCACATAAACCAAAAGAAGAAACTCCTGCAACTGAAGAGAACCGCAAGGAAGCTGAATCCATCTTGAAAGATCACGATGTAGTCTTGTTAGGAATTACTGCATCTCAACTCCATCAAGGTAAGGTTGCGAAATGGTCTGCACCGATCACCATTCTTGCAGAACCAAAGACCCTTGAAACCTTGACCAAAGGAAAGAAGACTGAATCCCATGTGGGATCCGAGATCCTTCCTTCGCATACAGACATTTTTGACAAAGAGGGAAATGTGATGGTTCGTGTTCACGAGACTGCAGCGTGTCATAGCTACCATACAATGGCTAATGGCATTAAGATTGCATCCATTCCCACGATGCTTCAATTTGTCATTGCGTATATGTATTCAGGTGTCGACGAAGATGAGATTACTCATTTGATGTGTGTAGCTCAACGATTGGTGGATCTTGCGAACCACAAAGAAAAGCGGCGATATGCCCTCTTGACGCCTACGGACTGTCTAGGCACTCAAGAGACATTGATTGATATGAAGAAACATAAGTCTGAATTGTATTCGAAGCTTTCATCGAATAAGTCCTCTGTGGACTTTCTGAAGTACTTTTTCACCTATAATCCAAACACAACTAAAACTAAGAGACAGAAATTGAAAGATGATCTAAAGAAAACACGTAAGGCTAGGTACGAAAGCTCCTACTAACACCTGTAAATGCAAGACCAGAACAATCAATACATGCACGGATTTCCTTACGTCCTTGGAGAAAGTCTAGGTATGAACCAGTTGCGTTTGGAGTTTCGTTCAGATATGCGTTTGCACCAGTGGTGGATGCAAAGGTCTGATAGACTAGTTGAATTCGCTTGCTTGCGACCACGTCGGATGTGTATTGTTTACGTAAGACTGTGATACCTGAAAAGTCAATTCCACGTTGTCCACCTGCACTCATTTGTTGTTTTACTTAGAATATAACCGTCCAATGTACCAGGTCATATCGAAATACTGAGGTCCAGAGGATTTACGTTCTAGATCGTCAGGGGGTGTCTCCTTCACGAGTTTCTTCACTTCAATGTGTGTGATTGATCTAGGATAGTAATAGAGACGAGCCAAGACACCATCCCACCCAGGTCCAGCGGTGACTACTGCATCATTCTGTTGGGGCAACTGCCCTAGAGTATGATGTTGACGCAAGATGCCATTGATGTAGATATCCACTGCTTGCTGATCGACGACCATTGCAAAGTGGATCCATTTCATCGCCGAAATGTTTGGAATGAGAACCGTTTCAGTTGTATTGAAGGTCTTTACAGCGACCAAGAGAGCATTCGACGTTGAGTCTAGATAGACACCTGGAGCATCTTCTTTGGAAAAGATACGACGTTTTGTGCCATACCCTACAGTAAAGTCCTTGACCAAAATCCAGGCTGAATAGGAATAGGTTAACCCTTGTGGTTGGTTCAACGACTTGGGTAAGGCACCTGGATAGGCTAGTTGAGTATCTCCGGCAATCGAATTTTCAAAGAGAACAATTCGATCATCATCGTATTTGCTTGGCTTCCATGTAAAGAAAAAGTAAACAAGTCCTGCGACGGCGAGGACCACGCCCACAATGAGTAGAGTATTCATTGTCCTTTACTTAGAAACAAACCCTCTCGGACCAAGTTTGAGTCCAGACTCTCGTTTAATTTCAACAGTAGGATGTACTGCTCCTTGTGGAGTAAACACCATTTTCAACAACTCAATGTATGTCATATTTTGCTGTTGAATTATAGTATCTTTTCCCACTTCACGTATTCCTAATTCGTAATTGTAATGAATTCGTGATGGATCTGAAGTATACTCAGTTTCTAAAAATTTAGATTTGAGAAGTGTAATCGCCCAATCTAGATCCTCTCCATGCACTGCGTTCTTAAAGGGAATGAGTTTGGCAATGTCTGAGAACATTGGGTTCAAATGATTAGGTGGACGTTGGAAGATAGGTGGATCATCTTTCGTAGCCATTCGATCATCAAGTTTTACGTTCACACTGTGAGTGAAAGTATACTCTTTCATTTGTCCTCGGAGTCGCATAGTAGGATAGCCTCCTTGAATACACGCACATAAATCTTCAACATATGCATCTGTAATCGTATCGTCATCATCGATGAACGCTGAGTATTTACCATGTGAAGCTTGGATCATAGTTTGCCGTTTCATTCCTATACTCATTTCACGGTTGTCAAACCCAAGGTTGATTGTATAGCGTAGAGAGGGTGCTAATCGTGCCATCTTTTCATGGATGGACTGTGTCAATCGAACAAGAGATAGTTCACGACCAGAGATGGATGGAATCAAAAAACTGACGTCGTATGTATACTTCTTTCTACGAATGTATGTATACATATCTTCGTTCCAATACTTCTGATTACGATCATAGAGTGCATCCATGTTTTGTGCATACCCTGTCCCAGGGTGTTCATGCCGAATGATACAATACGGAACGTACAAACACTTATCTGCAAGTTGACCTTTACATAAATCTGTCAGTTCAGTATCGCAGAACAAACTCTTATAGTCAGGATGATAGATATACCCAAAGGAGTGATACATACTTCGTCCAAAAACGCATAATGTGTTCAATTTGTCTCCTTGATGTCCATCGTTGAACCATAGAATACCATTTGTATCTGGAAATCGTGCAAGCATGTGATTACGGATCACATCATCCCATCCTTTGAGTTGTGGAATCATATCGTCGGAAACTAAGACTACAATATCCCACTGCCACTCAATTTCATTCATGTTCGCGTTACAGGCTTCAATCTTGCTTTTGTTTGGACTGAAAAAGATCTTACTCCATCCAGCTGGAAGCAGTGTTCGTAGAACTTCTTCCTGAACGAGGTTTCGTGTCATTGATACATCATCTTCATCACACGAAACGGCTACACCAATCTGTTGAGGAGTATTTGCGAGTTTCATGTAGGTTGCTAAGGTTTGAATCACCTTTTGAGGCCGACTTCGTGTTGGACATTTCAACAGAATTCGCATGTTCTTTTAGAAGGTATAACTATTAAGTTCCTTACCTTCTTTAGTGAGTGTGCTAAATCGGAAGGTGTATCCAAACAAAGTGATAAAGATTGAATCCTTATCGACTTCCTTGGTAGCATCTCCAGGGGGTGAACAGGTTGTACCCTTTGCGTGGAATGCACGTGCATCGTCTGGACTGAGCATAGTTGTGTATCCATTCAAGTTACAAATGGAACCTCCAAATCCACCACTGTCATTCAAAATGATGTCTCCAAGAGCAGGCTTTGGAACTCCAGGGAGAATACAAGACTTGACCAAGCGACCGTTAATGTAAATATCCAAGTTTCGTTGGAACACGGTCATGGACACTGAGAACCACGATTGTAATGGCACGTTTTCAACACTGCATGTAAAGGAATCGCCAGTTGAACTTGAGTTTGGATTGGCTGCACCAGCTTGAGTATCGGATGGATAGAGACTCAATCGGACGTTAAGTGTGTTTTCATTCGGGGCCAAGAAGATACGAGGACCCATGATGGCAGGATTATTGGGTGCGACACGCTTCAAGACTTCCTTGTCGGCTCCAAATTTATAGTCCCAATTGGTGATGTACATCCAATATTGAAGACCGTAGTCCGATCCAGCACCTACTGGAACCTCGCCGGCTGGAATGACAGTTCGCACCTTTCCATCGACAATCGAAGGTGTCTTATCTCCAGACGATTTGCTTTCAAAAAACGTGAGACCTGGTAGTCCATTTCGTTTCTGGATGTAATTGAAGAATCGGTATGCGAGATACAAAAGGATAATCCCTCCGAGGACGGTCGCGATCGTGGAGAGTGTGCCAGTGGCTGCCGCTGTTGTTTGTGAAGGAAGGGCTACAACCGACACATTCGGATTCGCAGGTCTAGACGAGAAAAGTCCCATTTATGATTACGGAGGAACTTTCTTGGGAAAGTCTTGCTTAAAGCAATGGAAAAACGGACAGTGAATTCACAACCAACTCATCCTGTAATGTATTGTAATAATTGTGGGGGGAAAGGTCATCTCTTTCGAATGTGTAAAGACCCAGTGTTATCCTGTGGGTTGTTGCTCTTAGACACACCCTCCTTACCTATTTCACCCAGTTCAGTCAATCTTCTTATGATACGTCGTAAAGACAGTATCAGCTTTGCAGAATTTATGCGAGGAAAATATGATGTAGAGGATCCAGAGTATGTTTCACGATTGGTACAGAATATGACCTTGAAAGAACAGGCTGCACTTGCATCTGAATCCTTTGAAACGCTTTGGAGACTATTATGGGGAGACGACCGAGCCTCTGCAGACTATCTTCCAAGTTATGAAAAGTTCAACCAATTAGACCGTATGCAATTGATGCGAGACAACTTGTCTGTCTATACAGAACCTGAATGGGGGTTTCCGAAAGGTCGACGTATGCGTGGTGAGACCGATGTAGCCTGTGCAATCCGAGAGTTTGACGAAGAAACAAACATCCCACGCGACTCATATCTCGTCTTGAAAAACATGATCTTGGAAGAATCGTTCGTTGGACTGAACGGTGTCAAATACAAACATATCTACTTTGTGGCCGTTCTTAAACATCCTGAACTACTGGATCTCTCACAGAGGTTTACTCCCATGCAACGCAGAGAAATCTCTGCAATTGCGTGGAAATCGATGGACCAAGCTGAAGCACTTATTCGTCCTCATCATGTTGAACGCTCTGGAATGCTTAACCAATTGAAAACGATTATTGAAACCTTTGAGATCGAGTAACTAAATACGGAAGCGATACACTACGAGCATGGAGCAATACGAAACAACGGCTAAGATGAAGACCCACCACCACACAGGGAATACAGTAGAATCCTTATCTTGTGTGCCGAATGGACGGATCCGTCCCTCTGTGCCAAACGCAATTCCAGGTTGAAGGTAGAGAAACGCAGCCATGAAGAAAAGGAAGAACGTCACCATCAAAAGTCTGTGATTTTTCTCCATTATAAATCCTTGTGAAAAACAATGGCCTACGTTCTCCCCAATCGAAAAGCGTTTGCAGATGCCATCACGCGAACGTTATTACTCTACCGAAGTCGACCTACCGACGCAGAGGATAAAGACGTAGACGTATGTCTTGCGCGAGGCTCCAATGCACGCGAACTCTTACCGCATCAGAAGGTTGTACGTGATTATTTACTTCAAGAAACACCCTACCGAGGCGTATTGCTTTACCATGGCTTAGGCTCTGGAAAGACATGCTCTTCGATTGCAGTGGCAGAGTCGCTCTTGTCGGACAAGAAGGTCTTTGTCTTGCTACCGGCTTCGTTAGAATCGAACTACCGAGGCGAGCTTCGTAAGTGCGGTGATCCTCTGTACATGTACGACCAACACTGGCGACAACAAACATTGACCGATGAAACACGTGCAGTTGCAAAGAAACTCGGAATTTCCGATGGATTTTTAGATCGAAATCGCACCTTTTTCACAACCATTCCTAACGAGGCTGCAAACTATTCTACACTGCCTAAAACTGCACAGGATGTGATTGCAAAGCAAATTGAAGATACCATCGATCAACGATTCACATTCATTCGATACAACGGCTTGTCTTCCAACAACATCGGTAAATATGCTCCAGACGACGGAACAAATCCATACGACAATTCCGTTGTGATTATTGATGAAGTTCACAACTTGATCTCTCGTATTTCCAATGCCTCAGACATTGCACGCAAGCTGTATGACTTGATTTACAAAGCCAAGAATTGTAAAGTGGTTGCGTTGTCCGGAACACCTGTGATTAACCGTGCGAATGAAATCTCGTATTTGATGAACTTATTGCGAGGTCCGATTGAACGAATTGTCATTCCAGTTCGAGCCATTCCAACGTGGGACGAAGAACAGATGAAGACTGCTTTACGAGCCATTCCAGATATGGATTCAATCGAATTCAATTCACTCAAGAAATACATTCTTGTCACTCGCAATCCACCCAACTTCCGAAGTGTCTATAGTGAGAAAGGTGAACGAATTGCAGTTCAATACATCAAGGATTTACCGTATATACCATTGGGAATCGATTGGGTGACTTCTTGGGCTCCCAAGTTTCAAACCGATGTAGGTGGCGCAGAACTTGCATTGGATCGTGTAACGACTGAAACGTTCGACTGTCTTCCTACAGACTACGATGAGTTTGCTACGCTCTTCATGGAAGGTCTTCAACTTAAAAACACATTGTTGTTTCAACGCCGCATTCAAGGCTTAGTCTCCTATTTCAAAGGAGCCGATGAACGTATGCTTCCTCGTCGTATAGAGGACAACTCTATGTTGGTGAAAGTGCCGATGTCCGATGCGATGTTTAACAACTATTTGTCTGTGCGATTTGATGAAATTCGTCGTGATGCACGTCGAAAACTCAATCCCTTGAGAGCGGAAGACAATGAAATGAAAACCTTTCGTGTCAACTCACGTCTTGCGTGCGATTACGCAATTCCTCCTGAACTCAAACCTACCGATGAAGACGCTGCGAACGAAGATGCTCCACCTTCAAAGGACGATGTACTTGTAAAAATCAAAGCAAGTCCTGACCGATATTTGACTGAAACAGCACTTGCATCCTACAGTCCTAAGATGTTGAAACTCCTTCAAATGATCCGAGGTTCCTTGGGAACCGGTGATACATGGAATACACAGCTTCTCTACAGTAACTTCCGCAACCTTGAAGGATTGGGTGTCTTTAGTGCGATTTTGAATGCAAACGGATGGCAAGAGTATACAATCACTCAAGAAGCCAACCAATGGATTGAAGATCCGGCAATGGACCCTGAGAAACCAGCGTATGCGTTCTTTACAGGCAATGAGAAGATGGAACAACGTGAATACATGCGTCAGATTTTCAACGCCAAATATTCTGACGATTTCCCTGCGAGTTTGAAACAATCCGTGGAGTCCGCACCCAAGAAGAAGTTGGTCTTGTTTATGATTACTGCAGCCGGTGCGGAAGGTATTACACTTGCCAATGTAAGACATGTTCACATTATGGAGCCGCATTGGAACCCAGCACGACACGATCAAGTCGTTGGACGTGCAATTCGTATTTGTTCCCATGCATCCTTACCCAATGAAGCACGTACAGTTCGTGTATCCTTCTACATTAGTGTGTTTACAGAAGCCCAATCCAAATCGACTGAGGGAGCGAACAATGTAGTGTTGGTGCGTCGTAATGATTTGAAAACAAAACGCTATGAAGGGGATCCAGTAGAAGCCTTTATGACGACCGATGAATATCTCTATGAAACGACTTACGAAAAGGATGTTACCAATAAACGGATTAGTTTGTTATTGAAACAAGCGGCTGTCGACTGCGAAGTCCATCGTAAACTTCATAGTCGCGAAACACCTGTGATTTCATGTATGCGATACGATAGTACCACCACTGGAGAAGATCTAGCCTTCAAGCCAGACATTAAGACAGAATACCTAGACGATTCGTATTTGCGAAATATGAAACGCAAGAAGCGTAGACTTCAGAAAGTATCTATCAAGAGTATGGTCTTTTTAATTGATCCAGATACGAAGGATGTGTTTGACGGTCCTGCGTTTGAAGATCAACAACGTCTCATTCGTCTTGGAACTATGACAACACCTGGACAGATACGTTGGATTCAGGGGCTCCGCATGTAAGAACATCTTCTAACCATGAATCACATACTGTCGACCAACTCTTGAATGTATATTTTGAAACCGCTTTACGTTTATCCTCGAGTGTTTCAATGCTCTTTTCCATGCCGTCTGCAACGGACTCCATTGAAAAGGTAGGAGCCCACAATCCATGAGGCATACTTCCAGCAAAGTATGTACGACCATTTTTTGGAATAAACTCTGCAACGTTCGAATTCAAGAACGAAGAGTACGTTCCAACATCTGTCACTAGTTGAGGTGCGCCAGTGTACATATGCTCTAATTGACACAATCCAAAGCCTTCACCATCGGAGGTATTGACGCCGATGTCTGAAGCGTTGTAGATCTGATTAATGGCTTCATCACTCATCAGGTTTGGCGGTGACGAATCAATCAACACCAATTTGCGCACGTGAGTTTGAACATCAAGTTCTTGACCCTTGAGTTCTTCTATAAACACACGTTGGAGATCATAGAATGCACCGGACTGAGGACTGGCATTGGTCAAGATGAGTAAGTGGTAAGGCTTTGTAGGATTTCGTGCTAGCAGTCGAGCAAATCCACCGAGAGTTAAATCCAGACGTTTACGCTGACTGTTTCGGTTGGCATTGAGAAAGAGGATCGCATCGGAAGGAACATTGAGATTGGTTCGCACAGATGCAACCGATGAAGCAGGCATACAGGAAAAGACAGTAGGATCCACTGCATGTTCAAGGACGCGAACATCTGGGAAGGGACCGTACTCTAAAAACTTCTTCTTCCAAAGTTCACTGAAACAATAGATACGGTCTGTATGATCACGAATAGTATCAATTAACGGTTGTGCAATCCCTTCATAGACTTGATCGAGGTACACCCAAAGTTTATAGGAAGACTTACCTCGCTCATGTTTCATACTCTCAATAAATCGCATGACAATCAGTGGATCATTGTAGATCATGACAACGTCTGGGTTGACCATCTCTACATATTCATGAATTTTATTGAAGCCAAACCCTTCTTCTTTGGGATCTTCGTTGGCCGCTGCATCATAGGTGATGACACCTTCAGGAACCTTGCGAACTGAAGTGCGTCCTGGATGACGTTGAAATCCAAAGTGGAATGTTTTAACTTTAGGTGAAAGGGTTGAAATCTGTTTCAATAGATTATGACTTACTTTGGAATACCCAGTCGTTTGATCTACGTGAGTGCTTACTAGAAGAAACCTCATTAACTAGTAGACGATTCTCTCGCGTAAATCACAAATGCAAGTAAACTCTGCTCAGGATTGGTTAACACGGTATAAGCGTAGGGTCATCGCACGGACTATCAACATAGATCCTCAACCTCTCTCTCGTGAAACCAATGCGATCTATCTGTCTGCGGTTGCAAACGGTGCCACTCAACGCGAGCGCTTTGTCGCGCCCTTTCAAGGGGCTAATGGTGGAGCAAGTGGTGGAGCTACCTATTCAAGCGATTGCTGTTTGAGCAACAATGCTACCGGTGCCTTTGGAACCTTTCAGAACATTACGGATCGAGGTGTGGTTCCATTCAATGGACGTTCTGTACAACCTATGAGTGTACGTATAGTCTCTTAAAGAAAGCATAAGGAAGTATACAAATGCCAGGTGGATTACTTCAGCTTGTGGCAACGGGTGCTCAGAATGAGTTTATCAATGGAAGTCCTTCCATGACTCATTTCAGATCGGTGTACCGTCGCCATACCAATTTCGCAATGGATCAGATACGCATGCCGTTTACTGCGTCGAATTTAGAGTTTTCGACGACAGGCACTCGAACCATTTCCTGTCGTGTCGATCGGTATGCACAGCTCTTGAGTGATTGTTATCTCTATCTCACGCTTCCGGACATTTATTCACCTTTAAAGTATCTGAGTGGGCAGGCACCACCGTCAGGCTATGATACTCGAACCAACTCAATTGGATACGAGTTCCAATGGATTCCAAACATTGGGTATAACTTGATTGATCGTATAGACCTTACGATGAACGGTCAAGCAATTCAAACATTACCAGGTGAATGGTTGAAACTCTATTCGTATATGATCCACGACGCAAACAAGCGAGCCATTGTCGATCAAATGGTCGGAAACGTGCCTGAACTCTACGATCCTGCACATGCATACGACCGTAATAATCAATATCCTCATTCAGTGACACCCACTGTCTTGCCTGGAACCTCGCCCAATACAAAGACCCCTGAACCCAGTATTCGCTCTCGCCAATTAGTCATTCCTCTTCACTTTTGGTTTTGTGAAAATCCAGGGTTGGCTCTTCCACTGGTCGCACTTCAGAACTCGGAAGTCTACATTAACGTCACTTTACGAGCCTTGACCGATCTCTATACAGTCGTAGATACATCACCCACTTCAGTAACGTATGGTACACGCATTCGTCCTGTCAACTATCCCTTGCAATTGTTCTTGTCTCCTCCTCTCTCGACTGGGTTACCTAGCAATCCTTCTTTAACGACATGGTTTCCAGATCCATACATTGACGGTAATTTCATCTACCTTACGGAGATGGAAATGAACCAAATGGCTCGAGCCGATCAGTCGTTTCTCATTAAAACCGTTCGATACGTCATGAAAGACGGACAATTTGGAGGCAATACCGATCTTGAAATTCCTATGTTCAACTTGGTGACACGGATTGTGTTTCTGTCTCAACGAAATGACCAGATCCTACTGAACCAATGGGATAACTATACGAACTGGCCAGACCCAAAACGCGCTCCTTGGTCCGCGATCAATTCAGATGTACAAACCTCACTGCTAAGTTCAGGTCAACAGCAAATTACGTCTGTTTACCCTCGAGACTCTATCATTGATGGATTGATTTTGTTCGATGGAAAGGAGCGTATTCAAACTAAACCTCTTCCCTTCTTTTCACTCCATCAGATGTACCGACATGTCACAGGCATGACTCCAGACCTTCCTGGAGTATATATGTATTCCTTTGCATTGGATCATGCAAATTATCAACCGTCTGGTGCAGTCAATGGAAGTATGTTCAATAAAATCATTCTCCGATTGACACTTCAACAACCTATCGCATCCTCTGTGACAGCAAGCACGTCCACTACAGTGTGCGTTTTGACTTCAACGTTGTTTAGTCCCAATCCAACGGTCATTCCTGCGGCAAACTTGACCTTGACAACACCAAGTGGTGCTCTTCTCTATCCTCCAGGAACTGTAACTACGGTCGTTCAAACCAATGACAATGTGATTTTTACATTCACCTATAACGTGGGAGTATATGTTGAGTCGATTAACTTTTTACGTATCGTGTCAGGCCTGGGCAATCTTGTGTTCGCATCATAACAATGGCGCAACAAATCGTGTCTGCCTATTTTGGAGACGAAAAAAGCTTTCGTAATGTCACTAAGTCTCTCATTAATAAAGTCAACGATGGGATACTCGACGTGACTGCAGATGAATCATTAATTCCTGTCTTTGATGCGGCTCCACAAACCAAGCTAGATCCTAAAGATGAGAAGCGAATTCGTGAAGAAGCAGTCAAAGGATGTGGTGGTGAAGCCGATCAAGCCTGTCTTGATGCTAAGATTGCCGAATTGAGTCAAGCAAAACTTCAAGACCTCGAACGAACGTCAACGATACGAAATGCGATTAAAGGGCGAAGATTAACGCTGACAGTCGCAGATGAGAATGGAAGGACAAAAACATTAATTGCTCCAGACGGTCAAAAGTTGAAATTGGAAAACGTTAGGACAGATAACAGTTCAAAAAAAGACATCTTACCCAACGTGAATGTAGTATACGACCGTGCATGGACGCTTGCACTGCATATTGTCAATGTGTTTGTCTATGTCTTTGCGATTGTTGCAGTCTACGCAATCTTCATGAGAAAATACGAAACGACTGGACTTGATTCATTCAGAATGATTGCGTATGGATCTGCAATTGTCTCTATATTTCTACCGTATGCAGGTTATGTCATCATTTTACTCTATTTTGGCTCCAACTCTTTCCTAAACGAATATACTAATAAATAACAATGATCGAATTACGATGGTTGTCCGCTGGAGTGATTTTTGGGTTGTTGGTCTCAACGATTTTGATCCCGCCTACACGAAAACAAGTACGCATTCCTCAACCGAATGATCCAAGTGTGTATCATACTGAAACAGGATGTGTTCGGTTCACCTCCGTCGAAGTTCCTTGCGTTCAAGAAGCAGACTCTCTCAACGTACTCGCAAGTCTCACTAAGAAGTAATGATCCGCATACTAGAGGCAATTCACCGAGGAGCCCCCTTCTTTTCATTCATCATTGGATTGGGCATCGCAGTGGTACTCTTTCACCGTGAGTATTCAACGGTTCGCACCCTAGGACTTCCACTGAAAGATACACTAGACAAGGTCGTTCGGTCCGACGGTAAATGTTATCGCTATCGCGTGGAGGATGCCAATTGCGAAAACGTGTCTAGTGAATAAACAATGGACGATTCAACACCCCTGGATGCCCTGCTCCCAAGTCCTCAAGGTCCTCAGTCTGCACCTCCCTTGATGCCTCTTCCTAGCACAATGGGTGGTTCACATTCTGCGATGGCACCGACCTTCAAGCCTAGTTTACCAGCGATGCGTTGGATGGCGTCCTCCATGACAACCTACATTGCGTTCTTCTTGGCAGCTGCAGCCATTTCCTTATCAACTCCACGTAACCTACTTCTTCAATACGTTCCCAATGCATATACAGGATCTGGAGTAGTAAGCTGGACGGGCGCAGGTGTCTTGGGTCTTGCTGCCGTAGTGATCGCTCATATCCTTAAGGGCTTCTTGGCCGGATTTTTGGGATGAAAACGGATTTGTTTCGGTCAACCGTCTAGACTTCCCCCCTCTCACAGAATGTCTCTTCAATCACAACGCCTCCTCGCCTACCAGCAACACGTCCTTCATGTGCGCAACATCTCAACGCGCACTGAGTTCACACCGTACGAATACAAAGACTTCCAATGGAACACCTGTGCTGTATGTCAGACCGAAATCCGAGATACAGCATTCGGACACAACCCAGCTCCCCTAGCAGACACCGGAGTTTGCTGCAATACATGTTACTTGAAAGCATGCTTCACTCGTCTACGAGAAAATCATGGGTCCAAAGAAGCTACTGAACTTGTTGCGTGGATATCCACTACACTGATCTAGTCTTTCATATAAATAAAATAAGGTGTCAAGTAAATACTCGTAATTAACAACACGATATTCGTATCATAACTTGCTTGATTCAAGAAAGCACTGAGTATAACAGCCATGAGTACTAGAAAACTATCTCCTAACAAAGCGCCAGTACCTGCTTCTTTTGAATACACTTTGAAAAAGTCTAACATATTGTTTGAGCCTTTAGGAATGATGCTAAAGAAGATATAGAATAGGAAGTCAAACACTATTTGAATGAATACACAGACAGCAGCAAATGCTGTCAGACCAATTTCTACACCACTTTTATACACTACATATCTTCCTAATAACATGTATAAGACACCAATCAATATATCTGCAATCATAGCAGAAAGTCTATACTTTTTATACCATCCTTCTAACGATTTGATGTTGAAGTAGATCTTCGAGAAAGCAACAAAAATGATAAACAGATCAGCATAGATATTCGCTGTTAGTATAGGAATGTATTCAAACTTATTGTTATAATTGATAGTAGGTTTTAGGTTTGTAGTCTTTTCGATAAAGAATGTAAGTAAGAAAAGTGATCCAACAATCAATAGTCCACTCATGTATTAGACCAAGATAAAAACGGATTTGTTTCGGTCAGAACAATAGACTTCCCCCCCACATAGATTAGAATGGAGCGTTGTCAAGCGCTCACATCATCAGGCTCTGCCTGTAAACTCAAAGCACGCGAAGGTCACACGACCTGCAAACGACACGACCGCAAAGAACACGTTGCGCCCACAGCAACTCGATGTAGTCAAGTCATGACCAACGGACAACGATGTACACGAGACTGCGGTCATGGCGATACACTCTGCCAAACCCATCGCATGGGTGCTACACAACGTGAACGTAAAGAACGGATGATTGCCCTCATTGAAGAGGCTACACTGACCCTTTGGGGCGAACATCCACCCACATCACTCGAAGAGTTTGTTCGACCTATACGCGAAGCAGACTGGCTAATGGATGGACTGAGGATCCCTCTCCTCGAACACATGGCGATGCGTTGGACAGCCTACCTCCGATTACGCCCTCCACCCGAAGAGAAGCCTCGCTCCGAGCTTCACGGTCTCGCACTAGACAAGCAGAATGTCCACACAGCTGCTATCGTCAAGCAGACAAACACAGTCTTGGAACCCTTACAAGCAGTTCCTATTCCAGAAGAACAAGACACCCTCATCGAAATCGTCAACGCATGGGGATTGAAGAAGGGAGTTACCAAGGTTCTCCGAGATATGGCGAAGTGGTACCATACCTCCTTCTGCCGTAAAGAGGACGACTACCTCTACAAACACACATTGGACTCCGTGTGGGCACGCATCAAGGTCCACGAACACCGTGTCGAACTCAATGAACGGCTCTGGGAAGAGTGTGAAGATGCAGTAGGCCAGTGTTGTGAAGGACACATCTCGCGTCTTGCGAGTGTCCTGGTCGGTTTTGAAAAGGACGCCTACCAAGAAGTGTCGGTAGGTGAACGTCTTCAGCAGAGAATGGCTGCCATCAACGAGATGGACATCTCCTCTGAAGAAAAGGTCGATCATGCGTGGAGAGTGTTCACTGAGCTGAACATTCCGATGCAAGACCGGTACGCATGGGTCGATGCGTTCTAATACAAAACGGATTATTTTAGAGGAATTCAAATAGAGCCCAACCTTTTTCACACAATGCAAGGAGCAAACACATGTATGGGAACTAAAGCCAATGGCGCACGCTGCACGGCCTATTACAACGGACGAACCAATCCTGACGCACCGCACCTGAAACTCTGCGGAGTTCATTGGAACGTCTATGTCAAACGTATAGAACGAACCATGGGTAATGAACATCACCGAGAAGGAGGATGCTTCAATCTTCACACAAACACTGGACGCTTACGATTCCGTTGGTGTTCAGAACCGATTATGGCCAACTCACATCATTGCATCCTTCATCAACCTCCTCGTATCATAGAACCTGAAGTTGAAATTGCACTATACGAACAGCGAATACCTGTAATGACCTATCGTGAGGTCATTGACGATGTGTTTCGACGCCCAGAACTTAACCGTGGACTGCGACGCGCAATCGCTGGACGCTACTATGTAGGAGTCAATCCCCTCGCATGGGAACATGGATATCCAGATCCGAACTTCGACGCTTACTTCGAATGGAGACTAGCAGGAGGACGTGGACTTCCTCCGCCAGAGGTAGCTGTAGGACTTCCACGAGGAGAACTACGAACGATTGCCCAGGACCGACAGAACGTTCATACGCGTGTTGTATCTCAACAGACCAACCGAGGATTAGATACCCTGCTGGAAGTTCAACGAAGAATAAATGTATCCATGCGTTCACCTGAATGGTTTGCGTCCAGATGGCTTCAACGTGGATATGGACCATGGCTTGCGGTCGCACCGACCGTGACGGATATGATGCACTGGTACAATCAACGATCGTGTAGAGAGAACAACGATCACCTGTATAAACGTACATTGGACGGACTCTTCATGAAGATTAAGTCAATCCCTTCCGAAGACATCAAGGCTGAACTCTATAAACGCACCTTTGAAGAGTGTTTTGAAAGCACAGGGTTATGTTGCGACGGTCATATCAGTCGGCTGTGCAATGTCTTGGTCGGTTTTGATGACGCCTTTACTCCACCGGTTGCGTTTGGTGAAATTCTTCAGAACAAGATGGCTGCGCTGTTTGCCATGGACATTCCTACAGAAGAGAAGCTGATCCAAGCCATTGCGTTCTTCAATGAATATGCCGTGTCCGAAGAGGAACGAGCGCCCTGGCTTGAAGCTTTCTAAACTCTTAATAATGAAGACACGTCGCTTGCAACTCAAAGCTATTCGTAAAAGTCATGTGGCTGAAAAGAAGTTCGATGCGGTCTTTATCAAACCTAACGGACGTGAGATCGTTCAACCGTTTGGACAAAAAGGATACTCAGACTTTACGAAGCACAAGGATGTGACTCGTAGAACTAGGTATTTGCGTAGACATCGAGGTATGGGTGAAGACTGGAATAACCCAACCTCTGCAGGTGCACTGAGCCGTTGGATTCTATGGAACAAACCGACCTTCAAAGCCAGTCTTGCAGACTACAAGAGACGATTTGGATTTTAAAAACGGATTTGTTCGAGACAAATTAGTTAGACATTCCCCCCTCTTAGTAAACACAATGCCCTGCCCTGTATGCAACAAACCTATTGGCGAAGACCATCGTTGGTGTGTCTTCGAACTCCTCAAAGAGAACAAGATCCAAGACGTCTCTGAATGGACGGAGATGTGCAAGCCCAAAACCATTATCAAAGGAAAAATCAAGGTCCGAATTCCCAAAGAATTATAACTCAATTTGGATTTTTACATTGGGAACCATTCGTCTCCAAAGATGAAGCCATGTTAATTGCCTATCTGCATCGAAGTGTAGTTTGGCAATGGCATTGAAAAGATGTACATACAGGACGACCACGAAACAGGAGACGAACCATGGATTCATTATCCTAAGTTAAGATGCTGTGTCCTTGGAAGTCTACGCGTTAACACTTCACGTACGACTGTTGAACCTGTATCTGGTTCTTCTCCTGGATTTGGCAAACCTTCCATCGTTCGTAAGACTTCAGCCATACGATCTGGCTGATCTGCTAAGAGCATTGCGATTTGTGCACGTACTACCTGTTTCGGAGGTCGTGCACGCGTCGTTCGTTGTTGACGTGCGATAGTGCCTACACCTCCCTCAATCACAAAATTGTCCAAATTCCTGCCTCGCATAAACTCCAATACATTGTTGCTGAGTTGAGTTTTTCGTTCACGAATGGTTTTCATCTGTGCTTGAAGTCCACGGAGTTCATCGTCTGCTGCAATCCATTGACGGAGGATATCACGTACTTCGTCAGCCATACTTAGACTACCCTAGTTTCATTAAAACGACTCCTACAATCGTCAATCCAAGACCCATATACTGCTGTAGTGAAGAGAGACGATCTCCTAGGTAATAAAAGGCAGCTATACTTTCAATCACTCCAGAAAGACCATCCCACACTCCATTGACATAGAGAACGTTCTTGGTTCGCAAACTACGAATCAAAAAGTAGATGACCCCTGCATAGCCTAGTAATCCTCTCCAAAGAAAGGTTAGTTGATCGGTTTGAGCAAACCATCTCAAATTGAAATCACCATATACCTCGACAGTCGCAAGTGCTAGAATGTCTGCAAACCCCATTGTATAGTGCTTAGAACTTCCATCGCTTATCACACTCTAAGCATGTTACAAAGGTTGTCATTGGTTCATCCGCCGATCGTGTCTGCTGTTGATAGTAATCGCAATTGGTCTTTCGCTTACATCCAGAACAGTACATCTGAATGTTGGCAGTCGTCTTGCGGCTGTAGAGAGCTTTATCACGTTCAGCAACCTTCTTGAGGTGGTCCGTCCAACGTTCTGGTTCACGATCCACTTCGGTTGTATTGGCAAACTCTTCTGGACTCATAGTCTCTGCAAGAGCACGAGATCGATGCAAACTCATTGCACGACATCGATACATTTCTCGGAAAGTAGGAGTTTCCCAGTCGATATCCACATACCACTTTTGTGCTTCGTGAATACATCGATTTAGAATTGCGTTCTCAATCTCTTCGGATCCAAACTTTTCACGGACTAAGGTTCGTAGTGGATGATCAATGAAGACGTTTGCACAGTGGATCATGTGTGTTGTAATCTCTTCTTTCGGCTCATCTTCTTCTTCCTCTTCTTCCTCTTCCTCTACAACAGGATCGTCTTTTTCATCTTCATCGTCTATAATTTCCTCTTCTTCAGCTTCGTCGAACGAACAGGATGAATAGTAATCATCGTATTCACTTGAACGAAGATCGGTATAGGCAGTCGCAGGTTTCTCGTATTCATCTCCATGAGTGGAATTTGATTTGAGAATGACGATTGTACCTTGAAATGTGTCTTCGTGAAATGGAGCTGGAAGCATGTGTTGATTGGTAGATTCATCATCGTCTTCGGTCGGACTTGCAAAGACTGTATAGGAGCAGTCTTCGGTTGTAAGTTTGCCTTGGAATTGAAGGTCGGATTGTTTGTATTTCTTACGAAGCCATTCTAGAACATCCGGTGTTCGTGGAGGAAGAGTGACTTCTCCCAAGGTTCCCTGAATTGAAATGGTAGTTGCGATAACCATGTTTAATCATGACTGATTGTCTGTAGATTGATCCATTTTCTCAAAACGGATGTGTTTTTTTATAGTTTAGTATTCTATCCCCCAGTATAGAATGCCTCCCAAATTTATGCCCAATTATCTCAACGCTAAGAAAGTAGCACCCATTCCAGACAAACTCAAAGAACGAGCCGTTGAATCACAACGATTGCTCCAAGTCGTTGCACCCACTCCAACCATTGGTCGTATTGAAGACGATGGAGGTGGATGGATTGAAGTCAAACGAAAAATACGAAAAGTCAAACCTGAACTCAGTATCGATGAAATGGATGCACGTGAACGTCGCCTTCAAGCCCTCAATGAAGCCACAGACGGTGAATTCAATGGAGAACTCTTCGACTCCAAACGTCATGATCACGATCGTGTTTAAGTAGTCGCAGGAGCCGGTGCAGGAGCCGGTGCAGGAGCCGGTGCGTCCGCAGGACTTGATGATTTATCAGCAGCCACATCAGCCGCAGCAGCCGCAGCAGCCACAGGGTTTTTTCGTATTTCATTAATTTTTTTCAACGCACTCGCAGCTGCAGCCGATGCACCAAATAACTTTTTCAGTCCAACTGCAATGACCTTTCCTACTGTTTTTGTGAATTCAGCATATTCTACATCGTAAAAACGAGTAACAGCTGCAATGGCAATGTACGCCCCAACAATTCCTGCGAGAACGAAGAAAACGTTAAACAGAAGACTCATGATTCTATCCGTTGAATAGGAGTTGTTCTTCTTAGACAGAGCATTTGAAAGGAATGGATCACATGAGTCTACTTGATCGGATAGTTCTGTAACATCTCCCTTGAAGTCTGAAAGGGATTTTGATAAGTCTGAAAAATCAGTCATAGATTCACGTGTTGGAACACCGCAATTAGGCGGAGGTCCTTGTTTGTAGACGGTCCACAATCCAATAGGATGGATTGCATCTTCCCAAGGAGTTACAGGAACAGAACTTGTCAACGCTCTCAAATCACTACTACCCACTGGTAGGGGTTTCTCAAGCATGACGTACAACGGACTTGATGCATTCTGCTTTGGTCGCCATGAGTAGACTATTTTTGTCATAGACCAGGAGGATAGATATTTCTCAAGAGGAGGTAGTCCTCTCCAAGCAAAGAACCCATTTTTAACAGAGACTTCTTTCGTATTTTCAATTTTGTTCGTTTCAAATAACTGCGATAATCCCCACTTTGCGCCTGTTTGAAGGTTTGTTGTTTGGAATTGACCGGTTAATGGATCGGCGATTGATACAGAAGATATGTTGCTCATAAGTCGATTGAAAAACTTTGCTGATGGGGTGTTAACATCTCCAGCTGTAATTGGAATCAAAATGATCTGAGTTGAAGCACTTGAAGGATCATTTAATGAAATGACTGCGTCGGCTTGTTGATCTTGAACTCGCAAAGGACATGGATGATAGACCGTAATATCAGTGACATTGATATTAATTCCGTTAAAGGTAAATTGGAAGGGAAGACTAGGTTTGAAGAATGCTTTTGTGTCGGTCGAAAACCCTTCAACTTGAGGACGGATACGAACAATGCGTGCTTTCTCCACTGCAGTTTTTAAGTCAGAATAAGTTTTGATCTTAACAACTTCCTCATCTGGAATTCGTAGATCTCCACACGACTCGCTGTTCTGGAGTGGAAATGGATACTTACCTTTTCCCATCATTCCTAGGAAATCGCCAACGGACAATTCGTTCTTTTCAACTCGTTTGAGTTCTCTTGGTCCTATAGCACATGTCCGAACACCTCCAAAGTTTCGAGTCAGTTTTAACGATGAGGTAGTGATCTCAGGAGCGAACCTCAATTCACAAGTAGAACATTCTTCAGAGGAAGAGATTGCGACACCTATTTTCCGTCCATCCGATCCAGGATAAGGGTCTTCCTCAATCGTTGGAGGTTCAAACTTTCCACCTGCATTTCCCATTGTCTCTAAGGGGATAAAACAAGTATTACAGATTAAACAATGAGCACAGACGCTGGAGCCACTGGAGCCCCTGGAACCTTCAAACCTCCGACACCTAAACCCTTATATCCAGACACACCTTGGTGGGCGAGCTTGATTGCGGTCTTTTTCACTGCAGTCGTCAGTATTTTGGGAACAGCCTATGCTTTGGGTGCACTGAAAGGGACACCTGGAGCTTCACTTCCTCCAGCCGCTTCGCTTCTCGTAGATACACTTACCTATTTTCCACACATCCTTCTTTTGTTCGGCGTTCTTGCCGATATGATTACGTATGACGGCGTATGGTCCATTCCCAGTTTGGTAGGAATTCTCTCCATCTTCGCTAACTTTCTAATGAAGTACTTTTGGATCGGAATCCAGTCGTTCGTGTCCACCTCCAAGGAAGTTGTAGTCAACATTGGAAAGCAAAAAGCCACTACACCAACTCCAGGAGCAAAATTGGGAGGTGCTGAACAAGGTTCATTCTTCAAGAACTACGATGGATGCTCCGTCCAAGGGTTTGAATATTTTGCCACTGAATTCGCACCTCAAACACTTGTGGTTACCGCAACCGTCTTCTGCTATTACATTTTTGATCTAGTCCGCAACCGAGGGTGGTTAAACTCACTTGCGGCGATCCTTGTGTTTGCGTCTGTCTTTATCGGTCAAGTTGCTATCTTATCCACCTGTGGTAACTCACCGTACAGTGGAACCCTTCAAGCCATGATGTCCTTGTTTGAAGGTATCGTGTTTGGAGGCTCTGCATATGGTATCGTTCAAACCTATTACCCTACACGTTTACCTACATCCACTATTTCACCCTTCCCACGACGCAGTAAGAATGATCTGAAGTTGGGTCCAGATGGAAAAATGTATGACGAGGATGGATATCCATTCATTGTATTGCCCAACGGACAAACTGTTCCAGACATTTCAGGTAAAAAGGCGAAGGACGCCTATGCTACATTACTCGGTGACAGTCTCGGAACCGGTGCACCTGCTAAGGAAGCTAGCTGCCCTACTTAAGCGAATGCCTTGTTGATAATCGCAAGTAGAATCGCAATTTGAGTTCCTGAATATCGACCTACTTCTACGTCTCCGTTAAAAACTACAAACGTAGGAACTACGGATATATTCATTCTTGCAGCTCGCCCTTTGGGATCGTCTTTTGTATTGATTGAAATCCAATCCACTCGTTCTCCATATTTTTCAGTCAGGTCCTCTTTGAGCATTTCAATAGTAGGTTTGATGGTCATACACGGACCGCAGGTAGGAGACCAAAAGTGTACAATGTGAACAAGGCTCATTTATCTACTTCAACATGAGTTATTTGTAAGCTTGTTCGCTCGGCTCGAATGAAAGGTGCTCGTTGAATGGTTTGTTTCGTGAGGTTGACATCACGATCTTTACAGAGTTCGGTAAATGCTTTGAACAGATGTTTGTCAATGACCGATTGATCCAATGTATTCAATTGACCTCGCATCCAGGTCAGAATGGAGGCTTGAGAGACTGGAGGACCCATCAATTGAAGAGGACATCCTTCAAACAGAACATCGGTTGCAGGAGGAGGTCCTATCGGTGTAGGTTCCAAGGTTCCACGTGCCATTCGATCGACAATGTCATTGTTGCGAGACAGTTCATCTTCACCTCCAGTATGCGATCGCACATGGACAAATCGATGGCTCTTGAACTTGGACAATCGCTTGCTGATGTCTTCAAACAAGTCGCGATGCAAGACAGTTCCTCCAACTGAGGTCTTCCATCCACGTGCAACCCATCCTACAATCCACTTGGTTAACCCGTTGATTGAGTATTCAGAATCGGTATAAACTACGATCGATTCGTCATAATACCCTCCTTCATCTAAGATGACAACCGCTCGATGAATGGCAGCAAGTTCACCTCGTTGATTGGTTTGAGGGTCACTGTCTGGAACACGTGCTGACGTACTTAAGGAAGGATGATCTGGAAACCACACCGCATATCCTGCTTTGGCTCCAGGTCTACCATTGTTTGAACACGCACCATCGGTAAACACTCGCATACTACCTATTCTTTAGAGGGTGTTAAATCCGTTTCGTAAGCACGCGGATCGTTCCAAAGAGATAAATCCAACGGAGGTCCTACAATCATAGGAACACGAACAACCGGTGGAAGTGATTGAACGATACAGCGACTGACGATTGCAGACTGAAGTGTAGGTTCTTCGATGTGAAACCAAACACGACAACGAAACGATCGTTGTTCGAGTGATCTGCGCAACATCTGTTGACAGGCTAAACTTAAAAAATGAGCGTGCCAAATCAAGAGTAAACGAATGCGAATGCCTGGACGAGTTGGAACAAACGTTGTCCATTGACTAAACCATTTTGCAAAATCTTCCATACTATTCGTGACTGCAGCATCCACCTCTTCAAAGTCGCACTCGTGTTCATGTGCGGTTTTGTAGGTGTTCCAAAATTTCGCCGTTTCAACATCGTTCAGTCGTTCGTACAACACTCGATGTGGAGGCGGAAAGTCCATGTTCCTTGTATTCCTATAGGGTTTAAGCCGAACTTTCATCGGAGACAATCTTCTTAACAGGGATGTCTGCAGAGACAATGTAAATCGAATTCTCAGTCATGACTAACCATGTGTTCTCCTCCTTGAGTCGCCAAAGCTTCTCAATGGCAGAGGTATACTCGGTTCCAGACTTGACCAAGTGCTTGACGCTATCTTTGACACCAATGCAGCACTTCTTCTCAAGGCTGTCGACATAGTAATCCAAATAAATAGGACGATCTTCTTCGAGTGCAATTTTCGCAGCTTGGACCAAAACAGTTGCAGAAGGAACTGACATTTATTTGTTGTGCTCGGTTGTCTTCTAGATAGAATCAACGCGAAGCCTTTGCGGCATCCTCCAACTTGAAGCGTGATTTCATGTTCAACGACGGTGTCTCTGCTTTAGGGTTCTTCAACACTTCAAGTAGTCCAGTCTTGAGAGGCACTTTGGTTGCGACGGCAAAGATGAAACGGACGAGTGCATCCACATGTTCTTCACTTGCAGGGGATTTCGGTAGACGAATTGTATCACGTAAATCCTCCATGACTTGAGACACAAATCCAGCCATGGTTTCTTCTGGGATCAGTCCACGTGTATACAGTTCAGAGATGTAGACTGCAAATCCACGCTTGATTTCCTTCTGTTTGGTCCATGCGATAATCGCATTGTCATAGCCTGGATCGGAGGAAGAAGGAATGATAGTTATGTTTTCGGTATTGTACAACTTGGCAAACATACCGGTTTGAGAGACCAAGTCTTGATGGGCATCTGGGTACGTCTTTGCGATTTCTGCATACGCATCTGCCATAATAGGTGCGAAGAAGTTCATCTTGATTCCGTTGTCGAACAACAAGGTCGTCACACGGAAACGGAAGGCTGCGTCACGCTTCTTAAGACGTTCTAGAAAGTCTGCCATCAGTACACCGTAATTGGTCTTGCTCAATTTGTTGATCTTGCTGACAATCTCACTGTAATCCGGATCGTCTTTCTCTTTGACTTTGCGAACCAAGTCAGCGAGCGAGTTTTCACGCCAGTTGTCGTGTTCGCGTGGTGGAGGACGATGTGCTGTATGAGCGCGTCGAAAGGGAGTTTGGAAGGAGATCTTAAGTCTTGCGATAATTCCTACAATCTCATCAGAGAGGGAGGGTCTAGGTAAAGCTCGTGCTGCGTAGATGGCTGAAACGTTCATTTTGGGGGGACACTTATTGAACTTCAACATTCTAAATCCGTTTTCAAAACGGATGAGTTTAAGGAATACGAAATGATTTCCCCCTCTCTCACAATGTCCGACGAACTTCCAACCACTTGGGTTCTGTGGTATCACGACCCTAACACTACAGACTACTCTCTCTCCAGCTACATTAAGATCTTAGATATCAAAACACTCACAGACTTCTGGTCGATTGTCGACGGAATTTCACTCAAAGCTTGGAACTCAGGTATGTTCTTCTTTATGCGCGAAGGCTACCGTCCACTCTGGGACGCACCGGAAAATGAACACGGTGGCGCATGGTCTAAGAAGATCGATGCATCCGAAACCAATGCAGTGTTCATCGATTGTATGGTCCACTGTCTAGCCAACAGTTTCCTGAAGACCCAAAATGAAAACATTGCAGGAGTCACTGTGTCTCCCAAAGGCAACTTCCACATCATCAAGATTTGGAACGTATCCTCTTCCGTCTCCGATCGCAAACTGTTCTCACCCACTCTCCGAATGAAAGTAGGTGACGACATCGCGTACAAGGCACATAATCTGCGTCCTAAGTAGTTAGTTCAATGTAAACAAATACGACACCTTGGTCAACTCACCTAAAATGGTATCGCGTAGGTTGAGTAGATCCGTGTCATTTTTCCCTATTTTCTTGGGCAATTCAGTTTCTAAGTACTTGGATTCCTTCATGACAAACGACTTGGCTGCAGCTTCACTGAAATTGTGAAGCTTGATGGAGCCTGAAACGGTAGGTCGACCGTAGCGTCCCATATAAGATTCTACGAACGCATCAATGTTCAAGTCCAAGGCGGTCGTTAATGCATCGGTAGCCGTATGACGAGCAAACTCTTTGGTCTGCCAGTGGTAGAGTTTGATTTGATTGCGGATTGTCAATAGGTGAGTTACGATATCACCTCCGCTCTTTTTGTTCTTACGAGTGATTGCCATTTATACTTGGCTAAGAAACAATGGCAAGCTTTGCAGTAGGGCGGTTTCAACCACCGACCATCGGACATGCTCTCATGATTCAAGAAGTCATGAAATCAAGAGGAGATGCATTCATTTTTGTCTCGTCTGCCACTACACCCAAATCATCCAATCCGTTGACCGCAGCCCAAAAGATTGCCGCACTCGAGAAGATGTTTCCTTCAGGAGTTACGTTCGTCGATACCTCAGAGTGTGATCCTAAATGCGGTGGACCTGTACAAGCAAACAATTACCTTCGTGAACAAGGGTATACGGATATCACATTACTTGCAGGGTCCGATCGAGCAGAGAGCTTTGGACCGGATGCACCGATGTGGGAGTCTGGAAAAAAACACGACATTCCTCCACCCAAGTTCAAAGCATTAACTCGAACGGAAGGAACTGGAGCAACTGCAATGTCTGGAACAAAAGCTCGTAAACTTGCGCGTGATGGAGACTATGAAGGGTTTGCAGCTGCAGTAAATGTAGGGTCTATAGACGATGCGGCTATCCGCAAACTCTATACCGCAATTCGTAAAAAGGGTGGAACTAGGCGGAACAAGGCATCAAGCAAAGTTTTATATCGCCGAGGTTCGCGATCACGTACCGGATCATCAAGAACCAATCGTTCTTCATACTAATCTCAAGGTTGTTCGATAGATTGGTACACTTTGTGAACAACAACAAGTGAGGTAGACTGAAGGTTCCAGAGACAATCTCATCGGAATCCTTTTTCGTTATATTGATCTCCGATGCAGAATCACCCATCGTCACCGTTTGAGAGGCGAAAGGACCTTTGCAGGTGAATGTTAAGGTGTTTCCAATGTTTTTGATATCGACTGTCTTTGCAGACAATAAGCTCATATCACGGCACGTCTTTTGGAAGTCCAATGAAGGCATGGTAATTCGTGTTGGAAACTCTGTGTCTGGCATTGTCATATCTGAATCGTCTCGATCCAATAAGTTCAGCTTGTATCGAACTCTTCGCTTCTTCTCTCCGTTCTCCAAGGTGATGGTCAAATGATTGCTTTCAGATTTGGAAACACTAAACGTAATAATATCATCGTTCGTGACAGTCTTGACTACACGATAAAAGTGATCCGTGTTCAATCCGACGTCCAAGCGTGGAGTTGTATGATTGTATTCGTAATGTTCAAACTTGGCTGCATGAAGTCTCATGTGAGTCAAGACAGTTCGTGTATTGTCCATCGCAATCATGCGGATGCCATCCTTATCAAAGACCAAGCTCATCTCCACGAGCATCGACTTCAGTCCTTCGGCTAGAGTACGTATCGGTGCGGTTTGAACGGTTTTTGCGACCACGAGATCGTCGGACATTTTGTTTTACCCCTCGGCGCGTCCTTAACTTCTTTTTCCGCATTCCGCCCTGGTTAACAATTCCACTTTCATTTAATTGCTTCAGTTTTTCTTTAATACCTGGTTGGACATTG